AAGTAAAAGTTAGCTCCTGGACTGTGGCAACACAGTTCATTTTACCAGGTACCCCTAAAAAGGTACCTGTTTTTTTGACTTTTGTTGTTGTTATAGTTACAATAATAAAATGACAAAGATTTTAGTAGTTGGTGACAGTATAACATTTGGCGCCGGGCTGGCCTTGGAAAATAACGATCCAAGACTTTGGGTTAATCAGCTAGTCGCTCAAACTTTTACTCAGTACAAATTAACAAATCTCGCCGAGATTGGTCGCAACAATCAGTGGATTTTTAATGAATCTGCTAGTGAGTTGCTAACCAACGATTATGATATAGCTATCATTGGATGGAGTGAAATTTCTAGATTTAATTTTGATATAGGTTTAGAATTATATAAAACTACGTCAATGTTAAATGACATGGATATTAATATTAATAACGGAGTTTGTGTGTCAGGTAAATGGTTGGAAGAAACCGGCAATCGATTGAGACGCTACTATAATGACCATTGGGCAATTCTTGACTTGATTAAATATGTAAATATACTATATAATATACAAGTAGGTTGTAAAAATAAAAAAATATTTTTTGTAAATACCCTGGCTCTCTGGACACAGAACTATTTTGAGTATACCAATTTTTCTTTTCCTAACGAACTTTCGGAATTTCAACAGCAAATGTTAAATGTCGACACCAGAGATGATCTAGAGATTAAAAAGTTATATAATATGACTCATCAACATTACAAAAAATATGGCGGAATACGAAATGAATGTTGGTTAAATTTATATCATCCTCTACATACGTTAAAAGTTGACCAAGTATCATCAACTGATGCACACCCAGGATATGCCAGTCAAGATATCTTTGTAAAACATTTATTACCGGAGCTCCATGCGAGAATGTAAAATAATAATCAAGGACGAAGTAAACATTAAGTTGGAAGGACTAGAACTTGATGCTCGTAAAGCCCTGGTAAACCGATTCAAATACGACGTGCCGTATGCTAGGTATTTGCCGGCGGTGCGACTCGGACGTTGGGATGGTAAGGTCAGTTACTTTCAACTGGGCGGTAGCACATACACTAACCTGTTGCCAGAAATCGTGCCTATCTTAGAAGAATACAACTACGATATTGACTTAGAAGATCAGCGCGACTATCGGACAGTGTTTGAGTTTGAACCTGTGCGTGAGGATAGCTTTAGTCATATCATGTGGCCCAAAGGGCATCCGCAGGCCGGCGAACCAATGGCCTTGCGTGACTATCAAGTTGAGATCGTCAACAACTTCTTAGCTAACCCACAGTGTATTCAAGAGATTGCCACTGGTGCAGGTAAAACAGTAATGACCGCGGCATTGTCAAATGCAGTTACACCATATGGACGTAGTATTGTTATTGTGCCTAACAAAAGCCTTGTGACCCAAACATATAAAGATTATGTTAATATGGGTCTGGATGTGGGTGTGTACTTTGGCGACGACAAAGAGTGGGGTCGCCAACATACTATTTGCACTTGGCAAAGTTTAAACGTGTTACTTAAGAATACCAAAGCAGGTACCACCGATGATGACTGTACTATCATGGAGTTCTTGGAAGATGTAGTGTGCGTGATAGTTGATGAAGTACACATGGCCAAAGCAGATGCACTAAAAACCTTGCTCACCGGAGTAATGTCGCGGGTGCCCATTCGTTGGGGACTAACAGGAACAATACCAAAAGAAGATTTTGAATTCCAAGCTCTGCGTGTTAGTCTAGGACCAGTTATCGGACACTTAAAAGCCAGCACACTACAAGACCAAGGTGTGCTAGCACAGTGTCATGTAAACATCGTACAGTTACAAGATCACGTAGAATATTCTAACTATCAAAGCGAATTAAAATACTTGTTAGAAGAGTCTGGGCGCCTGGATACCATGGCTGAACTCATACAACGAGTGAATGAAACAGGCAACACCCTGGTATTGGTAGACCGTGTGGCAGCCGGAACAGAGCTTGTGAACAGACTTAAGAATGCTGTGTTTGTTTCGGGTGCAACTAAATCAAAAGAAAGGCAAAACGAGTATGATGAAGTGGCTGATGTCGATGACAAAATCATTGTGGCTACCTATGGAGTGGCTGCCGTTGGTATTAATATTCCTCGCATATTCAACCTTGTGCTTGTGGAACCTGGCAAGAGCTTTGTTCGGGTAATACAATCAATAGGACGAGGTATTCGCAAAGCTGAGGACAAAGACTTTGTGCAAATCTGGGACGTTACTAGCACATGTAAGTTTGCCAAACGTCATTTAACCAAACGCAAACAGTACTACAAAGAAGCCCGGTATCCGTTTACTCAAGAAAAACTTGAGTGGATGAAAATAAAATAATGGGTAATTTATTTCGTTCTGTTGAAAAACATCTGGTAGTTAATGATAGAGAAGTATTTGTAGAAATTGGCACAGCTCGAGGCAGTGGAGGATCCACACAGTATTTTGATCAGTTAGCTAGACAACACAATACAAAACTACATACGGTTGATATTGATTCACGTGAGTATATTTTACAGTATACTCCAAACACTATTGGTTATCAAATGTCCGGTAGTATGTGGGCACAAGATGTCTTTCCTTTACTTGACAAACATATAGCATGTCTTTATTTGGACAATTATGATTACAATTATTGGATCGGCGATAATTGCGAAATGATTCAGAGTCAAAAAACTGAATACCAGGAGAAATATAACATTGTATTAAGCAACAACGATTGCCAAGTTGAACACTTAAAACAAATGATTTCATTATTACCGTTTATAAGTGATACTGGTATAATTGTTTGCGATGACACTTATTTGTACAATGATTGTTGGATTGGCAAGTGTGGTGCTGTTGTTGTTTATCTATTGGCAAACAATTATAAAATTGTCGAGATTGACGATGTTCAGGGTCAAAGTTATGGAGTTATCCTCAAACGAGGTTGACTTTTTGTTTATCAATCTGTTATATTACACAATATGAGAATACTCACCTTAGATAATAAATCATTTGAACTAGATCATTTACCAGAAGAGGTTGATGATATGCGTTTTGCTATTTTAGACAATAGCAATCCACAAGACCCAGATTATCATTACATTCCGTTAATCTTCTTGGAAAGTTTTAACAGCCCGGCACTGGTGCTACGTATTGGTGAACACCGTGTTAAAATGCCTGTAGATTGGCAAATACTCATTGGCGAACCTGACTTAGGTGATTTAGAAATTATTCCGCTAACATCAATTAATGATCGTGGATTTAAAGCATTTCAGTTTAACCCATTGGGTAGTTTCCGTCCTAGTTTCCCTAACATTGAAATTATTGACGTTTATCACGAAGTTAATTGGTATGCACCTAAACTAAAAAATGGACAGATGTTGTGTGTGCCATTAGGCGATAGTACTGACCCAGAATGTGTTTACTTTGTTAAAGACATCAGTCGTAATTGCGAAATAGTAGACTACAACAAGGCATGGTAGACTTGGGTAAACTCAAACCCGGTGCAACATACATATATGAACGAGCTGATGGTATTATCTATGCTCGTGAATTTGGTGGAAATCCTAACGAACGACTTGTTGTAGGATACGAAAGCCCTCAGGACTACGAACGCCTTTCGGGTATTAAAGAAGATCAACTATGGACAAAAATTAGACAAGCCGCTAACACTAATCCTGCTTTACAAGAAGCATTAGATCGTGTTAAAGTATTATATGAACTGACTAAAGATGAGTGATAAACTAAGCATTAACAACGAGATGGCTGTGTTTGATCGTAAGGAACGTGATTTCTACGATAATCTAACCGATGAAGAGCGCAAGAAGTTTAGTACGTTTCTAATGATTCGCTATGGATCAAGTGTACTCGGATCTCGTGACCTACAAGAGTTTTATGTAATCAGTTGCAATGAGCGACTAAACAAACACTTCTTTGCTCTACACAAGCATCCTAAACTACAGTGGCTCATGGCCACAACTGTTAGTCCTGGTTTGGGCACATTTAGACACCAGTGGATTGCTCCTAAGAAGAAAGAAGCTGGCCCTGCAGGCAGTGTTAAAAAACAACTAGCTGAACTATTTCCTACTATGAAGTCAGATGAAATAGACTTGCTAGCAGAAATAACTACCAAAAAAGAGTTAGATCAATATCTCAAGGATCATGGACAAGACAAGAAGTAATGTTTACTTGCAATTATTGTAAAAAAGAGTTTGCTAAAGAAACTTCAATTGCGGTTCATATGTGTGAGCCAAAACGTCGTCGCATGGAAAAAGACGAGCGCGGAGTACAGTTAGGATTCCAGGCATACATTAAGTTTTACGAAACAATGCAAGGATCAGCACGTTTAAAAACATTTGAAGACTTTGCTGAAAGTGCATACTATAAAGCATTTGTTAAATTTGGTCGCTATTGTTTGGTCATACGTGCCGTTAACCCTGCACGTTTTATGGACTGGCTGTTAAAGAACAACAAGAAACTAGATCGGTGGTGCAGTGATCAACTGTACACAGAATACCTGGTGCACTATGTAAGAGTTGAGCATGTGGATGACGCACTGGCTCGTAGCATCGAGTGGAGTATAGCCTGGAGCGAGGAACATCAGGCACCTGCACATGATTGCCTACGTTATGGCAATACTAATACCATATGCTATGCACTGACAACAGGACGCATAAGTCCTTGGTGCATTTATAATAGTGATTCGGGTGTAGAGTTTCTGGGCAGTTTAACAGAAGATCAAATTGCCATGATTTGGCCGTATATTGAAAGTGACGTTTGGCAGAAGAAGTTTAGAGACTATCCGGCTGACGTGGAGTACGTTAAAGACATATTGAAGAAAGCAGGTTGGTAATGGACTTACTATTACTTGTAGGATTATTTGTAATAAAACATTTTATTGTGGACTTTGTGCTACAGACCCAAGAGGAAATTGAGCACAAAGGCACATACTTAGACTGGCGCGGTGTCAAGCACAGCGTAAAACATGGTATTGGCACACTGCTCATACTCTGGGGCATCGGTGCTAGTTTTGAACTTTCTTGGATGTATGGTGGGCTAGACTTACTCATACACTATCACATTGATTGGGCCAAACAAAATATCACACGTAATCTCACCGCTAACAATCGTTCATTCTGGATTTGGTTAGGTTTCGACCAAACTCTGCACTATTTGACTTACATCATATTCATTGCTATAATGATTACAACATGACACATCCATTGATTTATGTAAATGGATGCAGTTACAGTGATCAACACTATCATCCAAAGATGTTAGATAATACCTATGCTGAACATTATGGACGTATGGTCAACGGTTATGTAATAAACCGAGCTCGAACCGGTAGTTGTAATCGACGCATTATTCGAACCACAGCACATGATGTTATTGAACAAAGAAAATTAAACCCTAGCCAGCATATTATCGCACTAATTCAATTAACATTCGAAATAAGAAATGAACTGTGGATCGATCATATTCAACCACCAGAGCCTGTAGAGTCACACTTTCAAACACATCAATTTAGCAAGTTAATCAACTGGCGAGATCGATTATTAAAAAATGAATCCATATCCAATGATCAGGGTTTCTTAAAAAAGTGGAGCGAGGGGCGAGCGTTTTTCTACAATGCTTATGCTGAGCGCATAAACCTATTGCTCGATGTGTTAATGTTAACCAAACTATTCGATTCTCTTGATATAAAATACTTAATTTTTCAAGGTCCAATTGCAGAAAAATTAGAAGATGAATATCTTAAAGATTTTTTCTTGGAGCAACTAGATAACACTAGAATACTTGATTTTGAAACGTTTGGTTTTTGTGACTGGGCCGACAAGCAAGGTTTTGATCCATTGGATCTAAGCGACCCTAGAGAAATTGGACATTACGGCCCAGATGCTCATATTGCTTTTGCAAAAAAATTCTTGTATAATAAGTTATGAGCGCAGATATTGACATTGACTTGGCAGATAGAGAACAGTTACTCAAACTGATCAACGCTATTCCGGCACGTCAATCAAACGGACGTAAGCATAACTCAGGTGTTTACATAACAGACATACCTTATGATCCTATCAACCAGTGTGCCGCAATAGACTACGAAACTGCTGAACAACTGGGTTACTTTAAAATTGACTTGCTAAACATGAGTGTTTATGAGTTGGTTACTAGCCCTGAGCACTATGAAGAAATGCTCAACAAGGAGCCACCATGGTCACGCTTGTGGACAGATCCTGAGTGGGCCAGCAAACTAGCACACGTGGGTAACTACACTGATTTACTTGCTTCAATGAAACCAGACAGCATACCACGCATGGCCGCATTTATTTCAATCATACGTCCAGGTAAAGCACACTTACAAAATAAACCGTGGAAGGAAGTATTCGACACAGTTTGGGATGGTGATGCTAGTAGAGGATTTGTGTTTAAGAAAGCCCACGCTATAAGTTACGCGGCACTGGTAGCACTACATATGAATTTACTCAACACGCCTAACGAGGGTAATTGATTTACGCTTGGATTTTTTGCGAGCCATTTCTGCTAGACTGCACACAGGGCCGTGAAGTATTTCTAAATCTTTATTGATAAAAGTACGCAGGTAAGTTTTAAACGGATCCCATTCTTGCTTTAAGAAGATATTAATGGGTATGCTACGATTGCTTTCCCACCACCAAATGTTGGCTAATTCTACAAATTTACGCTTGAGATCAACGTCTTGTATGGCGCCAAAGTCGTAAATGGTAGTAATTAAATCGTCTTGATTTTGAATGATTCCTACATATTCATTAGTGGCGTAGACGCACAACGTAATAAACGGATACTGATCAGTTAATTTTGCGAATAAGTCATTGCCCATAATCAGAGATATTTACCAATTTGTTTTACGATAAATAATAAACTATGTATTCAACCGCTGTTTATCTTTACCAACAAAAAACTCGAGTACTAATGATGGACACCGGTGCCGGCACTACATTCACATATAGGTATGATCCCGTGTACGCTAAAAAACTAACAATTAATAAAGGTGTTGACAACGTGATTTTGTTTGAATTTATCAACCAAGATCAAAAGCCTGTTAACATTACTGGTAGCACTCTTGTATTCCGTTTGATCAGTCAAGACGGACTAGAGTTATTAAACGAAACTCCAATGGTTATATTAAACGCACAGTATGGACGTGCCAAAGTAACCATTCCAGCCAGCGATTTAAACACCATTGAGGCTCAACGTGCTAGTTACTCGATCAGCCGAGCAAGTGGTAACTTATACGAAGCAGTATTCACTGATGCACAAGCCGGCGCACGTGCTGACGTGGACATTGTAGACAGCGTTTACCCAGAATTTGTACAAAGTGCGTTTTTAACCATACCTACCACCCAACTTGGAGCACAGGGACAAGCAGGTGGCAGTTCTAGTATGTTTTATCCAGACTGGGCACTGCAATCAAGCAACCCAATGCCTAACAGTTATGCACCTGTGCAATCAACCGAATACTTTTCCAGCTATATTGAGCCAACTAGTGCTGTGACCACTATCCAAATGGATCTAGTTGGATATACAGGATCGATCAAAGTACAAGCGGCAGAGAACTATCAAAGCATTTGGTACAATGTTACAGAAAGTTTCCAATATCTAAACAAAACCGGTACAATTCATATTAATGTGCTAGGTTGGCATCCATTGTTACGTGTGGGCTTTAATAACTCGGTTTATACCACTGGATTGGGCGGAAACCAACGCATGGGTTGGCCTGCACAAGCAAACGTCACTGTGGAAAACGGTGTGGTTACCAATGTAGGAGTTGTCATCGGCGGTTATGGATACCTAGCACCTCCACTATGTGAAATTGTGGGCGACGGTGCAGGTGCTGTACTCGAAGCCGAAGTTAATAACGGATCTGTATCAGCCATTAATGTCGTTAGTGGTGGTGCAGGTTATCGTCCAAACCCTCCAACTAACATCGGCGCAAGTGTGGTAATTAGTTGTGGTCGTGCTGAGAATTTACGCTATCGTTAACAACTGCTATAAATTATAGCATGAAGTTTAAAAAGATAGTAGGCTTTGGCGACAGTTGGACCTACGGTGACGAACTATTAGATCCCAACTTACTTAAAGAACATCCAGACGCACATTTCTGTTGGGATCAAAATACTGACTATAGAGAACGCAACTGTTTTCTTGGCCAATTAGCTGATCATTATAATATTCCATACGAAAACTTTGGTATCCCCGGCGGTAGTTTAACATCAACTGAGTGGACATTTCAATGGTGGTTAGATCACGAAACATTCGATCTTAGTGATTGTTTGGTATTAATTGGACTTACCAATGCCGACCGCATTACACACTATAACCCTAATCACGTACATTATTCAAACGATCCACCGTGGAACAAGTTTATTCATAGTAGCTGGGTAGAGTTTGGTTCCAGCGTTATTCCAGAAGAATGGCGCACCATGGTCAAACAAGAGATTGTATTAACCACTTGCCCAGAATTAGAAATGATTAACTTCCACAATGCTGTGTTGTTCTTTGATGGTATTGCCGCTAGGAACAACATTAATCTATTACAATTTAACATCATGCCCGCACCACGTCCGATTGAACATGCACCCACGTATATTTGGCCGGACTTTTCCTGGACCATGTATTTCAGAGATCATCCTGGAAACCAAAAAAGAGAATTAGTCAAACCAGATGGACATCCAAATGAAATTGGACATGGTTTGATAAAAGACCGCTTGATCGCACACATAGAATCCTGTACAATGTAAGGATGCTTGACATCCTTGCTTATCTACCTGCTAAACGTAAAAAGTCTTCTGGCGGGTGGATTTCATTTAACGCACCATGTTGTGTACACAATGGCGAAAGCCAAGATCGGCGTCAACGTGGCGGACTAATGTTAAATGATCAAGGTTGGAGTTATCACTGCTTTAATTGTGGATTTAAAACCAGCTTTGTATTAGGGCGCCATTTGTCGTTTAAGGCTCGTAGTTTGCTACGTTGGCTCAATGTGCCGCAAGAAGAAATTGAGCGAGTGAACTTAGAAAGTCTCAAACACAAAAGCATCATAGGCATATTAGATGATCGCCAGCGTGTGGCCAATGAGTTACAAAGCATACACTTTGACAATCGAGAAATAGTTAATGCTGACTTGATAGGTCCAGGTGATGAGCATTATTGGGAATATTTAAGTCGGCGTCGTGTGCCCATGGATTATCCATTTATGAGATCCTTGGATAATCTTGGACGTGATCGCATTATTATTCCATTTACATACGATAATCGCATTGTAGGAACTGCTGTGCGTTTTTTAGACAATCACACACCCAAGTATATTAACGACATACAGCATGGATATGTGTTTGGCACAGACTTACAACGTGAATCATGGCAGTACGCACTGGTAATGGAAGGTGTGTTTGATGCACTAAGCATAGGTGGTCTGGCTGTGTTACACGCTGACGTCAATGACGCACAGGTCAAGCTCATACGTAGTTTAGGCAAAGAAGTTATTGTCGTGCCCGATCAAGACGAAGCTGGTATGAAGCTAGTAGATCGCGCAGTGGAATTAAACTGGGCAGTATCAATGCCTGAATGGCCCGGCTGTAAAGATGTAAATGATGCTGTGATAAAATATGGTCGAATGGCCACACTAATATCCATACTAGCGGCCAAGGAAACTAGCAAGATAAAGATTGAATTAAGGAAGAAGCAAATTGCCAAACACTTGCGTAGTGAATAAACCACGTGTGGTTATTGCTACTGTTCCATTTGTTGATGAGAATACTCCATTGGCGGCGCCCGCTGTGTTAAAAGCCGCGCTAACTGCCGCTGGTATCGAATGTGTGGGTTTGGATCTTAACATAGAGATTTATAATAAAATACAACACAATCCAAACAGACATTTGTTTCTTGACTTTTTCTATAGACAAATAATACATGAAGAAATAGTAGAAGATCTGACTAAAATGTTAGACTTTTATGCTCAAGAACTACTAGCACACAGACCCACTATCATTGGATTAAGTTTATTTTCTAGTAATTCCCAAACTTTTACTGCATGGCTGAGTGCGGTTTTACGCAATCAAGAACCCACAGTTAAAATAGTCATCGGCGGCCCTGGATTAGAAACCCTGGAAAATTCTTTATTTAAATTTCCTGATCGAATAAAACAGCTAGGGCTAATTGATGATTACATTACCGGCGACGCAGAAACGTCTTTTGTAGAATATGTTCGTGGCAATTACAATTACCCTGGAATTAATTCTACTAATTGGCAAGCTAATGCTAACTTTGATCAATTGCCCATGCCAGATTATTCAGATTATAGGTTCTTTAGATATGGTTATCCATTATTGCCTATTATAGACAGCAGAGGTTGTGTACAAAATTGTGAGTTTTGTGATGTTATTGCATTTTGGAAAAAGTTTCAATATCGTACAGCTGACAACATTTTTAATCAAATGTTCGCGCTAATTGAAAAATATCGTGTGTACCGGTTTCAATTTTCCAGTAGCATTTGTAATGGCAATTTAAGAGAATTTAAAAAACTTGTCAAGCTCATAGCAGATTATAATGACAGTGTAAATGACAGTGAGCAAATACACTGGGTTGGATCTTTTATAGTGCGTCCATCTAATCAACATCGAGAAGAGTTGTGGCAACTAATAAAGAAAAGCAACGGATTCTTATTAACTGGTGTTGAAAGCATTGTAGAGCATGTGCGTATTAACCTAGGCAAGAATTTCACTAATGCAGATTTAGATTACCATTTGGCTATGGCTAAAAAGTACCAAGTGCCCACAAACTTATTAATGATAGCGGCTTACCCAACCGAAACTGATGAAGATTATCAAACAACAATTCAGTGGTTTAAAGATCATCAAGAATATGCTAATAATACCATAATGAAAGTACAGTGTACTTTACCGGCAATATTGCCCGGAACAAAATTAGAAGCAAACATCAACCCGGAGCAATTTAACAACAACCATAGCCGACGTCGTCAGCATGCCCAACATCTTGAAGAAGTAATAAAACAATGTGGATTCGAAATACAAACATTCTTTTAACTCTTGCTATACAGGCCAGTGATCAAACAAAAATTTCTGTATTTGATCAGGAATTTAATCCCCTGCCCACAACTAGCACATGTCAAAATAATATTATTAATGTTGAAATTTTAACTTATATGCCCAATCAAGTGCTATTGGTCCTATCCGGTCCGGCTCGTTTATCTAACATGTGGTTAGCTGGTATAAAAGTTAAAAATGATAAACTGTTAAATGTCCTGGAATATAAACCGTCCGCACAGTCATTTAACTCACCGGGTGATTATATCAATAACGTATCAACCAAGACCCTGGATTGGACCCAACCTGGTTGCGTGTTAATTAATCTTTTTAACCCAAATCCATTTGCCTATCATATGTATATTGGCAATAAAATATCGTTCTGACTTGTGTTAGACTAAATGTATATGTTATAATATCTTATGCTTAAAGAATACGGACTAGAAGTACAACGCTTGTTTTTAGAAATGATGCTCCAAGATGCTGAGAGCTATGTGCGTGTACAAAACATTTATAATCCAGAGAACTTTGATAGAAGTTTGCGACCAGCCGCGGAATTTATTCGCAAGCATTGTGCTGATCACAAGACCATGCCTGCCCTGGAACAATTAAATGCTGTGACAGGATTAAAACTACAGCACGTTCCAGACTTAAACGAAGATCACTTTTCGTGGTTCATGCAGGAGTTTGAAGGTTTTACCAAGCGACAAGAACTAGAACGTGCTATTTTAAAATCAGCTGACTTGCTGGAAAAAGGCGAGTTTGATCCTGTAGAAAAACTTATTAAAGATGCTGTACAAATAAGTCTAACTAAAGACATGGGTACAGATTACTTTGCCAGTCCTAAGTCCAGACTGGAAAAGTATTTTAATTCAGGTGGACAAGTTTCAACAGGTTGGCCTAGCTTAGACAAATTGCTATATGGTGGATTCAGCCGCGGAGAATTAAACATTTTTGCTGGTGGATCAGGTTCAGGTAAATCGCTTGTGATGATGAACATCGCACTGAGCTGGTTAAATCAAGGACTCAGCGGTGTGTATATTTCGCTTGAATTGTCAGAAGAACTGGTGAGTTTGCGTACAGATGCCATGTTGTCAGGAATGTCAACAAAAGATATTAGACGTGACATGGACACCGCAGAATTAAAAGTTAAATTATATTCCAAGAAGTCCGGACAGTATAGAATTAAAGCCCTACCAGCACAAAGCAACATCAATGATATTCGTGCGTATATTAAAGAAGTACAAGTACAAACTGGATTACGAGTAGACTTTGTCATGGTAGACTACTTGGACTTGTTAATGCCAATCAGTGCTAAGGTTAGCCCAAATGATTTGTTTGTCAAAGACAAGTATGTTTCTGAAGAACTGCGTAACTTGGCCAAAGAGCTGGGTGTATTAATGGTCACAGCAAGTCAGTTAAATCGTAGTGCTGTGGAAGAAATTGAATTTGACCACAGTCATATTTCGGGTGGTATATCTAAGATTAATACTGCGGATAACGTGTTTGGTATCTTTACCAGTAGAGCCATGCGTGAACGTGGACGCTATCAAATACAGTGTATGAAGTCTCGTTCTAGTACAGGTGTAGGACAAAAGGTAGACTTGGAATACAATATTGAAACCATGCGTATTACAGACTTGGGCGAGGAAGAACAACAGTCTAGCGGATTTGTTAAAAAGAATAATGTGCTAGATTCAATTAAAGCACAAAGCACGTTTAAACCTGCTCATTCGGATGAAGAAGACAGCCCCAAGGTACAAGCAGACGTTAATAGTGCAAAATTAAAGCAATTATTAAACAATTTAAAACCAAATTTATAATCACCAAACCTTTAAAAGATCAATAAATAATAAAAAGGTTCTGGCCATTATGCAAAAGAAAACTCGTAGTTTATTAGAAGAACTAGACTCAATGTATATTGAGCGTGAAAAACGCCATATCATTGAAACTCGTGCTAGTAATATCATTGCTGGGGCTATACGTTTGCTTGAAGAAATCGAATCGAGCTATACTCCTGAGCAAGCTGAGAACCTTACACGTAAATTGCTCAATGCTATTAAATTAAAAGATCCGGGTAAATTTACACGCACCGTAAGGAAAACAGATGCAAATTCATGAAATAACTATTAATGCTAAAACTAAATTAGATGAAGCACTGCCAAATTGGATGGACCCTGCGGCTATTGCACAAAAAGCTAAATCAGTTGGACAAGGCATTAAATCAGTTGGACAAAATATTAAACAAACAGTAGCTCCAGCACAACAGGCATATAAATCCTATAGTCAAAATAAAAAAATAGCTGGTGTATCTGATACTGCCTTAAAGGCATGGAGTACCTATGCTACTAATTTAGCCAAAGCCAATCCAGATCCTGCACGTTTTGAACAATTATACAAACAAGCTCTAACATCTTTTGTGCAAAAAAATCTATTAAAAAATCAATCAATTAATTCAGCTATTAATTCTCAGGAAATTAATACATTGATTAATAATATTACTGCACAACGCAACAATGCACAAGCATTACCATTGTTATTTAATAAATTAATTCAACAAGCATCATTGAGCACACAAGATCCTAGTAGAGGAGCTGGATTGTTGGTTAAAGTTATCAGTGCTAATCCAGCTGTATTACAGTTTAGAAACAAAACCTATGTCATTGGCAACCAAGGTGAGTGGGTAGATAAAGATTCTGGACAAGTAGCGGATCCAACATTTCAGGCATTTTTAGATCAAGAATTATCCAAGGCAACTCCATGAACTTAATCGAAGGCGGCAATGTATTCAAGGATGCCGACGGACATCCTGCAACACAACGTATTAATCAAACCGATGTAAAACCTACATTAGCTTGGTTGGACATGATGTTGCCTGATTTAGATTTACAAAATAACACCCTAGGATCAACAGGAATCAAGCCAACAAGCGGTGATTTAGATTTAGCCATTGATGCTAATAAAATTTCTAAAGAACAATTAACCGACCTATTAGTCAAATGGGTAAAAAGCCAAGGTATTCCGGAGCAGGAAATTAGAAATTGGGTACAAAAGTCTGGGTCAGCTGTGCATTTTAAAACACCAATAACTGGACGTCCGGCCAATGGCTTTGTACAAACAGATTTTATGTTTCTTAAAAAACCAAATTGGTCAAAGTTTGTGCTAGGCGCCATGCCGGTGGACAGTGAATATAAAGGTCGTGAGCGTAATGTATTAATGAACAGCATAGCCAAGAGTATGGGTTATAAATTAAATCAAGTCGACGGTATTGCTGACCGTGCTAGTAATCAAGTGATTACTGACGATCCAGATCAAGTGGCTAAATTATTATTGAATAAACAAGCCACACGAGAAGATTTAGCCAGTGTGGAAAACATATATCAGGCCCTAGCACGTGACCCTCGACGTGATATTAAACTATCTGACTTTAGAGATCATTTAGCTCGTGAAAACTTACCCGAGCCAGGACAAATTGCCGAGACACATTTTTTAGCTCGATTGCGTGATCGTATAGTAAATCAGGGCATGTATGCATTAATTGAAAGTGAACAATTAACAGAAGGCGAAGTGCGTATTCCACACATTGAAGATTTAGTGTTTAAAAAAGGCACACGTGGAGTAGAAGAAGCACTGGCAATTATTAGTCATGCCGCAGAAGACACTGCCGGCACAACCACAGTTAAATGGGATGGCAAGCCAGCAATTATTTGGGGACGTAAAGCCACTGGTGAATTTGTTCTAACTGATAAATCAGGATTTGGCGCCAAAGGATATGATGGTTTGGCCACTAGCCCGGACATGCTGGCTCAAATAATGAACATGCGTGGTGGTGAGCGTGGAGAATTAATTGACATTTATCGTAAATTATGGCCCATGCTAGAAGCCGCTACTCCTAAATCGTTCACTGGCTATATGCAAGGTGATTTATTATATACAAATACCCCACCCGAAGTGCGTGGAGCATATCAATTTAAACCTAATTTTATTGAATATAATATTCCTGTAGAAAGTAAATTGGGCCAAGCCATTGGTGCTAGTGAAGTGGGCATTGCCGCACACACTTATTACAAGGATCCAGGCAGTAATCCAGAACCAATTAAACATATTACCTTAAAGAAAGTTCCAGGATTATTGGTAATTGAGCCCACAGTAAAAGATATTTCCAATGTTCGCCCAGACGCTAAAAAAGTAAAAGAACTGCGTCAATTAATGCGAACCAATGGTGCCGCTATTGATCAATTGTTTAATCCTGCTGATTTAAGAGCCATGCAAATTAGTGATTTACCTGCGCTGTGCGAACGTTATATTAATTCACGTATACACGATGATTATTCTAACTTATTAAGCGACTTTGGCCCATGGTTACAAAAGGCAGTTAGCCCACGCAAATATAACAATATTGTAGAATACTTACAAAGTCCACGGTCAAACATGGCGGGCATGACAGCGGCATTTCAAGCGTTTATGTTGCTACATGAAATTAAAACACACATGCTAGAACAACTAGATCGCCAACAGCCCGGACAAGAAGGCTGGGTTATAGCCAGTCCAGCTGGACGTGCTAAACTTGTAAACCGCTTTGGTTTTTCCGCTGGAAATCGAATCCTCAACAACCCTAATTTGGCGTCTCCGGTATAAATAAAAGTAGGACGGCCACGTCCACTTAATTAAGGAGATTTAAAAATGGCATATATTACACCCGTACACGGTACAGCACAACCAGTATTCCACCAAGACGTTGCTAACGGTGCAGTTGCTGGTTCAGCAAACGTAGCCGCTCAATCGGTTACTAACCCAGCTGGTCCTAAGTTAGACTTCTTTGCTTTGACAGCTAACGCCGCTTTGACAAGCACAGGTAACACATGGCAATATTTGGGTAACGTTTTGAACGCTATCCAGCAAATCGGTACAGTTGCTTTCTATCAAGTTAGCCCAACTGATGCTACAGTATTGAATATCGCTTTGTATCCAACTGGTATTCCAGCTGCCAACGTTGTTGCTGCCGCTCAGTCTGCTAACGCTACTATCGGTATCCCAACAGCTAACATCAGCACAACAGCTAGTTTCACAACTCAGTAATCTGAGCTGTACTCAGCACAAGAAACCCTGGTTTAATTCCAGGGTTTTTTATTGACCTTAAATATCTACAGATGAAGATTCAATGTAGAACAACTTTTGATATCACTGCTACAGGTGTGACTGGGCATTTTAGAAGTAGCCGCTTGCCCTTTACTGATCTTGCGGGTAAAGCCATTGCCAATGAACGCGACTGGAATCGTTCTAGAAATCAACAGCGTAACTGGGAAACACTACAGCAATTAATTAGTTTAAGAACACAGGTCAACATACAACAACCAATTAAAACAGCTGATTGTTGGGAGTTTGAATTTGACTTTGAAACTCACAGCGTATTTGATGACGGTACTGATCTATTAGGTACATTAAAAGCTGATTGTTTTGGAGTACCTATGTTAACTCGACTAGAAGAATCGCAAGATCCTGGATCAACATTATGCTCTGATCAAAACATTTGGTTTACTGTATTAGAATAAATATAATGTTATGACTGAAACCACTGAAATCGAAAAGAAAAGTCTAGAAGCACACGTTGAATTGTGTGCTGAACGCTATCGCAGTTTAGACGAGCGTTTGGATAACCTTGGAGAGAAAATCTCCAAGGTTGAAACAGTTACCAATGATATTAAATCGGCTGTGAGTAAAATGGCCGAGAAGAACAACGATCGATTAATTAATTGGGGAATAGGTATAATTGTGTTTCTACTGGGCATTGTTGGCTGGATGACAACACATTTTTTAGTTAAATGAAAAATCAAGAATTAGAACAACTAATTCGTAATGAATTACGTACAATCATGCCCAATATGATTTGGCGCAATGATAATGGTGATTACGAATTGTTTGGAAGATATTTAATATGCCCCGAAGCTAATGGATTTAGGGTTTATTGTAGTGCAACTGAAATAGGATTATTTGGTAGTACAAAATCAGCTCTGAGCTGGTGCATAGCAGACAAATATCAAAAATTCAATTTAGCACGTGATATATTACGTACTGACAATAGATTAAATGCCGTTAGTAACGATATATTTGTGCGTGTGGGCATTAGCAATCGGAGTAAACGAGCTGAATTTAAAGAAAGTATTGATATTAAATTAGAAAATAAAATAATACGTAAAAAAGAGCTGGAACAACAATTAGACAAATTGATTAATTCGGCTAAATATTTACAACAAAGAGGATTTGATAATGAAACTGCACGATCTGGCCGCGCCACAACAAACAAAACAAGTCGCTAAAGTAATGGAAAGTTACTTTGGACAATCAGTAGCTTTTGACAAGCTCACACCAACACAAGCACGTACAATGCTTAAAAAAGTGCGTGGTTTAATTGCTGAACAACGACGTCAACCTGACTTCCATTTTAGTGAGCAAAATCCTGCTTACTTAAAGTTAATGATGATGGAACAAGGTTTACAAGCCGCTAGTGTTCAAGCTGACCCTGCTAAATCAGCCGCACTGCAAACTGCACAAGCTCAACAGGCTAAACGTCAAATACAAGATCAGATTAAAGACAAAACAGCACAGTTGACTCAACTTCAACAAGAAATTCAACAATTACGTCAGCAGGCAAATAACCCAACAATGCCAGTTCAGGAAACTCGCCTGGCACGTCGTTTGCGTGAAGCCAGTGAAGTTCAACAAGCTCAAGTTGTATTGGCCAGCCAGGACATGGTAGACCAAGTGCAAAAGATGATTGAACAAACTACATCAGTTCAGTTCAAAGACTTGCCAGCACTGGTAGATCAAATCCGCAACGAAGTTGGTTACGATCAAGCAACTCAATTCAATGGTGATGCCACAGCCGCATTAAGTGGGTTGGTACAAAACTTGCAACAGGCCAAAGGTCAATTAGAGCAAGCTCTTGGTGTTGTCACAGGTCAAGCTCCACAAATTCCCGGTGAAGAACTAGGTGCAGAAGTTCCTGAGGTTCCTGAATTACCAGCTGGTGAAGAAGCGGAATTAGACATCGATACCGAAGAAGAGCCAAGCTCACTAGAGACAACATTAGGACGTGGTAAGCGTTAATGTTAATTTTTGAAGTAGAAGATCAGAACACAAGTAAACTGGCCGCTTTGAGCCAGTTTCTTGTTGGACGTAGCGATGATACTACTGCTAAAAAAGAAATCTCCTCTGATGCTTTTATTGATCTCGCCAACCAACTTGGTGTAGTAGTAAGTCAAGGTAATCTTGGCGAAATGATTGCCAAACCACCACTAAGCAATATCCTTGAACCATATGAACCTAATTCTGGCGTGGTTCGATTCAAAGGCAATTATGAAAAGTCTGCCAAAATGGATACTGACAAAGCCCAGGATATTGTAGACAAGAATGCCAAAGCCGCTATGAAGCGCGGCATGAAATAACCAAATCTATTGTAAATTTAGTGCCACGTGCTGGTGCGCCAAGATAAATAACTATATGAAATATAATATAGAAAAATCTTGCCCTTATTGTAACAAGACATTTATCACCCGTCCTCGATATGTAACATATTGCTCCTCGTATTGTAAAAACCCCAACAATAGACCCGGTCATACTCCATGGAACAAAGGTATAAAGTTATCTGAAGAACAAAAGGCTAAACAAAATACTAGCGGGCTCAAAAAGGGGCATGGATGGAATAAAGGACTTCCAAATCCAGCCGCACGTGAAAGAATGACAGGAGAAAAAAATCCAAACTGGAATGGCGGGGTTAACAAACAACGACAGAAAGATGGATCTTTGTCTCGCCCAGGTGAATTAAACGGTATGTACGGACGCAATCATTCCGAAGAATCTAAAGAAAAAATAAGGTTAGCAAAATTAAAGAATTATGAAGATGGTATCTACAAATCAAAATCAGCCGGAGAATGTGAACTGGCAGAACACCTCATGAGGCAGTTTCCAGATTTAGTTTGGCAATATATTATACCAAATTACTATAGGGTTTATGATTTTTATATCCCGTCTTTGAATTTAATAATTGAATACGATGGCGACTATTGGCATCGAGAGGAAAAGTACCATAATAAGGATTACAAAGACACAACTTACGCAATTAAAGAAGGTTATCAAATATTTCGGTATTGGGAATCGACAATTAAAGAAATAGGAGTTGACAATATCCTAGAGGATATTGTAAAATTAGAAGGTAAGCATCAACGAATAATAAAGGAGGATGTTTATGTCATATAGTGAAAAAGTACTAGAACATTATGAAAATCCCAGAAATGTTGGATCGTTTGATAAAAACGACGCTGGGGTGGGCGTAGGATTAGTCGGGGCCCCTTCGTGCGGAGATGTTCTTAAGTTAAGTATTAAAGTTGAAGATGGAGTAATCACAGATGCGAAATTTAAAACCTACGGCTGCGGATCGGCTATTGCGAGCTCGTCACTCGTTACCGAATGGGTCAAGGGCAAGACGCTTGACCAGGCAAGCACAATTAAGAACAGCGATATTGCTCAAGAACTGGCGCTCCCCCCTGTTAAAATCCACTGTAGCATCCTCGCTGAGTCAGCAATATCGGCGGCAATCGAAGATTACAAAAAGAAACAAAACCTAACATAGAACAAATAAGAGCGTGTTGATTATTTGACTAGTCTGGGGTATACTGTTACAATAGTATGGGAAGATAATCTTAAGGAATTTATAAAGACATTATGATACAAGTAACTGAAGCCGCCGCTAAAAAGATCAAGCAACAACTAACCAAGCGTGGCTCGGGTATAGGTATTCGTGTGGGTGTTCGAACCACAGGTTGCTCTGGCTTGGCTTATGTGCTAGAATATGTTGACGAACTAGATGTCGGCGACGATGCTGAATTGTTCGATGGATTTAGTGTGGTCGTTAACAAGAAGGATCAACCTTATCTTGCAGGCATGGAAGTAGACTATGTACGTCAAGGTCTAAACGAAGGCTTTGAATTTAATAATCCCAACTCTAAAGATCAATGTGGTTGCGGAGAAAGTTTTAGAATTTGAAAGAAAAACTAAAACAAGCGTACATGGACACAGCGAAGATATTTGCTGAACTAAGTCATGCTCGTCGCTTACACGTTGGTGCTATAGTAGTTAAAGATGATCGCATTATCAGCATTGGTTACAATGGCATGCCCGCAGGTTGGGACAACAACTGCGAAGATGAATTACACCAACCCATTGGACGTGTAGACTTAAAAACAAAACCAGAGGTACTCCATGCAGAATCGAACGCAATTTCTAAACTTGCCCGTAGTCAAGAAAGCGGGCTTGGTGCTGATATCTTTATCACTCATGCTCCTTGTTTGGATTGTGCCAAGCTCATATATCAAAGTGGTATTAAGCGTGTTTATTTTGGCATGGCTTATCGAGATGATGCGGGCATAAACTTTCTAACAAAGTCTGGACTAGAAGTAGAACATGTACAATCCTAAATTTAACTATCAACCCATTCCCCGCGAGCAAGTCAACGGGCAAAGACTTTATGCCACCCCTAGCGGACGTGTGCCCAGTGTGACTACCATACTAGACAAAACTAAACCCGAAGAGAAAAAGAAGGCCTTACAAGAGTGGCGTAATCGTGTGGGTGTAGAACGTGCTCAACAGATTACCACAGAAGCAGCTAATCGTGGCACTCGTATGCACAACTATCTAGAACACTATGTAAAAACAGGTGAGCGTAAAGAGCGTGGGACAAACCCTATGAGTTGGCCTAGTCATGTCATGGCCGATTGTGTTATTGAACAAGGGCTTGCTGACAAAGTTAATGAGTTTTGGGGAGTAGAAGTTCCGCTATATTTCCCTAGCATTTATGCCGGAACCACAGACGGATGTGGCATACACTTAAATGAAGAAGCCATACTAGACTACAAACAAACTAACAAGCCTAAAAAGCGTGAGTGGATTGAAGACTATTTCCTACAGCTTTGTGCGTATGCTGAAGCACACAATGAGCTACATGGTACAAACATTAAAAAAGGTGTGATTTTAATGTGTGTTAAACCCGAAGTAGATGAAAACTTTAACATTGTTGTGCCACCTGAATATCAAGAATTTGTATTAGAAGGCGCACAGTTTGAGCTATATCGACAGTTGTGGTGGCAACGTGTAGAGCAGTATTATCTGCTAAATACGTAATCGGAGAATAACAGATGGCTATCGTACAAATATCAAGAATTACCCACCGTAAAGGGTTACAAGAGAACTTACCACAACTAGCTGGTGCTGAATTAGGCTGGAGTATAGATGAACGACGTTTGTTTATTGGTAATGGTACACTTGAAGAAGGTGCTCCTGTAATTGGTAATACCGAAATTCTTACAGAATTTAGTGATATATTAGCGTTTCAAACCAATTATACCTACAAAGGACAAGCCGCTGGATATACCGTGCAAACTGGAGTTACACCCGGAACTCCTATAACACAAAGTTTACAATCATGGTTAGATCAGTTTGCCACAGTTAAAGACTTTGGCGCAACCGGTGATGGTGTAACTGATGACACCGCGGCAATTAATCGTGCATTGTATCAATTGTATTGTCGAGAAGTAAATCCTCAAATCCGTCGTGGATTATTTTTCCCAGCTGGTGTTTATCGAGTTACTGAAACAATATTAATACCACCATATGCTTATTTGTATGGTGAAGGAACCGACAGTTCAATTATTCGTTTAGAAGATGGCAGTGCTGTTGATTATGTTGCACAAACTTGCGACAGCCAAGCTCAAACTGGTGTGAATATAGGTAACGGTGGTGCAATAACACCAACACAAGTGACCATTGCTAATATGGCATTTGAAACAATGGATAATAATGCCGATGTCTTTTTAGTTGAAGATGCGACTGATTTTATTTTTACTAATGTGAGTTTTATTGGACCTCGCACCACAGCCAATTTAACAACAGATTCAAATCCTATCACAGGTGTAGCATTTGCCAGTACGGTCAGCTTGGTTACCACAAACATTGTATTTGACGAATGTTTATTTTCTGGATTGACTTATGGTATCGCAACCAACGTCAACTCAAGAGCCGTTACAGTTTCTAGCAGTAAGTTTGACACACTATATCAGGGCGTGTTGCTCAATGGTACCAATCCAAACAGTTTGGCATATTCTGGCCCGAGCGGTTATAAATTTGTGCAAAATATATTTGACAATATCTATGCTGAAGGTATTAGTTTTTTAAATGTTAACCTCAATGCTACCGGATATAATATTTTTTATGATGTAGGCAACCACTTTGGTGGTATTACCAATCCATATACAGCATGTCTTAATTTTGATAATAACAATAACGTTAGTATCGGAGATATGTATCAAAGACCCGATGATTATTCCGACGGTGAAGTTCTTGGTTCTAAGTGGCCGCGTGTTAATCTTAATAACACAACTTCAATTGCTACAACCAATGGTTCTGAAATCAGAATGGGTAACTACGTTCGTAAATCTGGCTTAATCGCAACATTGATTAATAATGAAGCCAGTCCTATTACAGCGTTTACAGTTACAGACACAGCATTTTCTATTAACTACAAAATTACTCGAGACGTTACTATGCGAACTGGGGTGATCACTGTGGCTAATGTTAATGGTACTGGTTCGTTGACCTGGACGGATGATTATGTAGAAAATGCTAGTACTGGTATTGTGTTATCTTTAACACAAAGCAGTGGCGTGGTAAGTATAAAATATACCTCAACTAACACAGGCGTTGATGCTGAACTTACCTATTCTGTTACTTCTCTTAGTCTTACCTAATGTGGATTAATATTTTTGAAGACAGGCTTAAAGCCTGGAATGATCTACGTTCAAAAATTTTGGATGCAGATACCGAAACTGCTCTGCAAAACATCAATGAGTGGTGGTTTGATGCCCCATGGAAACCATATTACTTACATTGGGATGATATTCGAGAATGGCCAGATCCCTGGCAACTTTTGAGCGATAACTGGTATTGTGATCTTGCTCGCGCACTAGGAATACTGTATACTATCAGTTTGTTAGATCGTGCAGATTTAGGCGATGCAAGGCTGGTTTTGACGGAAGATGGCAGTAATTTAGTCCTAGTTGCAAAAGAAAAATATATACTTAATTGGGACAGAGATTCAATCGTAAATACCAACCAAGCAGTAAAAATCAAACGGCAGTACACACAAGAAGAAGTAAAAAAGCAATATCTATAACTTAAACGAGTAACGAATGACGCAGATAACAGTAGTTAAACGAAGCGGAGCCCGTGAGCCTCTGCACATTGAGAAATGGCAAGCGCAAGTAGCCAAGGTTTGCCAGGGCATCGCAGACGTAAGTCAGTCGATGATCGAAATCAAAGCACAGCTACATTTTTACGATGGAATTACCACTCAAGAAATTGATGGTATTACCCTACGTGCTATCGTAGATCTCATTGACGTAGAACAAAATCCTGACGTAGGACATACCAACTATCAATACGTAGCAGGCAAACAACGCTTGAGCATGTTACGCAAAGACGTTTATGGTGATTACACTCCTCCACCATTGTACGAAATTATCAAGAAGAATGTAGGCGTGGGTCTTTATTCCTCTGAACTCCTCGAGTGGTACACTGAAGAAGAGTGGAACAAGATGGACGAGATTATTGATCATGAAAAAGATGAGCAATATTCATATGCGGCCATTGAGCAGTTGATTGAAAAGTATTTGGTACGCAATCGTGCTACAAAGGAAATTTATGAAACTCCACAAGTGCGTTACATGGTGGCAGCCGCTACTGTGTTTCACAAAGAAGAACCTGCATCCGCTCGTTTACGTTATATTAAAGAATATTACAACTGTGCTAGTGATGGCTTGTTTACTTTGGCTACTCCTGTCCTGGCCGGACTTGGAACTCCAACTAAGCAATTTAGTAGTTGCGTTCTTATACGTAGTGATGATGATTTGGATAGCATTTTTGCCAGTGGAGAAATGATGGCCAAGTATGCCAGCAAACGTGCAGGCATTGGTTTGGAAATTGGTCGCTTACGTCCACTAGGATCACCTATTCGTGGTGGCGAGATCATGCACACAGGTATGATCCCATTCCTTAAGAAGTGGTTTGGTGACTTGCGCTCTTGTTCACAAGGAGGTATTCGTAATGCTAGTGCTACTGTGTTTTATCCTATTTGGCATCATCAGTTTGACGATCTTATCGTGCTCAAGAACAACCAAGGAACAGAAGAGACACGAGTACGTCACATGGACTACGGCGTGGTCTTATCCGCATTGTTTTGGCGCAGATTTAAGAACAAAGAAAACATAACATTCTTTGATCCAAACGAAGTACCAGATTTGTTTGAAGCGTTCTATAGCAATACAGAACTGTTTGAAGACTTGTATAAGAAATATGAAAAGCGCAGTGACTTGCGTAAGAAAGTAATGACTGCTGAAGAAGTATTCAAAGGTGGCATACTTAAAGAGCGTACAGACACAGGACGCATTTATCTTGTGTATATCGATAATGTGATGAATCAAGGACCGTTTGATCCAGAGTACCACACAATCTATCAGTCAAATTTGTGCCTGGAGATTTTGCTTCCGACCAAGCCGTTTAAGAAACTTGACCCTGAAAGAAAACTAATCAGAGTTAAGAAAACAGATGTTGAGAAGTTTATGGCGAATAAATCAAACGACATTGTATCAATAAGGAAGATAAAATAGTAGGTAATAGTATTTCAGTCATAAATAAGTGTAGGAGAATAATATGAAATACATTGTTTATTGTCATACACTTAATGGTAAGAAGTATGTAGGCTACACTAAGAAGACTATGGTAGAACGGTTAGAAGAACATATCAAAGGAGCATTAGAAGGGTCAGAAAGACACTTCCATCGTGCTATTCGTAAATATGGTGTAGAGAACATAGTATCTGAACAGTTATGCGAAACTACTACTAAACAAGCGGCTAAGCGTAAAGAGCGTTATTATGTTAAGCAGTTCGATACATTTAAAAACGGCTACAATATGACGCACGGTGGAGATGGTGGTAATACTACTGAGAAGTATTCGGACGAAGAAATGAAAGATTTAAGTAATCGTAGGTCAATGCTACAATCGGGTATGAAAAATAGTCGTGCTAAACCCGATATTACTAAACAGATGATAGTAGATGCTGTAGTAAAGTATGCAATTGAGAATAACAAGAGCGGCAACTACATTCTGCGTAAAGAGATGGACGATGCTCTCAAGCAGGAGTTAGATGTTAGTGTTATGATTATGAAGCAGAGATTTACTAACGGCAGAACAGAACTGTTAGAAGAAGTAAATGCTAAACTGAGTAAGGCGGGATTAGCGGAAGTAAAGTATGACCCTTACTACAGAAGTGAAGAACAGCGTAAGCAACTATCCTCTGCGACTTCGAGTCATAGATGGGTGACAAACGGTGTTAAGAATGTTAAACTTAACGCTGAAGATTTAGAAAAGTTCCTACAAGAGAACAAGACATACAAACAAGGTAGAACATTATGAAAACATTAAGAGAGATGATTGATATCGTAGAAGGCCAAAAAGAGCCGTTAGCACAAGTCGGCGACACAGTGGTCTATCACGACTTTACCGGATTTAAGCAAAAGAAATCAGTTGTTGTATCTATTCACAAAAGAGATTGGGGTTATCAATATCATCTGAAAAATGATGATATCTTAGATGATCTTAGCTTCGAAGAACCCGGCGGAGCAGAAGTGATCCACAATGAACTCGAAGAAGAAATAACTCCTGAAGCAATAGAAAAAGTAGAATCACTCTACAAGGACAATAAATGAATCAGCAAGTGACCTACTATGAAGTAATCGACCAGTTACCCGAAGAGTTAGACGACGAATACGAATACTACGAAATCGATGAAGCCGAAGGTCGTATTGCACTTTGCACATTAGGATCGATCAACTGGGGTGCATTCCGTAACCCAGAAGACATGCGTCGTGCTTGCCGCATACTACAGCGTAGTCTATGTAATATATTAGATTACCAAGATTTCTTAAGTATTCAATCAAAATTATCAAACGAAGAAATTCAACCACTAGGTATTGGTGTGACTAACTTGGCTTATTGGCATGCTAAACGAGGCATGAAGTATGGTGAAGCAGATGCACTAGCAGAAGTAAAGAGCTGGATGGAACACCAGGCTTATTATCTTACTGAAGCAACTGTGGAATTGGCCAAAGAACGTGGCCCATGTAAAGACAGTGCCAAGACCTGGTATGGTAAAGGAATATTTCCTTGGGAGCGACGTGCTCCGGGTGTAAATGAACTAGCAGATTTTACCCCTGAGCTAGATTGGAACAGCTTGCGAGAATCCATGCAAACGTACGGTGTAAGGAACGCAACGCTGATGGCCATCGCCCCAGTGGAAAGCTCTAGCGTGGTAATCAACTCAACTAATGGTATTGAAATGCCTATGAGTTTGATTACAGTTAAAGAATCTAAAGCAGGTTCATTAACACAAGTAGTTCCTGAGTATCACAAGCTCAAGAACAAATATCAACTCATGTGGGACCAACCTAACTGTGAAGGATACATTAAAACTGCCGCAGTGTTAGCCGCTTATGTTGACCAAAGCATAAGTACTAATACATTCTATTCGCCAAAGCATTTTAAGGACAGAAAAGTGCCTACTACTTTAATTGCTAAGAATTTAATGTTAGCCCACTATTGGGGTCTAAAAACCTTTTATTACAGTCTAATGGATAAGCAAGGTAGTAAAGGGTTTGACGAAACACCAAAGGTCATTACAACTCATGAAGAAGATAGTGATTTGTTAGAAGAAGATTGTATCGCTTGTAAGCTATAATGGATTATCAAAAAATATACAACAATTTAATAGATCGTGCTAGAAGCAGGATTGGCGTAGGATATGTTGAAAAACATCATATCCTACCTCGTTGCCTTGGCGGTACTGATGCTAAAGAAAATATTGTAAGTCTGTATCCCGAAGAACACTATCTTTCTCATTTGTTGTTATGTAAAATCTATACAGGAAATCAAAAGTTATTATATGCCACAATGAATATGACTACTGGGTCGATGAGTAATAACGGTAAAAGAAACAATAAAGCATACGGCTGGCTTCGAAGACAATACGCAGAATCAATGTCAGGCGATAAAAATCCTGCTCGGCAAAATCCTAACTTACAAAAAGAAGCCTCTAAGAAAAGAGTAGGACAAAAGCGCACAGAAGAAACAAAGGCACGAATGTCAGCGGCACAAAAAGGTCGAACATTTACAGAAGAAACAAAAAAGAAAATGTCACTGGCTGCAAAAAATAAACCTCCGGTTAGTGAAGAAACAAGAGCAAAATTATCTGAAAAATCTAAAGGTCGAGTTGGCCCGTGGACAGGTAAAACAATGACATTAGAAACCAAAGCAAAAATGTCAGCATCTCACAAAGGTAAAAAGATGTCAGACGAGTCAAAGGCAAAAATGAGAATCGCGGCAAAGATTAGAGAAGAAAATAAACGTAAACAAAGAGAATTAATATAATGTCAAAAGCCCAATATAATTTAAACACAAAAACTAACTACTTACAACGTAAGATGTTCTTAGATCCTGCCGGTCCTGTAACAATACAAAGATTCGAGGAGGTAAAATATCAGAAGATTGCCAAGTATGAGCAAGAGGCACGTGGATTCTTCTGGGTGCCCGAAGAGATCTCATTGACCAAGGATGCCGCGGACTTTAAAGATGCCTCGGACACAGTGCGTCACATTTTCACCAGTAACTTGTTACGCCAAACAGCACTAGATAGTTTACAAGGTCGCGGCCCTAGTCAAATCTTCACACCAGTAGTGGGGTTGCCTGAGTTAGAAGCGTTAGTGTATTGTTGGACATTCTTCGAAACCAATATTCACTCACGTAGTTACAGCCACATCATTCGTAACATTTACAATGTGCCTAAGGATGTGTTTAACACTATCCATGACACAAAAGAGATTGTTGATATGGCCAGCAGTATTGGCAAGTATTATGATCAGTTACACGTAATTAACTGTCGTAAAGAAGCCGGTGAACAAGTTGACGAGCGTGAACACGTCAAAGCCATCTGGTTAGCACTCAACGCTAGTTATGGCTTAGAAGCATTCCGCTTTATGGTTAGCTTTGCCACAAGCCTTGCCATGGTTGAGAATCGTATCTTTATTGGCAACGGTAACATTATCAGCTTGATTTTACAAGATGAGATTTTACACAAAGATTGGACAGCCTATTTGATTAACCAAGTGGTCAAAGAAGATCCACGATTCAAAGCCGCCCAGGTAGAGTGTGAAGAAGAAGTGTATGCCATGTACATGGATGTAATCCGCGAGGAAAAACTTTGGGCAGATTATTTGTTTAAGAAAGGTCCTGTGATTGGTTTGAACGCCGGCATTCTTAAAGAGTTTGTTGACTACACAGCCGTTGGTGCTCTAAAGGAGATTGGTATTAAATATCAACATCCTGCGCCAAAGACCACACCTATTCCTTGGTTCAACAAACACGTGAACACAAGCAATAAACAAACAGCACTACAAGAAAACGAATCAACCAATTACGTTATCGGAGTTATGAGTGATACTCTTGACTATGATGCGTTACCACAATTATAATAAGGAGATGAACATGCGAGCTATTGTATGGAGTAAAGATAATTGCCCCTTCTGTGAACAGGCCAAAGGTTTGTTAAAAATGAAAGGCATTGAGTTTGAAGAAAAACGTATCGGACACGGTTACACACGTGAACAATTATTAGAAGCAGTTCCAACTGCCCGAACAGTACCACAGATCTTCTTAGATGATCAACTGATCGGTGGTTTTACAGAACTTAAAAAACACTTAGGATAATATGAATCAAATTGAAAAAGACTTAGTATACACAATCAAGATCGCTAACGGTGATGAAGTTATTACAAAAGTAGTAGATATTGATGCCGAAGGCAATTATATCATTCAAAAACCACTAACTATTGTACCCACACGAGAAGGCATTCAAATGATTGCCAGTTTGTTTACTGCAAATCCTGACAAAAATGCCACACTAAATAAAAGTCAGTGCTCATTAATTGCACTAGCACGTGATGAAGTTCGCGATAGTTATATTGAAGCGACCACAGGAATTAAACCTGTAAGCAGTAAAATTTTAATGGGATAAACAATGCCAGCAGTACAGAGACAAGGTGATGCTAATGGAGCAGGTGGAGTCATCACAGGCGGGGTTGGATCTGTACGAGTAAATGGTCGTCCTATCGCTGTAGCTGGGTTAGGTGTAACGCCACACCCATGTTGTGGTCAGCAAGGTTGTCCCTCAGTACACTGTTTTGCCAGCACAACAGGCGGAGCCAGAACTGTAAGAGCCGGCGGAGTTCCTGTTAGTCTTACTGGAGCACCTGATACCTGCGGTGATAGTCGTGCCGGCGGTAGCCCGAATGTAAGGGCTATATAATGGCTGTTAATGGAATACTAAGTTCGGTTAATCTCATTGCGGGCGCCGGCATCCTAGGCAACGTCAATGGCCCTACATTTGGAGCTAATACTGGATTAACATCAAACATTAGTTCTTACACTAGTGTAGCAGTAGTAAGTCAATTTGCCAATGTTGCTACCTCTGGATTTGTTACTGCAAATGTTGTATCAAATACCTTTCCTGCATTAACTAATGGTATTCCGACAAGCTATCAAAGTTCCCTAGGCAACGGTACTATGACCGGAGCCATCCAGTATCAATCCAATCGAATTCTAGGCGGGGGAGATAACGGCAAGTTTAGCCAAATACTTTCTTCTGCCAGTGGGTACATGGTCACAATAAATCAGTTGATCAAAAGCATGCTCAATGCTAATAGTCCTGAAAATAAAACTAATTTTGTCAGTCAAGACAATGTTATCAGCGGAAGTCTTAGTGGTTGGACACTGGCATTTTCTGCAACTGGCCAAGATCTTGTTCAACTAGGAAACTTAATTGATTTTGCAAATCTTGGACAACTTGGTAGCCCGTATGCTTTATTAAAACAGATTTTTGCACAGACAGCATCAACACCTTCGTTAAACAATGCATTGATATTGGCAGGCATTAGTGAAGAAACATTAACTACATTTGGTAGCACAACGTTAAGTGATGCAGAACAAAAGTTAATTTATCAAGCAATGACTAATATCAAAGGGTCTGATCTTACACAAATTTTGAGATTGTTAAAGGTAACAACTTCAGGATTGGAAACAATGGCCGATTTGCTAAATCCTATAAAGATTTTTCCAAGAAGTTTTACTACTTTTACAACTACAACTAAAAATGGGCTTCGTGCTATCTATCTTGATAATATTGGCACTATTAATTCGTTGCTCTTAACCGAACTTCCTCAAGAGGTTCTTAGACCATTACAAGGTATACCTCAGGCAAGTACTACCACTTACGAACAACTTAAAAAGATCATTCCACCCGACCAGGCTTTGGCCAACAAAGCATTACAGGTAGCACTTGAACAAGTTAAAACTATTTTTAACACAACGGCGGTGAAACTCGGTCGCTCCATGATAAATTTAGAAACCGACATTGGTCTTGGATTGATTAATGCCCTCACTCAACCATTACCAGCTAACGTTGCGGCATTTTATCAAAATAATCTCACATTGGGCACAGGCCCAGATGGTTTGTTATTATTAACAGATATTATCGGAACTCCATCCGGTTGGGTACACAATGATAACCTCACTAATACTGTAGTTGAATTAAACTACATGACATCGGTAAATGCCTTTGCTAATTTAACCAATGGTTCCAATGGTGTGTACACAACTATGGCTAACACAGCCAATGGTGATTATACAACAAGTTCTGGGTTTCCGTTAGTGACATGGTCTACAGTAATTCCTGCTGGTCAACCCGGGTCTGGTACTTACACAGGAAATACAGCATCAGAATCAATACAACTGGCATTTAATAATGGATTAATTCCAAACATGATTGCTAATGTTAATTCTATCGTTATCAGCTATTCGGGTAACGTAACACAATTGAATAATAACTGGTCCAATATTGCAACTCAAATCAATCGTGAAAATTACATACTCGCAAATGCTCAAGTTGATTTTGCTAATTTAGCACCAAATGTTACTCCTACTTCCATGGTAAGCAGTTTATCTTATTATGGTTTAGACACAGCTGAGGGCGGTGCGGCTTACATATTACAGAGTGTTGCTGATATATCAACACTAAGTGGTCAAGCGGTAATCTCAACCATGAGAGAAGCTCGTAATCAAGTATTGTTAAGTAATGCTGGAATCGAAACTAACATTGTAATAAGTGATCAATATCCAGAGACTCAAGCCAATTTGGGCACAACGCAGTATACCGTTTCACAAGCTTCAAGTCAAAAAATCATTTGACATTTTAAGTAAATTCTCTTATACTATCTTCATTGTTAAGGAGAATATTATGACTGACGAAAACGGTATCAACCCAGAAAATCTACAACCAGAAGACACTGTAAAACCCAAACGAGTTCGCAAACCAAAAGTTGAGAAAACGGAAGAGCCAGCAGTAGAAGCCAAAGAAGAAACTATCGAAGCTGGGTGGCAATACACATATAATCATCCAGAATATGATATGTACAAAGCATATCAAAAATATTTTGAAGAGCAGTCTAAAACGGTTTTGGATTATTGGACAGCGGTTATGAAGAACTTGTGGAACCCGTGGAAATGATCCCAGATCGAGACGTAAACGAACCATACGAAATACTAGGCAGAGTAACCCACACTCTTTGTGAAGATTATGAACCTCTAGCAGTAGCCGCAGTGCTTATGGTCATGGGCATGAGAATTTATAAGACCATTCTCGAAGATGGTGAGTACGAACAAATCATTCGAGATGTACTAGCACGTCAGGACAAAGTTTTTCCTTTTAAATTTGGGAGGTAGCATGAGCGAGTTTAGAGCGTGGGTTTACCAAGTGTGGCAAGACAACTGTAGCGAGCACGATGCATATAACGAGCTACCTTTTACCCAACAAGAGTATTTTAATCGTTACAAATACTGGCTCAAGCGAGAATTCCGCTATAAAAAATCCCTTATAAATCAATGACTTACAACCCCTAGAAATAGGGGTTTCTTTTGGTCGACCACTAATGCCAAAAGTGCTACAATTATACTATAAATTAATACTTCGGAAAGGAAATTGTAAATGGACAAATATACAGTTAAAGCAACAGCTCAACTCGCAGGTTATGCCCTAGCGGTAGCCACAGTAGGTTTTATCACAGCCGCGGTGCTTGATTACTTCAAACCCACCCCAGAACAAGGTATTTTTGCTATTGCAATGGCGGTTTTAGCATATACAGCATATAATCTTGTTAAAATTCAAGCAGATATACTTAGATTCCGCGATAAAAATCGCAAGTAAAACGGTTGACCAGAATTACCCATTTTGTTAAAATATTACTATACAGTTAAGAAATAGGAGCTAAAAATGGAATTCGAAAAAGCAGTGTTAGGCACAGTAGCAGTAACTTTGGGCAACTGGATTCCTGCCAGTTTCACTTGCGGTAGTTTGTTCGTTGAGTGTGACCAAGCAGATTCAGACGCATTGTTTGAAGTGTTGCGAAAAAACTACACCGGTCGCTTGATCAAAAGCGGTCCTATCCAAGGCGAATACGCCTACGACTTTGTATAAAAACCAAACGGTTGACCAAAATCAACCGTTTTGTTATAATATTACTATAGTTAAGAAATAGGAGCTAAAAATGGCAACATTAGATTATACAGCAGAACAAATCAAAGACATCGTGGCAGAAGCCAAGGCTGAAGCCAGCAAGGCCGCAGAGGCTTATTTCCAAAAAGAACTAGGTGGTGTTGATCAATACGCCTGTGGTTTTGGTTGGTTAGAAATTTACGGCATTCGAGGCAACACCAAACTAGGCAAAGCATTCAAGGCCGCTGGTGTTGAGAAAAACTACAATGGTGCGTTTAGCATTTGGAATCCATCAGGACACGGTGCCCAAAACATTGATGTCAAATACGAAGGTGCCCGTGCCGCTCAAAAGGTATTCGAGAAATATGGTTTCACTCGTGCCTTTGCTTGCTCGAGGTTAGATTAATGCGTAACAGCAAACTACCTGGATTCATGGATCGTCATGGCGGTCCATCAACAGAGTATAATGTTCCAGTACATACTCAAGAAGCACTGGAACATTATTTGATCTCAGGATTTCAGCCAGGCGGATTCTTATCATCTATGTTGGCAATGAATATGGAACGAGCAGTATATAACGCAGACGTGGCAAATAAACAAGCGTTCGTTAGTATTGCTCGTTGGATTATAGAATATGCTCCTAAAGCCAGCTGGGGCAGTTATCAAGCAATCGACGATTGGTGTGCTGATAAAGATGGTCGTAGAACCAAGTACGGCACAAACATTGAAAAAGAATACGTTGCACGAGTATTGAAAGAAGGTGTGTAGTGCTAAAGATTGATAAAACTGATCGCCGTATGAATGGTCACCGTGACTTCAAATATCGCATTAAGTTTGACCTACACAGTTTCCTCAACAATGATTATAGCATAGAAGCAACAATGGCGGCCTGGAATAATGCCAACCGTGCGTTTTTGATGTGTTCCAAATACATGACTGAGACACACGGATACGGCCCAGAACTGAAGTTAGTTAATTACATGAAAGAAAATGGCGAGGGTGTTCCGTTGTGGGCCACCCGTCATGCTTATAGTGTATTACATACCAAGCAACCAGATACCATCTATCTACGCGATGATGATGCACGTGAGAAGATTGAAAAGGTATTTGTGTTTTTACAATTAAAATATAATTGAGGTTACAATGAATCCAGAAAAGAAACAGCACTTGTTTAACAGCATTAAAATGACGTTGAGTAAAGATCAGATCGCTTCGTTTGTAGCTGGCTTGCATGAAGTTCAAGAAGAAATGTTGGAAGAACTTGTACGCAGAGCCGAAGCAAAAGGCTTTCCTGAAGCCAACGAACTAATCAAGCGAGTTAAATAATATGTCAGCAGTATACAACACATACATTGACAAACCACATGAAATCATCTATGAAAGATTAGATGAACACGAAGGATTAAAGTTGGCCGCAGATTGGATTAGAGATTTAGAATCAAGCGACAGCAGAATTCACAAGGAAAAAGTTATTGAGAAAGCCTTGATGGCATCCAAACTTGGTAGTCTTAATGCTCAATGTTTCTTGTTTAACTGCTACCTAGCCTACAATCCATTTTTCATTTACAATATTAAACAAGTTCCGGAGACCGAGGGGCTTGTTGGCCAGGAAAATCCATGGCCACGTTTCTGGGCACTAGCTGAATCATTACGCACTCGTAGCGTGACAGGTGGTATGGCAAGAAACGCTATTCACACAATCAGTCAACAATTTGACAGCGAAGAATGGAATGGCCTAGCTCGTCGTGTGCTGATCAAGGACTTGCGTTGTGGCATCAGTGAAAAGACTTTAAACAAAGTACTAGGCAAGACTGAATGGAAGATTCCTGTGTTTGCTTGTCAGTTAGCCACAGACTCTAACGATCATCCAAACAAAATGAAAGGTCGTAAGCGTTTAGAGTGTAAACTAGATGGTGTGCGTGTGTTGGCAGTGGTCACAGGCCCAGCAGTCAACTTGTACAGTCGTAATGGTAAAGCATTTGACAACTTTCCACAGGTTGCCGAAGCGATCAATCGCATTAGACACAGACTAGAAACAGGTTATGGTGCCAGTGGTCGTTTTGTATTAGATGGCGAAATCGTTGGAGAAAGTTTCCAACAGTTAATGCGTCAAGCACATCGTAAGAGTGATGCTCAAACGGATGGTATGGTGTATAATATATTTGACGTTATTCCATTGGAAGACTTTGAGCGTGGTTGGTGGAATGCCCAACAATTCAAACGCACCAAGTGGTTAGAAAAAGTCAAAGAAGTTATTGAAAGCGAAGATTGCTTACAAGTCATGCCTGGATTAGATGTGGATTTGGACACCGCCGAAGGACAAGACATCATGCGTCGTTATGCTAACGAAGCAGTTAACCAAGGCTACGAAGGCATTATGATTAAAAACCTCGAAGCACCATATGAGTGCAAGCGTAGCAGTTTTTGGATGAAATGGAAACCGGTTATGAGTGTGGACCTGACTGTAATCGGTGTTGAAGAAGGTACAGGTCGTAATGCGGGCCGTTTAGGTGCCCTAATTTGTGAAGGAGTAGACAATGAGCGACATATTCGCGTTAATGTTGGTAGTGGTCTGTCTGACAGCGATCGTGACGTTTTCTGGACCGACCGCGATTCAATTCTTGGTCACTTGGTTGAAGTCCAAGCTGATGCGGTAACCCAAAACCAAGACGGAACTTACAGTTTACGCTTTCCCCGATTCATGAGATTTAGAGATTTCGATGCGGGCGATAAACTGTAAGTTGACAGGAAAATAAACTTATGTTAATCTATACTATATCAGTAGTGTTAGCTATTGTAGCAGTTATTGGTATTGCTAAAATTTGTGATTGTTTAGGAGATTGGCGATGATTCAACGTAAAGAATGGCTACACTATATCAAGTGGCGTATTAAAAAGTTTTTTAAAAGAAAGAACATCAAGTGGCAACAATGATCACTGTGCCTAATGGTGCTACTGTTCACAGTCGTGTAGAATATGAGTTTGCTGATGCTAACACACAGCCAAACACTATTACATGTCTCGCGGGTGGTAAGGAAATGTTAAGAGTTGGCCCAGATGGATTTTGGGTTCGTGGTGTAAAAGTCGAGCAAGATGATCAAGAAGCACAGGCAGTATATAACGCATTTAAACAATGGATGGCTTGGATGAGCCTACAAGGACAATACTGATGTCAAAAAAAGATAAAAAAGTAAAGATTGAATTTGCACCCGGTTGCTTTGACAATGTAGATCTTACACAAGAAGAATTAGATGGTATTGTTGCCATGCTTGAAAACATGACTGAGGAAGAATTCCTAGCCAATAGTACCGAATTAACTGATGAGGATATCAATGATATTCCTGATGAAGTCGTTGAACAACTGTTTAATCAATCTAAAAGGACATTACAGTAATGGCTACTAAAAAAGAGCAAGAACAATTAATGGAAACATTAAAGTTCACACCTCGCACTTATAAGATCAGCTTGTGGGGCTACGGTGGTGAAAAGGTTATGGGCACAGTAAACCAAGAAGTCTGGGATTACTGTATGGACAATCAAGTTAACCTACAAGATATTGCTTGGAACTACGATGTTGAAGAAGAAATGGGCCTTGATCCAGATATGTTACCATTTCCACCAGGATCCTGGTATGAATGTGACGACATGGCACACGTTAATGGTGTAAGTCGTAGCGCCGGTACTATTCAAATTGAAGACGAAAACGGCAATGAAATTATTCAAAAGTCGTTAGATGATTGTGACGGTTGCGAAGACAGCCCTACTTGGTGTTGCAATGATGAAGTTTGGGTTGGCATGAAGAAAAAGGGTGAGATTGTTTTTATTGGATCGAGCAACGAAAAAGGCACATTCTTTGAAGGAGATATTAATCTCAGGTCTCCATTTAATATTGAGTTGTTAGAACTACACTATGATGAAATAGATGGTGAAGAAATTGTCAATGCTGTTTATTATGACGGCGAAGAAATTGATAACTATGGCGGTAGCACCGATGGTAAGAGCTCAGACTTTAACATGGTACGTCTAACTAGCGACGATGGTGAATGGGAACGATATGAACCTGGTGAAAAAGATTGGGGTCATCCTGAATTTGGTCCTAGTCCTAGTGACTGGGAAAGCTCTCCTAAGTTTAAGTTTAAACAACATAAACCGGTGTATCCAGGTTACTATAGTTTAAACTATGGTTATGGATCTAGTTACAGTAGTATGTATTGGGACGGTAAAGAGTTTGGCGATTGGGAGTTTGGTAAATTTCATCCTATTGACCAAAAAGGTATTGTTACTTGGCAAGGGTATAATTGGGACACTAGTTCATGGGTTAACCAACCACCAGCGCCACCGGGATTTGAATGTAAGTGTGGTTGGGTAGGTAACCGTGATCAACTAGTCGAAGACGAAGAATATAACGATCATTGTCCTGCATGTAATAGTACTGATGTTTATTGGATTGATTACGATCCTGAAACTGCTAAAGGTCGTAAGAATCGAACAAAGTATTGTAAACCATGGGATCCAGCTCTAGCACTAGAACGTATTGCTGTACCAGAATGAGCGAACAAGTAACCGATTGGTTTGACAAAAGATACAAGCCACGTTATACTGGATTGTATCAAGTTATGCTTGCACATTGGCCCTGGCCTACATTGTTAATGTGGAATAACAAAACGGGTTGGGCAAATAACGATTTTGTAAAATGGAGGGGTATTAGTAAATGATTGGAACAATTAAGAAGTATGGTGACTTGGCTCGCTCGGCCAGTCGTAGCGAATATTGGGGAGTTGTACTCAGTGTATTTGCTTTGAGCTTTTTGCTTGGCATTGTATCGTTAATCATGATGTTCGGCGGAGTGTTTGGAATGATGGTTGCTATTCCTGTATTGCTCGCTGGTACATTGATCCTTACCTGGGTAAGTATCGCAACTATTGTGGCACGTTGTCGTGATGCTGGTATCAACCCTTGGTTTACTGCCGCATGCTTTATACCTTATATCGGTACAATCGTTATGATTGTCATTGGATGTATTGGAACTAAGAAATGAATGGATTTGTTGTTTTTGGAGTTATTGTATTAGTTGTTCTTGGTGCATTATACGCACTGAGAAATATTCCTGGCTGTACAGGCGACTGTGAGCAAGGACGTAAGCCTTGTAACTGTGAAAAAGGAAAACGATAATGGCCTGGCCCTTTGGACCTGATGAAGTAACACAAACTGAAGTTGAGAAAAATTTAACTACTTGGACAGTACAACCGCGTTATAAGAAATCTATTGAAGAGCGTGAGTTATGGTCTAAAGATGGCGAACAAATTGTTCGTGTAACCGGTTGGCGTGGCGGTTCTTGGACTGTAACTACTAACGACGGTAATCCACCAGAGTTCGAATTTACCTATGTTCCTGGCGGCGATGGCAACTGTGACAGTATTGATATGAACTTTTGCTGTTCTAATAACATCGAAGAATGTGAAATGAATGAAACATGGGACGGCTGGTACGGTGATGTACAGTATCCTGATGACATGGATGATGATGAACAAGAGCGTCTCAATGAACTCTGGGAAGAGGAATTCTACGACGGTTGGGAAAGTGACGGTTGGAGCAACGATGACACAGAAATGTGGATTTGGGGCGATATCGAAATTTTAAACGAAGCCGGTGATCTTGTTAAAGTTATTCGTGCTGATGAAGATGGTAATGTTGTCGATGTAACTGATGACGCTGAGTAAGTTATTAGATGTTGCATTAGGCTTAGTTGAGGCAGGATTTTTCTTTGCTTTGATTATAATGTATGCTATAATATTAGGTAAGTTAATCCAACCAACTAAGAAGATCAAATGAATGTAGTAGCAGAAAGTTTAGAATATCTTTGGTATAGCTTTTATGGCTTGATTGCAGGTTGGGGATTAACCACAACCTTTTTTGCTATTGTGGCCATAACATTATTTGTTAAAGTTGTTCGCCTTGACAAGAAAGTTGAACGACTTGAAAATCGTTTGGTACATGCCGAACGTGATTATAACATTACCTTGGCAAAATGGCAGAAGAAATAAATCGTTGCGTGTGTTGCGGCCACGAGATCACTAAAGAGCAACACACATTCCAAAAGTTAAAGGGCATTCGAGAAGTTGTAGTAAATGCTCGGCATGGTGGATTTAGTTTGAGTCACGAGGCAGAACTGGAGTACCTACGTCGTGCCGGCATCGATTATACTTTAGAGTCTCGGGGTAGTAGAGACGATGATAATAGATATGGTTTAACTATTCGTGTTGATGGCAATCATTGGTCTGGTAGACATGATATTGCTCGCGACGATCCTATATTAGTTCGTTTGATTAAAGACTGGGGTGATGATGTAGATGGCGAGTATGCTGATCTTGCCATAGTACAGATTCCTGGCAATGTTGATTGGATTATAGAAGAATATGATGGATTAGAATGGGTAGCAGAGGACCATAGAACCTGGCACGCCCGCTAAATATTTAGATATGATTTTAAGTTATTGGACATTATTTGTAGCACTATCACTGAGCCTTATTGCCGCTTGGTATAGTATCGCCGGCCTAACAGCCATCTTTGCCGCGGCCGCAGTGCCTATTATGATCATGGGCGGCATCATGGAAGTGGCCAAGATCACTGTTACTGTATGGTTACATGAATACTGGCAATACTGTAAACGCAGTCTTAAGGCGCAGTTGACTGTTAGTGTGGTCCTACTCATGTTTATTACCAGCATGGGTATCTTTGGATTCCTATCAAAAGCACACAGCGATCAAGCACTGGTATCAGGCGATGTACAGGCTAAGATTAGCATATACGATGAAAAGATTCGTATTGCCCGCGAGAACATTGAGGCAAGCCGTAAGGCATTGACACAAATGGATGCCGCAGTTGATCAAACCATGGGTCGTTCGACGGATGAAAAAGGTGCTGATCGAGCAGTGGCCATACGACGTAGTCAAAGTGCTGAACGCTCACGTTTATTAAAAGAAATTGATCAAGAACAAAAGAAGATTCAAAAACTTAACGAAGAAGCCGCCCCTATTCGTGCAGAAGTGCGTAAGGTAGAAGCCGAAGTTGGTCCTATCAAATATATTGCCGCACTGATCTATGGCGACAATCCTGATGCTAACTTGTTAGAACGTGCTGTTCGTTGGGTTATTATTATACTGGTTATTGTATTTGATCCGTTGGCTATTGCCATGGTATTAAGTTCTACAGAAAGTATCAAATGGGAAAAACAATGGAAGGGTCGCAAACCTGATCCTGTTGATGACTCTGAAGATCATGAAGTTGAATCTTGGTTTGATCGTGCTAAAGAACGTGCCCGCTTTTGGGACAAACAACCCAAGGTAGGTGACCTTGTTGAACAAATAACTCCAGAGAATGTTCACAAGGAACAGTTAACTGATTTGGTTATAGATGAACCACAAACTGAAGATCAACATACACACATTCCTGTATCAACATACTACTCAAGTATCAGACCAAGTAGTCAGTTTGAACCTAAGCCAGAAGAAGATCAAGAGCTTGCTCAAGATCCAATGATCAATAAAGAAGCCAATGCAGATCTATCAATGTATAACGATGAAAGGTTAGTTTCAAAGTTTGACAAAGAGTCAGGATTTGTGAGTCCTAATGCACCAGAATTAGATGCTAGTGATGAACGCCCAGGCGACTATCTAAATGATAATGACAAAGCTCTACGCACCGCATGGAAAGAAGCTAATCCAAAAGATACACTCAAGCATCAACGTGACTTGTATGATAAAGGACTAATTGATCAATTGCCTTGGCTAGGTCTAGATGCTGACAACGAGCCACACACTGGAGAGGTAAAAGGATTTGGTACAGCTTTCCCAAATGATCCTGCTAAAGGCGACATGTTCTTACGTGTAGATCAAATACCAAGTATCTTGTTTAAGTTTAATGGATCACATTGGATTGAGGTTGACAAAAACCGAACAGACCAGTATGCTTATGATGAAGCATACATTGATCATCTTATTGCCAAAATTGATTCTGGGGAATATGATCCAGACCTGCTTAGTGATGCCGAACGCGATCAAATTGAACATAGACTAAAGAATGCCTGATACTAATTCAGTAGATAATTGCAGTTTTTGTAACAAACATAAAGATCAAGTTGATAAACTTATTGTTGGTCATTCAGTGGCCATTTGTAATGAGTGCGTTGATCTGTGTGGGTCCTTATTAAAGGATTCTAAAAAACTTAAAATCAAAAGTCAAGACGTTAAACTCGATCCTCGACAAATTAAATCATATCTCGATGAACATGTAATTGGTCAAGATACCGCAAAGATTGTTCTAAGTGTGGCAATTGTCAATCATTACAAGAGAATTCAAAACAAAGATAATCAGATACAAAAAGCCAACATACTAATGGTTGGTCCAACGGGTACTGGTAAAACACTAATGGCTCGAACAGTGGCCAAGTATCTTAATGTTCCATTTGTAGTTGCTGACGCAACAACATTAACCGAGGCGGGTTATGTAGGAGATGATGTTGAAACATTAATATCTCGATTGTATGCTAATGCCAATGGAGATATTGAACAAACTCAAAAAGGCATTGTCTTTTTAGATGAAGTTGATAAAATCGCTCGAAAGAGTGAAAGTGCCAGTGTATCAAGAGATGTGTCGGGCGAGGGTGTGCAACAGGCTCTACTAAAATTAGTAGAAGGAACAAAATGTCGCATTCCAACGCTAAACTCGAGAAAAATGAGCGGTGCCGAAACCGTCGAAATTGACACAACTAACATTTTGTTTGTTGCCGGCGGTGCATTCGTTGGATTAGAAGACGTAATTAAAAAACGATTGCAAGGTACATCCATTGGGTTTGGTGCTAGTTTAAACACCCAGGAAAAAATCAGTACAGAAGATTTAATACCAGAAGACCTAGTAGGATTTGGAATGATCCCAGAATTTGTTGGACGTTTCCCTACTTGTGTAAGTTTAAAACCATTAGATAAATCACAGTTAATAAACATACTCACAGAGGTAAAAAATAACTTTGTAGAGCAATACCAATGGTTATTTGACCAAGATGGTGTAAAGTTAGAATTTGATACCGAAAGTTTGGATCTCATTGCCGAAAGAACACTTAAAACTAACACCGGAGCTCGTGGGTTACACAGTGAATTAGAACGTGTATTACTACCGCATATGTTTAACTTAGGGCAATACAAGGAACAGAATGTATTGCGTGTGGTCATAGATAAAACCCAGGTAAATACTCCTACAAAATTAGAACAGGGAAATAAGTGAAACCAATTTACGGAAACAGCGTACTTGTTAAGGACGGAAACGTAGAAAAAGCTCTACGCAAGTTCAAGAAGAAAGTGCAGGAATCTGGCTTACTTCAAGAGTTACGTGATCGTGAAACTTATGAAAAACCCACAACCGTGCGTAAGCGTAAAAAAGCCGCGGCAAAGAACCGTTTACGCAAACAACTAGCATCACAAAGTTTGCCAAAAAAATTGTATTAATTTGAAATTTGTTGTATAAATAATTTTTGTAGCGCCTAATGGGCTACAGTAACTTTTAACTTGCTTTTAGGAGGAGATAAAATGATCAAAACAATCTTATCAAGCTGACCACAGCAATTCCTGATTATAAAGTTTGACACGTACTTGTGCGTGTGTTATACTATTCTATTGTTACATAAGGAGAAATTATGAAGTTAGTACCCATTCGCGATCGTATCGTGATTAAAATGGTAGAAGCAGAAACTAAAACAGCGTCAGGTATTGTTATTCCAGATGCCGCCGCGGAAAAACCCAGCCAGGGTGATGTATTGGCTGTAGGTACAGGTAAAATAAATCCAGATGGAACTACAACACCGATGGTAATCAAAGCCGGTGACCGTGTGCTATTTGGCCAATTCGCTGGACAAATTGTCAAAGTTGACAATGAAGAATTTCGCATCTTAAAAGAAGAAGATGTAATGGCAGTTATTAAACAAGGAGAATAATGATGGCAGCTAAACAGGTAGTATTTGGCGATACAGGTCGCAATAAACTAGTAGAAGGCGTTGACGTATTAGCTAACGCAGTTAAAGTAACACTGGGCCCTAAAGGTCGTAATGTTGTAATTGAAAAATCTTTTGGTTCACCACACATTACCAAAGACGGTGTTACAGTAGCTAAAGAGATTGAGCTCGAAGATAAACTTCAAAACATGGGCGCACAAATGCTCAAGGAAGTAGCAAGTCGCACAGCAGACAAAGCCGGCGATGGCACAACCACTGCTACGGTATTGGCACAGTCAATTGTTAAAGAAGGCATGAAGTATGTGGTAAGTGGTCACAATCCAATGGACCTCAAGCGTGGTATTGATCAAGCAGTCTCAGCCGCAGTTGCTGAACTAGACAAGATCTCTAAGCCATGTACCACGGCCAAAGAGATTGCTCAGGTAGGCAGTATCAGTGCCAACAGCGACACAACTATCGGCCAGTTAATTGCTGACGCTATGGAAAAAGTTGGCAAGGATGGTGTTATCACTGTTGAAGACGGCAAAGGTCTTGTTGACGAGTTGGATGTAGTAGAAGGCATGCAGTTCGACCGCGGCTATCTAAGCCCATACTTTATCAACAATCCAGACAAACAAGTTAGTGAACTTGAGAATCCTTATATCTTGTTAGTAGATAAAAAGATTTCAGCAGTGCGTGATTTGATTCCTATCCTTGAAGCAGTAGCCAAAGCAGGCAAACCATTGTTGATTGTTGCTGAAGATGTTGAAGCAGAAGCATTGGCTACATTAGTTGTTAACGCCATGCGTGGTATTATCAAGGCATGTGCTGTTAAGGCACCAGGATTTGGTGATCGTAAAAAAGCCATGCTTGAAGATATCGCTATCTTGACAGGTGGTCAAGTGATTGCTGAAGAGCTTGGCGTTACATTAGATAAAGCCACAGCAGATATGTTGGGCTCAGCTGGTCGTGTCGAAGTAAGCAAAGACAACACAATCATTATCGATGGTGCTGGTAGCAAAGATGCTATTGAAGCTCGTATCAAAGCTATTCGTGCTCAAATTGACACAGCCACAAGCGATTACGACAAAGAAAAACTTCAAGAACGTTTGGCTAAACTAGCCGGCGGTGTTGCTGTTATTCGCGTAGGCGCCGCAACAGAAGTTGAAATGAAGGAAAAGAAAGACCGCATTGATGACGCACTACACGCAACTCGTGCCGCTGTCGAAGAAGGTATTGTTGCTGGTGGTGGTGTAGCACTAATTCGTGCTCGTCAGGCAATGACTGGCCTAGTTGGAGCCAATGCAGATCAACAAGCTGGTATCAACATTGTTGCCCGTGCTATGGAAGAACCAGCTCGTTGTATTGCCTACAATGCTGGTGTAAGTGCTGATGTAATTGTAAATGAAATTGCCAGCAAGACAGGTAACTATGGTTACAATGCCGCTAATGACACATATGGTGATTTAGTGGACCAAGGTGTTATTGATCCGACTAAGGTTACCAAAACAGCATTGGTTAATGCCGCAAGTATTGCCGGCTTGATCTTAACTACAGATTGCTCTATTGCTCAAATTCCTCAAAAGGAACAATCTGCTAACCCAGGCATGGGCGGTATGGGCATGATGTAATTGACAGGTATTTGATATTCTGTCATAATAAATACATGTGTGGATGCCCAATGGTGGGGTCCACACTGTATAGTCAACTTGCTTAATAAAGGAGAAAACAAATGACTAAAATCACATCTTTTGATCTAACCCCATTCTATCGTAATACCATTGGTGTAGATAGACTCTTTGATCGCATCACACAACAGATCGATCATGCCGCAGGTAATAACTACCCTCCATATAACATTGTAGAAACAGGCGAGAATCTTTATGAGATTCAAGTGGCTGTTGCTGGCTTCACACAAGGTGAAGTTACAATCAATGTTAAAGACGGTGAGTTAATTATCACTGGAGAAAAAACAGAAGCTATTCCAGAAGGACATGTATATCGTCACCAAGGTATTAGTGCTCGTAAGTTTATTCGTACATTTAGTCTTGCTGATCATGTAGAAGTGCGTGAGGCTGTAAGTAAGGATGGTATCCTAACTGTTAAGTTAGAGCGTATTATTCCTGAGTCAGCCAAGCCAAAAACTATTGCGATCACATACGCAAATTAATATAATGTAGTAAATACAGTGGAGGGCGTGGTGCTCTCCACTAACTGATAAAGGACTAAGGATGTCACAAGCAGAAGTAAAAACAAGAACAAGCCTAGAGATTAAAGAACCTCCTATGTTCAAGGTCATTTATCTCAATGATAACCAAACTACTATGGAATTTGTTATTGAGACTTTAGTTGACTTTTTTGATTACAATACAGAAACAGCACTAAAAATTACTGAAGATATTCACCACGAAGGTTCAGCAGTAGTGGCTGTTTTACCTTATGAGGTAGCTGAACAAAAAGGCATTGAAGTTACTGTTTGTGCTAGATCCAACAACTATCCTCTTCAAATTAAACTTGAACCTGAGTCTGATTAAAAATCTATTTCAATACGTTTAGGATAATATACTGATTGTTTCCAGGGGGTGTCACCTCGCCCCCGACAATTATTAACAAATCTAATTCCATCTATGTAGCGATCAACACCTTTATGGTAGTGACCAAAACACCATGCTTTAATTTTATCTTCAGTATCTTCGTTGATAGCTAATCTCATGTGTTTATTGCCTAGAGTGTTAAATCTGTAGGTATCGACTAAATCAATGTCATGATTAACTAATGCAGGGTCTGGTACAGTATGAGTTACAATCACAACAGCCTTAACATCTTTATGAGTTTGAAGTTTTTCTAGGCTGTTAATAAGGTAAGCCGCATCATTAAATGAAATTCCGGTTATTGAATCAGCTGCCGAGTCTATTTTATCTTGATACCATAAGACACTTTCTTCGTAACTTATTGATGAGTCAAAATCATAACCCCACCAACCATTTGTAGCAATGATAGCAACACCATTAATAATTACCACATTGTTTTGCAAATATACTACATTGTCGATATTTTTAAGCACATGATTGAGTTCTCGATAACTTCTTCCTAAATCATTTAGATAATATGCATGTTCATCATTACCGTCGATATAAAAAACACCCCCGGGATAACAACGACCCAAGTGGCCAAGTGTTTCAACTAATACTCCTCGATCTCTTGCGATGTCTCCTGCTACTACACAATACGGACTCGTGGCTTGTCCAGTCCAGTTGAACTCATTCCAAGTTTCAATATGTAGGTCAGAAATTAAATCAAATGCAAAAGTCATGATACATATTTAAAAGGATTAAACATATGAACATAATAATGGGAACCGAGAACGCACAATCATTTGCTGAGAAATATACAGTATTAGAACTTGATATTATTAAGATCATGCCCGAAGGACATTGTATACCAGCTTATTGTGTAGTTGAAAACATTCCAATACTAGATCTCAATCGAGTTGATAATATGCGCCGATTGCATCGCGGATTGTTGGAAAACTATCGCCAAAAAAATTGGAACTATTGTATTCAGGCAATTGAGAATCTAACAGGCTTTTGGGGAGGAGAGTTAGACTCGTTCTACGCTGATTTACAGCAACGTATCAATAAATACTCAGAACAAGATCCAGGGGAGGATTGGGATGGTACAATTGAAAAACATCCTGTTGGTTAGTGCCTTAGCATTTCTAACAGCATGTGCCGCTAAATTTGATCCGTTGGAATACGGACGTGTAGTTGACATTAGACATACTGTCAGCGTAGCACAACAAGAAAACACCTGTGCCAAACCAGCTCAAGCACGTACAGTAGCCGATAGCATTTATAGTGATGTTCGTTGGTTAATGATGTACGCTCAATATCTTCCTGATAACAGCCCAGGCGAACAAATGGCAGTGGCACTGTTTAACACAGCGGCAGAATTTAGCAAACGATACGAAGCTCCGGAACCTGTAAGCAAAGTCTACTGTGATCTTAAACTTAAAACACTTGCGGTACAAGTAGAAACAATACAAAAATCACATGGCGGGAGACCTAGATGAGCATAGCACAACAAATTAATGAAATTTTAGGTCATATTGACCTATCTAACTTTTTAGCCGAACAAACAGATGCTATTAACAATGCCTATGCCACACAGCAAATATCTGCTGAAGAACGTGATGCATTATTGACTGATCTTGTTAATACAAATGTAGTATTTCAGGGTGCTAGTGATCAGGATATTCGAGTTTTTCTAGATCGTGTGCTCACAGTAATTAAATCCGCACCACTTCCGTAAAAACCCAGCACTAAATTTGTTCTAGATCCTGTTAAATACTAATAGGAGCTAGAATGAGAAAAATAATAATAACAATTCTCGCTGGTTTTACTGTTAATGTGTGGGCCGACACCTTAGTTCACCAATTTCAATCGCCAGCTTTTATACCGGGTAATGGGTATTCCACTCATGTGCTAACCATTGAACAGCTCGAAGCAAACCGTAAAAAAGCTATACAGGATGCTAAAAAAGCCGAAGCTGATGCTGCCGCAAGAGCCGCCGCAAATACTAATCTACAAAAATTCCTAAACAACTTTGAAAGTCGTGTTTATGCTCAATTGTCCAAACAATTAGCAGACGCTATGTTTTCCTCCACCTCCGGAACCACAGGTACTATAGAATTCCAAGGCACTACTATTACTTGGGACAAGGACACGGTTACCAATCAGGTCACGCTAACTATTGTTAGTCCTACAGGAACCACTACGGTTACTGTACCAATAGCGAGCTTTGCATTTTAATGCGAGGCTTAATGACTCTTCTACTAGCTTTAACCTTAACCGGTTGTGCTGGTCTGCAACTTGATCTTCTCAAAGAAGAACCTGTAGCACTAAAACCCAAAGAAAACTTAATTGCTAAACTGCCCAAGTTAGATGGTCCACCTATGACCATTGCTGTATACGGATTTATAGATAAAACAGGTCAAAAGAAACCTAGCCAAAACTTAGCGTTGTTTAGTTCAGCAGTGACACAAGGTGCCGAAGTATTTTTAATTAAAGCACTACAAGATTCACCAGGTTGGTTTAGAGTTGTAGAACGTGTAGGACTAGACAATTTGGTTAAAGAACGTCAACTTATTCGAAATCAACGAGAAGTTTACGAAGGTAAGGATGCCAAACCATTAAAGCCATTAACTGTGGCTGGCATTATGATTGAAGGTGGTATTATTGGCTATGACAGTAATATCCGTTCAGGTGGTAACGGTGCTCGATTCTTGGGTATCGGAGCCAGCCAACAATATCGAGTCGACGAAGTAGTTATTAGTCTTAGAATAGTAAGTATTTCGTCAGGTGAGGTATTGTTGACAAACGCTGTGAGCAAAACAATATACAGCACACAGCACGATGTCGCAGTGTTAAAATTCGTTGATGGTGGCACCAAAGCACTTGAAATGGAAAACGGCTCGGCATTGAATGAACCCACTACCTACGCAGTTCGTGTGGCAATTGAACAAGCGGTATACGAATTAATTGTAGAAGGGGAAAAGAAAGGGCTCTGGAGATTTCAGGGCAAACAATAATGATAAGAAGTATTTTAATACTCACAATGATGATGTTAGCTGGCGTTGGAGTCGTTAGTGCCAATGAGGTGTATATTGAACAAATTGGTGATGGTACAAGCATCTCAGTTACTCAAGAAGGATCTAACAACAACATGGGTAGTGCCAATGCATCGGCATATATCGGTGGTGATGCGAATGATGTAACTGTTAGCCAAGTTGGTTCAAATAATAGTTTGACAATGACCATTGGTGGTAACACTAATACTGTTAACGTGAATACTACTGGTAGTAATAATACGCAAGAAATTACCTGCGGTACCAGTGCAAGCCAAACTTGTAGTAGTTCGACTATTACCCAAACAGTCACTGGTGACTCAAACACTGTGACACAAACTTTAGGTAGTGGTGCAACACGTACAAGTAATATAAACATTACAGGTGATTACAACACTGTAACACATACTGCTAGTGGTGTTGGCTCTCATAGTGCTGACATTACAGTTAGCGGCAGTGGTACATCGTTGCTTAATAACCATGTTAGCGTAACACAAGAAGGTGCAAATGCTAAGACAGCAGTGGTTAACGCCACGGGTAATAATATCAATATTGGTATTACTCAGCGCGATTGATAGTTGGGCCGGTGTTGGAAAAGTGACAGAACAAACAGGCCCAACTGAAATCGTTAGATCAAAAAAGTCACTGCCGTCGGCGGTGAATACCCCTGTGGAGATGAACGATACCATCATCACTGCCAAGGCTCGGGCACAGTTGACCTTTGAGGATAATACCACTGTAAAGATTACTGAACAAAGCAAATTAGTCATAGACGACTTTGTCTATGATCCTAAAAAAGGCACAGGCAAAGTTGCTATGAAAGTTGTTCTGGGCACAGCTCGCTATTCTTCAGGACAAATAGCCAAGACAAATCCACAAGCAGTGGATGTTAAAACTCCTACTGCTACCGTGGCTGTTCGCGGCACAGATTTTTCTATGACTGTAGACGAACTAGGGCGCAGTCTTGTTATGTTATTGCCCAGTTGCGATGACAAAGGTTGTGTAACTGGTGCGATTTTAGTTAAAAATGACGCAGGTGAAGTTTTTATGGATCAGCCATATCAAGCCACACTAGTTGCTACGCTAACCACACCGCCTACAGCTCCTGTATTTGTAACCTTAGATCAGGCTAATATTAACAACATGTTAATTGTCAGTCCACCTAAACAGTTTAAAGATGAAGAGCTACAAAAAGAATCAAAGTCAGCACTAGATATAAACTTTCTTAATCAAGACTTTTTAAAGTATAGTAAACTTGACGAAGATGAACTTAAAAAGTTTAGAGAATTAGACATGAATTATCTTGACACAGATTTTTTGGCCAACATGCTAGATTTAGCCAACGCACAGTTGTCTGCTAGCCAAGAGCAAATGCTCAGTCAAAATACCATGTTGCCTGGCTATAATGCCGCTACAGGTTTAACGTATGGTATTGATGCAGATGACGACAGTAAACTTGTGCTACGCAGAGGCAACGATCATATTGCTCAAGTTACCGTAAATCGCGAAGCAAATTTAGTATTAAATATTACACAATCAGGCAACCCATTAACACAGCAGGTTAATCGCGGAGGAACGACGGTAATTACTATTAATCAACGATGAGGAGATTAGTATGAACGGCAAGACCATGAAACTATTAGTTGAGTATATTGCAGATCAACATAGAAAAGAGCGTGAACGTTATGCTCAAACCTATCGAACAATATATCAAAAACCCAGTGATACTAAAGAAGTTAATCAAACTAAGGATAATAAATGAGCTGGTTTAGACACAGGCCGCCAAGGTACCCACCAGAACCACAACAAGACCCGGTACCTGACACGTTTTGGCCACCCGAAAACGAATAAATACCTACATAATAACAATAAGGGGCTATCATGGGTGACATTTTTAAACTCATAGGTGATCTTGGTTTTCCAATTGCTGTAGCACTAGCAGGCGGATACTTTGTTTATCTAACAATCAAACTATTATTGCAGGGTGTATTAGGCAGTATTCGCGGCATGGCGGGTATTATTACTGCACTAGATAACCGTGTAAAGACAATGAATCATGATGTTATACGTATTGATACTGTGGTATCAAATGCACTAGGTCTGCGTCCAGACGTAGATCGTATTAGTCGAGCTGATGGCAAAAACGACGCACGGAGAGATTAGTATGTTAATGTTTACAATTATTGCTGTAATTGCTGTACTTTTGTACATCAACGAACGAGAAGAATCTCCTAATCAACACCAAGAAGATTTAAAATTAGCCAAAGAATTTTATCTTAAACAACGCTACTATCGTGGATAACAATAACCAACGATTAGTTTTGGTAGAAAATAAAGAGGACGACACCCTCGAGTTTAAATATGTAACGGATCAAGAGTATGCTTGGATGCTATTACAAGAGCAAACTAAACAGCCGAAGGATTTAACTTAAGGAGACGTAGTATGAAATTTGTAGATTATACTTTTACAAGGACTTTTGATGATAACATCTTATTTGATCCAGAACTAACACCCGAGCAGTTAGGAGTTAAGACTGGTGATTGTTTTGAAGTTAAAATAAGAGACAACGTCATTATTTTAGAAAAGAAACAATACAATGAATAAATTATTAGCCCTGGTCTTGTTGCTTGTCAGTACCTTGACTTGGGCTGATAATCGTTCCTGGACTCCTGAAGAGCAAGCACGGTTGGCTACAGCTGCCGCGGTTACAGTAGCCGACTGGTCAACTACAAGAGATTTATCTCGACGATACAACGAGGGATATCACGAGAATAATCCTATTCTTGTCAAGCACCCAAGTACAGGTCGTGTGGATTTGTATTTTGTCTCAGCTGGACTGTTAGGCTATGCAATCGCCGACAATTTAGATCAATATAGAAAACCATTTCTACAAACATGGACTGCTGTGGAAATATATTATACAAACAGAAACCTTAACATAGGTTTAAGAATGAAATTTTAGGAGTTAACATGGATGTAGTAGGATTGATAAACAAGTATGGATTTCCAATTGTCATGGCAGTTGGAATGGGATATATTATAAAATATGTGTGGGAATGGTCAACTAAAGAAGTTAAGCCAGTTATCTCTGAAGCAAACACAGTGCTTATCGCTCTTATTGATCGTATCCGCATGTTGGATAATGATCTCATCCGCTTAAATCAAAAAGTAAACACCGTATTACATCTTCGTGGTAAGACTATTGAATATGAGCGTGTGGAAGCTGAGATGGAAATTAATAAAACTGTACACAAAAAATCTGAAGATGATCAAACTGCAAGTGCAGGTGAAGGTTGATTTAACTAAATATTATTATGAGATTAAAAGAGATTACTAACGAAGGAAAAGTCGGCGGATTCCCATCATCATTGCAAAGAATCACCGCACCGTATACAGGTGGAGGTCCTCGAGTAAATGAACCAGCATTTGTAAAAGCCGGCAAGCAAAAAAAATATCAACGAACTGTTGATTTTAATGATTTAAAAACCGACAAAGAAAAATTTGAATTCATATACAACTTAAAAGTTGGTAAAACTACAAATAAAGCGGTGTTCGAAATTCCAGGGACCAACGGAAGTAAAGTTATCAGTTATGATCCACAAACTGGCAACATTGAACTTGAAGTTGCTAGAGGAAAGAATGTTGATTTGTACTCTGGTAATGCTAATAATTTTAAATTTTTGGGTAGAGAAAAATCTCCTAGCACTCCGTTAATAAAGTATAAGTTTAGTCCTGGGGCTCTTGAAGATCTGGGTCCGGCTGTCCGTAAAACAAAAACTCAAGCAAACCCTTTTAGCAAACCATCGACTCTTACTAAGTTACCTTGGTAAACAAATACCTGAACCAATCCACGGGCCCAAACTGGCTCTAGTAGGTTCAAACAATAAATTCCATTGCGGTTGTGTGCCTGTTAGTATATTACCTGGCAAGTAATGCCAGAATAAAAAACTACTAATCATACTATCAACAATCCAGTCGCTAATCTTACCGACAGGACTATTTGCTAGTTGCTCGGTATACTGAGTCCCAATCTGATGGTAGTTCAACATTTTTCATCTCCTCGCATCTTTCAATCCATATATCATAGTAGTGATCCATTGCACCTTCAAATCGACCTTTAAGTTCACGACATTGTTTAATCGCTTGGTCAAACTTCTGTTTGCGGTACAGTGCCAACATAGCATCGTGTAACTGATGGTCGCCTGTGTCAGCGTTTATTTCATCCTTACGTCCTAGTACAGTATAGATATGTACTCCTTCTGTTTTGCCTTTAACAGCAATACAATCTAGTTCGAGTACATAGTATTCGTCTGCTACATATTCTGCCGTCTTCGGGCCCAATACGATTTTGACACCATACGGTTTACTTTGCCCTTCAAGACGCGATGCGAGATTGACGCTATCTCCAAGGCAAGTATAATCGAAACGCTGATCACTGCCCATATTCCCAACAACAACAATCCCGGTATTAATACCAAGACCCATTCCAAAAGGTGGAACACCTTCAGCAGTAATTTCTTTATTAAATTCATCTAAACTCCCTAACATTTCTAATCCTGTGCGTACAGCATGTTTGGCGTGGTCTGCATCTTTAATCGGTGCGTTCCAAAATGCCATTTGAGCATCACCAATATATTTGTCCAGTGTGCCGCGATTCTCTAAAATCTTTTTAGTCATGGCAGTCATGTAACGATTCATGATCTTGGTCAAGCCTTGTACATCTCTACCATAGTGTTCACTGATGCTGGTAAAGCCACGCACATCTGTAAACATAATAGTCAACTCTTGTTCCTCACCACCTAGGCGTAGTAAGTCTGGACTGCGCTGTAGTTGTGCTACTAGGTCTGGACTCAAGTATGTGCCAAATTGTTTCTTTATTTGTTGCTTTTGCAAGAACTCGCTGACGAACTTGACACCGTATGCGTGGAGGGACACAATAAGAATTGCGCCAACAAAGGCAGTGACATCATATAGATACAAACCGTAGCGGTAAGCAAGATGACTACCAACCACGGCAATAAGTGTTGTTCCCACAACTGTCGCCAATCCAACATAAACATACCTCGTTAAAAATAATAAACCTACACCTGCTAATAATATAGCAAGTAACTCTACACCATCTGCGTAATCAGGACGTTTGATAGTTACACCATTAATCATTGTGCTGATAGCACTAGCTTGAAACTCTTGTGGCCACATAGCACCTTGAGCAGTTGGCACAGGATTACCCAACCCTGCGGCAGCCGGCCCTACAATAACAATAGCATTACCAAAGTCTTTGGGCAAGTTAGTTAAACTTACGCTCTTTGATTTTTGACTTAGGTCAACCCACACACGACCTAGGTTATCTGTTGTGATAGGACCAAATGCTGGCACACGCATCTTCTCTACACCAAGTTCATTTAACTTAACTTGGAATGTATTGTCACCTGCGGCCACCCGCAAAGTTTCCATCGACAAACTTGGGTATAGTTTATCACCCACTGCTACGACCATTGGCAAGCGACGATTAACACCATCTACTTCTGGTAGTGTGCCGACAATTCCCACGCCCACTGCACTTGCTTCTAGAGGGCGAATGTTGGCAATTAATCCTGGATATTGTACAACTTGTCCTAAGTATTCTGCACCAATAACAGCCGACCCTGGTTGCTTAGGTGGGTTCTTAGTTTTCTCACTTGGAACACTTGGTAGAATGACTGGATATTGTTTAAGTGCGTTGGCTAATACAGCATCGCCGCCTGTGCGATCTGGCTCAGCCATAAGGACATTAAACACAACAAGACCAGCATTACGACGATACAAATCTTTAATGATTTCAGCATATTGATCCCTTGGTAAAGGCCATTGGCCATATCGGTCTAATGTTGCTTCATCTATATTAACTGTGTATATATTGTTTTCTGTAGGAGCCTTGCTGGTAATCAGTGTGTCAAAATATTTTAAACGAACTGATTCTACAAATGCGGGATCTGCTACTCGCACACATAACACCAGGGCTAATGTAACCAACGCAGTCCATGGGTTAATTAGAAGTTTTTTAAGCATCTAATATTTATTTACGGCTAGCTAGGTATCTGTTGTAGTATTTTCTGGCTTTGGATAGAATGGCTATATTCTGCTCGAGTGTTAGTGGAGTAATACCTCGGGGAAAAAATTGATTATATAATTTTGGTATACCTGCTAATTTTTTTCTAATTGTTAGATAGATTTCGCTTGTATTTGTATTTTCAAGAGTATTGAGCCCAGTTTTAAGATTCTCTCTTAATTCACCAGATACTAAGTTAAAGAATGCATCACTGAAAAAATGTTGTTGATTATAGATAGCAATGGTTTTGAGTTGTTGCATCTTATACTGTCGTTCTTCTGATGTCCAATTTTTAATGGTTTTCATAACTTCAATTATTGCTTCTAATCGAGTGTAATGATCTTCAATTTTATCATAACTTTCATCAATGATACCATCAAATGTTTTAAACCCGTAGCTGTGCAAATATTCTAGAGACCTTGGAGTACCAGCAAGTATAAACGGTTGTTGGCAAGCAATTGGACGCAATACCTTCTCTGTTAAGTGATTTCTTGGATCTTGAAATAATGTTTCAAGTACAATTTCAAAGTTAGTCGACTTATAATCCTCTACATCAAAATCAGCACTATAACAACTAGTGGTGAGGTTTTCTTGAAAATGTTTCTCGAGTTGATTATTTGGTTTCCATTGTTTATTGATGAATTTGTAATTTGTGTAATGGGTATTGTTATCTGTAAACCCAATGGACGTTTGACATTCGTTAATTAGGTTGTGTTCTATTAGTAAGTCGGCAAACTTTAATCGATATTCTCTTGTTCCACTCCAAGCCCGGTTGTAAACTAAAAACAGTTTGGTATTATCGTGCTTTCTAAAGTCAACATGTTGAGCATATCTAAACCAGTCTCGAGAAATTAATGCATGACTCCAATAATATATCGGAATAAAATTCATTCTTTTATATACGTCAACTTGTGGGGAATTTCTTTCGCTATGTAACAATAAACATAAATCGTAAATATTTCCAGGGAAGTACCGAAGATTTCTCATCAATGTTGGAGCATTGTTTTCGGTAAAAATTTTACACACAAACTCGTTTTCTCCTAACTTTGGATTTAATGTTGGTTTTTGATCTTGATAAAGTTGATAATTTAACGGTTCTTGGTCGTTACAGTATAATTCAGCAGTTGTCAATTGAGTTACCTCATCGACAATTTTTAATAATGTTAAATCTTCTATTTTTTTACTCCCATGGGGCAAAAAACGATAAATTAGTACATCGCCGTAAACATCTTGGGCGACACTTTCAATATAGTGATACAATCTATCTAAAGGAATACTCATGAAAAATATTGGTTTTATTGGATTAGGAAAATTAGGCCTTGACTGCGCCGAAGTTATGGCTGAAAAACACACAGTACGGGGTTATGATATTTACCCACGTACAAGTGATGCGGTAAAAGTTTGCTCCATTGAAGAAACAGTGAACGAAAGCGAATGGATCTTTATCGCAGTTCCTACTCCACACGAAGAAGGTTATGATGGTAGTGTGCCTAGCTCACACATGACTCCAAAGGACTTTGGGCATGATGCTGTTAAGGATGCTATCCAGAAGGTAAACCAATATGCTACAAGTCCTAAAAAAGTTGTGTTAATTAGTACAGTACTACCGGGCACAACTCGCAGGCACTTTATTACGTTACTAGACAAAAAGCATCAGTTCTTATACAACCCATATTTGATTGCCATGGGCAGTGTTAAGTGGGACATGGTTAATCCAGAAATGATCATGATTGGTACAGAAGATGGTAACCCAAACACCTTAGCTGGTGAGTTGATTGACATTTACAAAACAATCATGCAAAACAATCCACGCTATGAAATTGGCACATGGGATGAATGTGAAGCAATCAAGATTTTCTATAACACATTTATTTCGGCTAAAGTTGGCTTGGCCAACATGATCCAAGACTTTGCTCTTAAAATTGGCAACATCAACGTTGACGTAGTTACCAATGCATTGGCCCGTAGTACCATGCGTATTATGGGTCCTAAGTATATGACAGCAGGTATGGGAGATGCAGGTGCTTGCCACCCACGTGATAATATTGCCTTGCGTTGGTTAGCACAAGAATACGAAGTAGGCTACGACTTGTTCGACACTATCATGCATGCTCGCGAAATCCAAGCAAAGAACTTGGCACTATTCTTAGTTGATCAAGCCAAGAAATCTAACTTGCCTATTGCTATTCACGGTAAAGCATACAAGCCCGACGTTCCGTACTGTATTGGAAGTTATTCAACATTAGTTGGTTATTATGTTGAAGAGGCAGGATTGCCTGTTGTTTACGTAGATCCATTAGCTGACGATGCTACTAAAGTTGTTGCTAGTGTGGATACACCAGCAGTTTATTTGTGGGCACACAATCGTAAAGTAACCTACGAATACACAGGTGATCAAGAAGCAACTAAACCATATTGTGAAATCAAGCCAGGTTCAGTTATCGTAGATCCATGGCGTCAATTGCCATTAGACATGGCAGATATTAAGGTTGTACACTATGGTAACACACGCAATAGCCAAGTATAATCTTGACGTCTTTTGGGACGACGAATACAAACATTTAGACTATATTCAAGAACCATTCAACGATCCTGATGATGTAGCTCGATGGATCGAACAAGGTTACCACACTAAGATATGTGGTGATCTTGCTGACATGCGTGGACGTCAACCCAGTTGGAATCACAAGTTTGTTGAACATTTTGAACGCATGGGTTGGAAAAACATTGGTACAGCATACTATCGCATGACATCAGGTACAGTCATGCCGGTACACAGTGATCGTTATGTAAAGTATATTGACTTGTTTAATCTTCAAGGGCGCGAGAATCGTATTCGCCGAGCTTTAGTTTTACTAGAAGATTGGCGTTCGGGTCACTATCTTGAAGTGATGGACATTCCATTTGTCAAATGGTCGGCTGGACAAGTAGTTGAATGGAATTACGATACTCCACACATGGCCGCCAACATTGGACTAGAAGATCGATATACACTACAAATAACAGGGTGGGCATGATAGATAGTCGTAACGAATGGGATCCATTAGAAGAAATTATTATTGGTCGTGCTGACTATGCTAACTGGCCCAGTGACGATCCTGTGTTTGCACAAGAAGCAGAAAAAACAGCCTGGAAAGATTCTCCCGTTCCTGGTGGTCCTGTGCCACAGTGGATTATAGATGAAGCCAACGAAGATTTAGATGCACTAGCCGATGTATGTCGCAAGTATGGTGCTGTAGTTTATCGTCCACAGCCCTACAATTATGTTGAACGTCAAGGTATGTATGGTTATTGCCCACGTGATCGTGTGTTAGTTGCTGGCAAACAAATAGTTGATGTTTCAATGATGTATCCCTGTCGTAATCAAGAGATTGGAGCACTGGAACATGCCTGGGTAGGACATCAAACACTGCGCATGCCTAAAACTTCTGAGTTTGTTTGTGATGCCGCAAACATCGCTCGCCTGGGCGACACATGGTTATTCCTTGAAAGTTGGTCTGGTAACCGCAGAGCATACGAGTGGTTGTGTGAACAGTTTCCTAACATAAACATCGAATTGGTAAATTTCTATGCTGGTGTACACATAGATAGCACAGTAATACCCTTGCGTGAGGGTTTGGTCCTGCTCAATGGTGCTAGAGTCAACGATGATACTTGCCCAAAAGCATTCAAAGATTGGGAAAAGATATACGCACATGATGTAGTGCCTCAGGGCTTTTACAATTATCCCTATGCCAGTAAATGGATTGCCTTAAATATGCTAGTATTAGATCCACACACGGTTATTGTTGATCGGCATCAAAAAACGCTAATTAATATACTGGAGAAATATAAGTTTACAGTTATACCTTTGGAACTGCGCCACAGCCGTACATTAGGGGGTGGATTCCATTGTGTTACATTAGATACACGGAGACGTCATGCTTGATCCACAAGTAGTAACAAAATTAGTTGAACAACATATTGCTGACTCAGTTGATGGTCAAGTGACTGACCTCTTTTCCAAAGAAGAATGGTTAAACCCAATTGAGGACAAGATTGTTCGATTTACACAAGATACTATCTTAAGAAAATTTGCTAATTCTAGCTCAATGCCTGAAATTATTGAAGCAGTTAAAAAGAGTGTTGAGAAGATGTTTGCAGATGGATACATTCCTGGAATTGAAAATTTTGTAGATTCTCAAATTATCAAAAAAGCCACCGATGAATCTATCAGTGAAATTGTAAAAAAATCAATATCTAGACTAGAAAAAGATCCACAATGGATTAAAAACGTCGAAGGAATGATTAACCAGGTTGTAGTTAATCGTGTGTTAAGTGCAATGAGCACTGTCGATGTTAGTGCAGTAATCAATCGTCGTGTCGACGAAAGACTTAATAAACTTAAAGATGAGATTGTCGAAAGGACCACACTTAAGGGCATTCAAAATGCCGCTGGACAAGTAGAGCTCACAGTGTTGGATCAACACGTTGTTGTGGAAAATCAGTTCACCACTAAAAATCTTGAAGTGGTTGACACCGCAGTAGTTAACAATCTTAACATCACCGGAGATGTGAATATTTCTGGCCCTAGTTGGAAAAATGTTAGAATAGAAGTGGCAAAAGACGCAGTTAATTTATTAACTGATGCTTGGAAGGATCAACTGATAAAGGACTTATCTGCAGAAATTAAAACTAACGGCATTAACTTTGAAAGTGTGATGATAGATAATATTCCATTGGTTGCCGACGGCAAATTGTCAGATGCGATTGTGTCTAGTAGTATTCAAGAACTTGGAACCCTGAAAAAATTAAAAGTCAGCGGAGAATCTCACATCTATGATACATTTAGTGTGGTAAACAAACGTGTAGGTATTAACACTCCTGAGCCCGAAATGGCACTGGGATTATGGGACGAAGAAGTTAGTGTTGTAATTGGTAAACTTAAAAACAAGACCGGTTATATTGGCACCGGTCGAGCACAAAATTTGGCTATTGGTGTTAACAAAGATGCCGCAATAGAGATTGATTCTACAGGATTAACTGTAGTTAAAAAGTTACAAGTGGGTGTAAATCGAATTGGTTACGACAAACAAGTTCCCGGTTGGTCTGGATCAAAAGGAGACATTGTTTTTAATAATAATATAAACAATGAAAATAATGTATTTGCTTGGATATGCCTCGGCGAATACAAATGGAAATCGCTTAGAAGTATATGAGAATAAGTTGGGTTTTAGCCAATCAAACACATCTCGATCCCACCGTTGATATCAGTCAACTTAAAGATATTGGTAGTATCTGGGGAGGTTGGCAAACCTGGAGATCATATCAAACCGATAATGTAATTTGTTATGATCCGACGAAAGCAGCCGAACTCTTAAAAAGAAACTTTCAACAGAAATGTAATTTCTACCTACCTAATAATCAGTATCAATTTTTGGGCCGCCCGGAAGGTGTGCGATTGTTTGAAGGAGAAATTAAACACGAAGTAGATAATGTTGATGATTTAGTTAGCTTAAATTTAGCCAGTACTGTAAGCGATGTTATTGCTATATTAGGGTTTAACTTAGAGGAATTAGAGGAAACACCCGACAGATTGGCACACCATAAGAAATTTAATTACCAAAACCTTATCTATCGCACTATTGAAGATAATCCAGAAGTACAGTGGGTTATTGTGGATCATCCGGGACCACTGGCTAAAATTTTTGGTAAACTTACCAATTTAACCCAAGATACTTTAGATAACATATTGGGTTGACGCATAAGTCAACTAGCTATATAATGCTAACATGACTACTTCTATTACACCTCGTATTGGCTTTTGTTGCAAATGGATCGATCGTCCAGATCAAGTTGATGGCATCAAGCCTCTTGACGAAGCCAAACAATACAACACCGGTACCACTACTGTGGCCTGGCTCAAACGACAAACTAAAGAAGTAGCTGAACAGCGACTATGGGACCTAATGGTACAGAACATTGAGTCCACACGCAAATTAGTAGAAAGAGTAGGTACCTTAGATGAACGTTTACGAATGGTTCGTATCAGCAGTGACATTCTCCCCGTTTACACCCAGCCTGATTTTAGTTATTTTTGGCGCCTTCCTGATGTTCGTGCCTATTCCGAAAAGCATTTCGGAGACGTTGGTGTTTTGGCTCGTAATGGGGGCGTTCGCCTTAGCTATCATCCTGGCCAGTTCTGTGTTCTTGCATCCGCTGATGACGGCATCGTCGAACGCAGTATAGAAGAATTTGAGTATCATGCTGATATGGCTCGTTGGATGGGCTATGGAAAATCATGGCATGATCATGGATTTAAGATAAATGTACATTTAAGTGGTCGCGGTGGTGCCACTAAGTTCCTAGAGACATTGGGTCGCCTCAGTCCAGAGGCTAGGAATCTAATTACCGTCGAGAATGATGAGATGGCAAATGGTTTGGACGTTACTTTGGCTGTGGCTGAGCATGTGGCTCTGGTATTGGATATACATCACCACTGGGTCAACTCAGGTGAATACATTTCTCCGCAAGACAGTCGTACGCGGCGGGTTATTGACAGCTGGCGCGGTACCCGTCCTGTACTTCACTATTCAGTTAGCCGTGAAGATATTCTTGTGGACCATTGCACCCGAACTAGACCAGATCATGCCCAGCTCTTGGCAAGTGGTTACACTAAACAGAAACTTAGAGCCCATAGTGACTTTATGTGGAATGACGCAGTTAATGACTGGGCTTTAGAATTTTTGCCAAACTTTGACATTCAGGTTGAGTGTAAATCAAAAAATCTAGGAGCTCAAAAGTTGTTTGAGTTCTGGAAAGATCGACAAAATTCTATGCTTGCCGGTTTTTAATTTTTTAATAGTAGCATAATCGGCTTTGATGTCTTTTTGAATTTCGGTAATAGTAAGATTGCGGTTTAATAATTCGAGTATAGTTTTATATTTGTTATAGTTTGCAGTATATCTAATCTTCCATGTCTTTTCCGCTCGACTTTTGAGAATTTCAGGATTGTCTATGCACCACTGCTTGGTTGATTGTCTTTGCTTTTCTATCACTTCAAGTGGTCGAGTTCGACCCGACAACGCCAGAGAAACTTTAGGATTTGGTCTGCCTCTTGTTGTAGAAGCCTGATTCTCAGTATGTTCGGGCGTTCTTGAAGGTTTCTTTTTACCTAATTGTTGTTTTCGAAATAGTTCTTTTCTTTCTGGAGTATGATTACCACCTCCGCCGGTTTCTGGAATACGATTTGCCCATCCACAATCTTCAACAACATTCCATAATTTACTATAATATCTCCCCCAGTGAGATAGTTCTTCGTTTGAATGGCATTCTCTTAAAATCTCAGTATCATAATATGGACCGTGTTCAGCCAGGTGTTGCCTCCATAATAACCCAGAACCTTTGTATTTGTGAGGATCGGTAGATGATGTTTTACCTAGATATTTGAATCCAGTTTTTTTGTGTGTTTTAATATACAAGTAAATAAGCATGCTGACATGGTCCTTTCATGTTAGAGTAGTTGGGAGTTCCTGCTCCGCGAACTACACTTTTATTTAGTTAAAAAATGATTGAAAATATTTTTGGGTGGATTGCACGAGATTATCGTGAACATCCTGTTCGTTGTGTAGCAGAAATATTAGGTTGGGCAATGAGTGTGGGTGCCAACATTATGTTTATGTTGACTGTGCCAGCTGTGCCCTTCGTTTGGTTTTTAACATTAACTGTATCAAGCAGTGCCATCTTTGCCTGGGCACTGTGGACTAGAAATAGTCTAGGTGGTTTGGCCAACTATGCCTTCCTGGTTACAGTAGACACAGTGGCCTTGATCAAACTATTGTTATTTTGATTTTTTTGGTGCTGACTTCTTAGCAGGTGCCTTTTTAGCAGTGGCTTTGGCTGGTGCTTTTTTACCCTTGTTAGACTTGGCTTTGACTGCTGGTTTCATTTCTTTAACAGGAAATGATTTTTCAGCTTCTACTTGAGCACGCATTTCTTCGTGGAACTCTAACCCTTTTTTAGGTTGTTCTAATGCTGTAACATAATCTGTGTTAAAAGCAGGTTTGCCCACTGGTGCTTGAGCTTCGGTTTTACCAAAAAGTTTCTTAATAAAGTTTAACATATAAATCTCCTCGCATTTATTTAACCCAATATAATAGATACTGGCAAAAATACTTGACTTTTGTGCGGTTGCAACATAAACTGTATAAGTATATTAGTAGAAACCATGAGAGGCTTGTATGTTTAAAACAATTTGTAAGGCAATCAAGATAACTATAACTAGTATTTGCGATAGAATCGAATATCATAAGAAGTCCAAACAATCAGACTGGGAATAATATGTTATCCACAATGTTTTTACCACGCAGCGAGTATGACTTGTATAAGTTATGGCTCAAGCAACAAGATCCGGAAACACTTCGTATGTATTTTGGAGTGAGTGTAACCAGTGGATATATTGATCAGGTAATGGCACGCATTGATGCTGATAGATCAAAACACCACTTTTTAGTGGCATTTGACCACGACCAATGGATCGGCATAGTACACATAGCCGACATACCCAATGGTGGCGCCGAGTTTGGATTTATAGTAGATACTGATCATAGACAACAAGGTGTTGCTGATAGACTAATGGACGAAGCAACCACCTGGTGTAGAAATCGAGGTTATACCAAGTTATTTCTACACTGCTTGAGTCGTAACGAACCTATTAAAAAGTTGTGTTTGAGACACGGTCTTGAAATACACAATGTAGATGGAGATGCAGAAGTTGCAGTTGAACTTCCTCCTCCTAGCTTTTTTACCTTGGGTAAAGAAGTATCAGCATGCCAGCGTAACTTGTTTACCATGATGTTAAACAAGACTCTGCATATAACCTAAGGAAAAATATGTCAACAATCATAGCCGCACTGGTGATGGTACAAATCACCATAGCCTGTGTTACACTCTACTTACATAGAAGTCAGGCACATAGAGCAGTTGAGTTTCATCCTGTAGTCGCCCATTTCATGCGTTTTTGGTTGTGGTTAACCACAGGCATGGTCACCCGGGAATGGGTAGCCATACACAGGAAACATCATCAAAAATCGGATACACCCGAAGATCCACATAGTCCAGCAGTGTATGGTATTTGGAGAGTATTATTTGGAGGAGCACTATTATATGTTAAAGCTAAACAAGACAAAGGTATGGTTGATAAACTTGGGATTGGCTGTCCTAATGATTGGGTTGAGCGCAATGTTTATAGTCGCTACCCTAGCACAGGAATCGCCCTCTTACTCATTATTGATACGCTAGTATTTGGCTGGACAGGCTTGCTAGTGTGGGGAATTCAAGTGCTTTGGATTCCATTTTGGGCCGCTGGTGTTATCAACGGGCTAGCACATTGGGTTGGTTATCGTAATGTAGATACTAAAGATACATCAAGAAACCTTTGGCCGTTGGCTGTATGGATCGGCGGCGAAGAATTACATAACGGGCATCACGCTAACGGCACCAGTCCAAAATTCAGCCAAAAGTGGTGGGAGTTTGATATCGGTTGGATGTATATACAAATTTTGCGAGCATTAGGTTTGGCAAAATTGAGAGTGTAAAAACCACCAAAAAGTATTGCATTTTTTGCGGCAGTGCAATATAATAGCTAAATAAAGTTGTTAAAGAAATGTTGTGCCGAATGGGTCGGGCAACGGCAACTTTACATTCCACTTGCTTAATAAAGGAGATTAAAATGGAATTCAATTACAAACAATTAGAACAGATGTTCAACGTAGACGCACTAGTAGACCAAACTGAGAAAGCAGTTGCTCAAGTTTTGACATATTTGCCACACGCAGAAGTTAAAGAAACTCTTTTGACTTTGAACAAAGCCAATGCTAACTTTGCTCGTGCAAATTTGGTAGCCGCTAAATCATTTGGTGAAGTTGCTAAAGCATTTACCGAACAAGCTCAAAAGAATTTGAAATCAGTAGCAAACGTTAAGTAATTCCGAAATACTTGACAACTAATCCAGTGTGTGTTACATTACATACACTGGATTTTTTATTGAAGGAAATATCATGAAACGTAGTTTATTAGCCATAGCTGTTTTAGCCACTTTAGGTTTAGGTGCTTGTTCATCTACTAAGACTGATCTCAGTGGTACAGTATCTGCCGGGCCACAACAGGCCATTAGTGAACAACGCTTACAAAGCGACTTCAAACGTCAAGGCGTCAGAGTTATCTACTCACTAACAGGAAACCTTGAAGCATTAGAAGTTACCGCTTATGCTCCAGTCTGGGGCAATAGTGAAAATGCCGCCCGTGAAGCATTTCGCACTGCCGAATTAGAAGCTAAAAAACAAGTTAACGATTTTATCAATCGCGAATCAATTGCATCAACTACATCAGTTGTAATGATTAGCAAGAACTTGGAAAAGGCCAACGACAACAAGACAAACAATATCACAACCAATCGAAATCGTGATATTGTAGCCGGTGATACTAGTGATCTTGAAATCAACTCAAACAAAAACGAAACTGGCAATGACAGCAATAAAAACGAAAACGTAGCCACACGCAACGATGCCGTTCAAATTGCCACAACTCTTAAGAATGAAATTACCATACGCAACCAAGGTGTTTTAGGTGGCTTGTATCTAGTCGAAGGCGATACCATTAACAGTGGTAAAAACGTTCGAGTGGTATATCGTTGGGACAAAAAGCACGAAGCATCACGCAAAGAATTGCGTAACTCAATGTCTCAGTAATCATGAGGAACTGGTTAGCGGGCCTGGTATGTGTAACCTTGCTAGGCACCGCACAGGCTCAATCCACTGTTCAACTTTTAACTCCTAGCCCACTAACTATTGTACTCACAGCCGGGCAGTGGCTTTTTCAAAATCAACGCAAGGTTTACTACATCGAAGTAGAAAGTCGTGCGGCTAGCTTTGAACAAGCTCGCAGTGAAGCATTTCGCCTGGCAGTTGAACAAGCAGTTGGCACACTAGTATCTAGCGAATCAGTGTCGCAGGGTCAACGTCTAACAAGAGATGAGATTATTACCTATGCGTCGGGTTACGTTGATCGCTACGAAATTGCCTATAGAGAAGACCAACCTCGTGGCGTACTTCTTAGATTAAATGTTTGGGTAGCTCATAGTAAACTGTCCACAAGACTACTCAATCGTAGTGATGCCAGTGGCCAAATTGACGGAGCTCAAGCGGCCGCACAAGCCGAAACCATTATAACCGAACGCTATTCCGGTGATCGTTTGTTACGATCAGTACTAGCTGATTATCCTCGTCGAGCTTATAAGTTTGATGTTAAACCCACAGAAGTTTATTTAGATCGCAACCGTGCTCTTAAAATGCGAATACCATTCCATTTACGCTTGGCACCGGAATATTTAGAATCGCTCTGGACAGCACTAGAAGCCACAGCACAAAGCCAAGGTCCTACGCCTAATGTAAGCATGGTTAAAGTTACCACTGGAAAGTTGTTTAATGTAGGCGGAGGAACAGTAGGATTCAATGATCCTGGCAAAACTCAATTAATTGCCTATACTGCAACCAGCACTCAACCGGCGGTATTGCTAACTATTAGTTCTTCAGATTCGCCTACAATTCAAACTTGCTATCGTTGGAGCGAATTAGATCAAATTGTTAACAGCCACTACCCACAGTGGTTTTTTATATCTGCAGGTCCAACTTATGCTAATATTGATGGCCGTTTGGTGCTAAATGCCTATATTGAACGATATGTACATAGCTCACAATTAGAGCATATTACCAGTATTGATTTAGCTGTAATTCCGGGTAAGGAATGCCCAAATTAAAATTGCCATAAGTATTAGAGTATGTCCGAAAAATGTGTTATAATTATAATATACGCAGTTTAAGGACTATTTAAATGCCAGAAAAAATGCCTGCACTAGAAGAATTAGAAACAGAAAAATCCCACAGCCAGCTACTACAAGATGCTGGCATGTATGTGTTTATGGGTGACGTAGACACAGAATCTCTCAAGCCTGTTATTGAGTGGATTCTTGCTGAAAATCACGTGACCAAGAAACGCAAGAAAGAACTGCTATTAATGATATGTAGTTCTGGCGGAGATATGGAGCCAACGTTTGCATTGATTGACGTGATGAAGGCCAGTTCAATACCTATTAAAACTGTAGGACTCGGGCAGATTGCCAGCTGTGGATTGTTGATTTTTATGGCTGGCACTCGAGGACAACGAATTCTTACACCTAACACAAGTATTTTAAGTCATCAATACTCATGGGGTAGTGATGGCAAACATCACGAACTATTTTCAGTTGCTAAAGAATTTAATCTTACACATGCTCGTATGATTGCTCATTATAAGGAATGTACGGGCTTAAACGACGAAGAAATTAAAGTAACTCTACTGCCACCAAGTGATGTGTGGCTAACCGCAGACGAGGCATTGGCTCTTGGCATCTGCGATTATATTTCTGACTTAAAACGCGATTAACGTTGACGTTTACGGCCTAGTGTACTAGGCGATCCTAGTTTTTCTTTTTCCACACCGCCAGCATGAGCAGTGACACTGCTACGTGGTGGAATATAGTCGACTAACTCGCCTGCTTGGCTGTCGCCAGGGGCATCTGTAGTAGCAGTCTCTTCTTTGTTTGCCACTGCTTTAGGTTCTTTGTTGATGTTAAACACTAACTTACCACCAGAACTGGCTGTGGAACTATAACTCTTTTGTGCTTCTAGTGTCACGTCAGTAAACAGTTTACTTGGCCACACTGTGGTAAAGCCTTGAATGATAAATTCACCTTTGCCTTTTTTAGCATCAGTGTACATTTGAACAAATGCTGAATTGTTAAGGATATCTGCGGCAGCTTCTGAGAAGTTGGTTTTAGTATTAATCTCATTACATACTTTGTAAGCAATACTTGACACTAAATGATTTAACGGAACAACCTTACTCGGATCTTCTGCTGTGCGGTCTTTATAAATTTTCTTAAGATTAGCAGACAAATCAGTCTTGTTGATATCAAAATCTTTAACACCATCATATTTTTTCAAACTCATCACTTGAGCTATTTCGTCTTGTTTAATCATACCGAGTTGAACAGCAAGATCTAACGGACCACTATCATGACTACCTTTATCAATTACTTCTAAAATATCAATAACATCTTTATACTGTTTACGGAATTGTGTCATTCCTGCTGCCTCAAGTTCACGAACACTGTTTAATAAGTTCACACTAGATGCCATGGCACCTTTTGCGCCTTTAGAACTTAGTTTAATCTGTTTCCCAGCCGAATTAATCAATAATGAATCAAATAATTCTCCACTGGTCTTGGTATTAAAACTAACTACGCAATCTGAATATCCACCTTTGCCCATAAACACTTCTGCGGCACGTGCAGCGTTACCTTTAACTGGTGCACCATTGATAAGAACAATAGGCTGTAACATTTCGCAAAAGTAATCGCGGAATCCGGCAAAGTCCATGTTACCTGACGGTACCGATACTGGAAAACTTTCAGCTGAGGTAATAATCACAGCCGCTTGATACTCAGCTGATTCATTACCAAATTTAGCGGCAATTTGTGCTAGTATGCTTTCTGGGGTTTGGCTTTTAAATTCAGTTAATACATCTGTTGGTTTATACCCAACTTTTTCTTTTGACCCACGAGCGTCAGTTTGGCTAAACTCTCCTGGGATATCCACGGTTTGGAAAAATGTATTTTTTTCTCTAACTGGTTTGATCTCTTTAGCAAATTTAGCTAGATATCTTGTGCCCACCGCAGTGTCAAATGCCGCAATACCAAACGCACGATTTGCTCCGGGTTGATTAACCATTTCAATTGGATGTTTTACTTGCTTTTGTACAGCATCAAACGCAGTCATCATCTCTTCTCTACTGGTAAAACTACCAACTTCTGGATAAAAGGTTAAACTTTGGAATGTAATTTGGTTATCACTGCCTTCGCCACGCGAATAAACTTCGCCAGGTTTACGGGCACTTAGTCCACGAGCTTCATCTAGGGTGTTTATTAGGTTAATCAAGTCTCTCATAATATGTACTTATACTAGTTCTAATACAATAAGTAAAAGGTATGAACAAAATACAACTACAAATTTGTAGTGACCAATGGCAAAATCGAGAACAGATATTAGAACTACTGCCCAAAATAACAGCAAGTTGGGTGGTGTTTGATACTGGCGCAGAAGGTATCAGTTTAAAGCACAGTGGCATTTTAGACGTGATCAATCAATGGGTGTCGAGCACTGGTCGAGATCCAGCAACAGTATTCATAAACAATCCAAACACCTACGAGCAAACCCCATACAAAAATTTGTACAATCCAAATTATGGTAATCATTTCTTTTCAATGAGTCGTAGTTATCAAATGCCAGTGCCGGAAATTAATACACAATCTAAATTGTTTGGTTTGTTTATCGGAAGGCATACAGCAGAACGAGAACAGATACTTTTAGATGTTGTAAACACATGCCAGGATCATTTTGTGTTAAGTGTAATGAAAACTCATTATCCTTGTCCTTGGCCTAATGAACTCAAACACATTAAATCAATTGATGATACTTACATTAGAGATCAATACACTGGAGAAACAAACACTAACTTAAATTTGCTAAAGTTTTACGATCAGTTTCAAATTGAGGTGGTAGCAGAAACTATGACCGCAGGAGAAACATTCTTTCCTACTGAAAAAACAATTAGACCCATCAGTGGACTAAGGCCTTGGTTAGTGTATGGCCCAAAAAACTTTTTGGCAAATTTAAGATCTATGGGTTTTTCCACCTATCAAACTTGTTGGTCTGAAGAATACGATTGTTACGACGGACTAGATCGTTGGCGTCGTATGTTAGACATAATTCAACATATTATTAACAATGGATATGACACCGAATTGGCACGTGATATTGCCCAATACAATCTCAACGTGCTTAGAAAGTGGCATAGATGATTGTAGCAGAATTCAACAATGGTTGGGGAGTACACTGGCCAGTTAAACAACTTGAACATGACATTGTTCAACAACTGCTGGCAACTAGCACAGATAAAATCGTGATTATCAATAGCACATGGTACACAACTGAATATCATCTGAAAGTTATACAACAATTAAAAACCCTTGACTTCGATCATATTGTGTTAGTGGCCATGATTGATCCAGCAATACCTAAACTTGAATGGTACGATGAGTTCGCTTGTTCTATAAGCGTTATTGGTTATTATCCTGGAGAATGTAATATAGATTTCTGGGCTCTGGTATTAAATAAATTTTATCAAGAACCTGCTGTTGATTTGTTAGATGCTACATTGATAGACACTGCCTATATGTGCCTTAATCGCAAACCACACTGGCACCGAAAGAAACTCTATAACGAACTTGACATACATGGTTTGTTAGACAATGGTATAGTTAGTTTAGGAGGTGTTAGAACCTTGCTAATGGATGTCGGATACCAAGACCTTACACCAAATGCCGGACCTGGTGAATATGGCATTGGCAACGATATTGTAAGTCTTGGGCATTTATCCAATTGGACCAGATGTTTTATGAACATAGTAACCGAAACCGCTTGGAGCATTAATCATACAGGATTCGTCAGTGAAAAAATTTACAAGCCTATACTCGGTTGTCGTCCATTTTTAGTATACGACACAGATGCTGGCGAACAATGGTTAACTAATCGAGGGTTTAAAACATATACACAGGACTTTCAAGACATAACCAATTTAACATTAACCGATCCTAACAATTTGGTACCGTTTTTAAAAATACTTTGTGCTCAACCAAAAGATTATTGGCAATCAAAATTACTTGATCTAAAAGACAAATTATTGTATAATAAAAATCACTTTGCTGAGTATGTTCAGCAACAACAATTAACTATTAGACAAGGAATACAATGCCAAATTTAGTGCCGATCGTAGTAGAACAAACATCAAAAGGCGAACGTAGTTACGATATCTACAGTCGTTTGCTTAAAGAACGTATTGTAATGTTGGACACAGATGTAAATAATCATAGTGCTAGTTTGATTGTGGCACAGATGTTATTCCTTGAAGCAGAAGATCCTGAACGTGATATTCTGTTTTACATTAACAGCCCGGGTGGTGTAGTCACAGCAGGCATGAGCATTTATGACACTATGCAATTTATCAAGTGTGACGTGAGCACTATTGTCATGGGTCAAGCGTGTTCTATGGGTAGTTTATTAGCCCAAGCCGGTGCCGCAGGTAAACGATTGATTTTGCCTAATGCACGACACATGATTCATCAACCAAGTGGTGGTGCTCAAGGACAAGCAACAGACATTCAGATTCAAGCACAAGAAATTTTAAAGATGAAAAAGTATCTCACCGAAATTTACGCAAAGCATAACACAGCAGGCAAGACATATGATGACCTAGCAAAGGACATGGAACGTGACTATTTTATGAGTGCTGAAGAGGCAGTGGCATACGGTCTAGCAGACAAGGTCATTACTAAACGAGAATGAGTTTCAAAAAAACTTTTTGTCCTAGCCCATGGTTTCACATTCGAATAAACAACGGTGGCAACTATGAGTTTTGTCGCTGGGGGAAACTTTCAGACGAATCACGAGTTAATTTTATTCACAATATTAAAAATCAATCACCCGTAGATTATTTTCAAAATACTCTAGCACCATTAAGACAACAAATGTTAAACGGGCAACCCATTGCCGAATGTGCAGATTGTCACACAATGGAGAAGCATGGCAAGGTCAGCGGTCGACAACGTCAACTGCTAAAAGTTGGTGTTATGGAGCCTTATTTTGAAAAATCATTAGCTAGTTCGCCGATGGTATCCGATTTCGCTTATAGCGACCTTAATGAAGGTAAGACTACAAGAAATGTAACCGATTGGCAAATCGACTTAGGAAATTATTGTAACGGTGCATGTGTTTTTTGTACTCCTCGAAATAGTAGTCGATTAGCACAAGATTATAAAGCACTAGGACTTATTGATGAACTTCCTCCTAGTAGTTGGTGTGACAATCCAGTTCTGTTGCAAAAATTTATCAATGATTTAATATCTAGTAAAAACTTAGCATACTTACACTTTATCGGAGGCGAAACTGTTATTACTCCTGGGTTTAAAACCATCCTCACAGCGTTAGTTAACAGTGGACAATCAAAAGATATTACAGTAGGATTTACAACAAATCTATTGGTGTGGTCAGAACCTATTATTAATTTACTTACTCAGTTTAAACAAGTTAATCTTGGATTAAGCATTGAAACCCTCACACCAGTTAATGATTATGTAAGATGGCCATGTGAGTACAATCAAACTCGAATAGTTCTTGACCGCTGGGTTAGCGAGGCTAAACAACGTAACTGGTTAACTCAATTACGTATTACTCCGACCTGTCTGACTATTAAAGATTTACACACAGTATATGATTATGCCTGGGAACATGGCACCGCTGTTGAGAGTTGTAACTTTTTACATCAACCAGAGTTTTTACGTATTAACGTACTGCCAAAAAATATACTCACCCAGGCCAAGCAAAATTTGTCTCATTGGATTGATCAACATCAAATTGAGATTAACGAACAAATTATTAACACAAGAGATCCTAATATGTATCAAGCACAACTATTGCAAGATGCACAAAGTTATCTAGCCTTCATTGACTCAACAGAGGACGAAAGTTTTAGATTACCTGAATTAATCAAATATCTAAAACTGCTCGAGAGTAAGAGAAATAATAGTGTATTGGATTATCTACCGGAATATGAAACGTTATTCAGATCTGCAGGTTACTGATTTAGTATTATCCATTGAGATAGAAACAATAGGTAATCCTGATTATCTATTAACTGTCAATGGGCAACATTATATCGATAATATGCACCTACCATTATTAGATCCTATTAACATTGATATTGAGTTTAAAAATAAAGTATACACTACTGAATATGAAACAGCGATTATTGTCGATATATCAATTGATAATATCAATATAATCCCAACATATAATCATCTTGTACAGTATGTTAACGATCATAATCAAGTAGTAACATCAAACTACATCGGCTTCAATGGTAAGTGGACACTAACCATAGATAGACCCTTTTATCAGTGGCTACATCAAGTACAAAATCAGGGCTGGTTACTAGACTAGCTAAGTCATTGATTCTTAAGGAAAAAAATTTCTATATAAATCAATGACTTAGCGGCATACACCAAATACTTGACCAGAATCTCACCTTTTGCTATACTAATAAAACTTAAACAAAAGGAGTAGCAATGAGCAAAGTTCTAAATTTCGCAGGTGTTAGTCGTTTAAATGGTGAACTCAAGTTCCGTACTGCCACTGAAGACAGTCGTTTTGCACAGTTGTCTAAGTTGGGTGACACTGATGTTGAATTTGTTCGCATTGACCCAGTTGAGTCCAAACAAGCGGCCGCAGAACAGTTACTCGCTCGTAACTTTGCCAATGGTCGTGTTGAGATCGAAGCATTGTTAAACGAAGTTGCTCTTCGTGTGAAACCCAAACGTGAAGTTAAAGTAACTGTTCCAACTAAGTTTGCCCAAGAAATGTTGGGTGCTAAGGTTAAGGTTGAGCCAGTTCAGAAACGGGTGCGTAAGATTGATCAAGTGTTTGGCAAAGGCCCTACTTTATCAGTTGACGAAGCCAACGCTCGTGTTATGGCTACTGTTCGTGAGGTAACTCCAGAAGAAGCCATGCGATTGTTGGTTAACGCCATGCCTAAGAAACGCAAGTCACGTAAACAAGTGGAGACAGTATAATGAGCACAGTAGACACACTGCGTCAAGAGATTGAGCAATTGAGCAATCGCGAGTTAGAACAAAAGTACGAACTATATCGCGATCTTAAGAGCAAGGGTGTGAGAGATGAGATCATGCTCACACTGCTTGAGGAAGAATTATACAACCGTGTGGTATTGGTTTAACGAATAGGCGTTGTAGTAAGGTAGCACTCCAAACCCGGCAGATGACCTGGGCAGACATAAGTCGTAAGTCCTAAGTCCGGGATAAAGGTCAGAAACCAACTAACAGGAACATATGCCCTACGTAACAGACAATTTGAAAACAGAAGCATTTGTCGCAGGTAAGATTGATTTATATAACCTAGTTTGCGACAATCCACAACTACGCATGGTCCCAATTGATCAAATTCGTATCCGTGATGATCTAAATGATTTAGGATATAAGTTTAGAATTCGTTATCGTGGCCCACATCGTCCACAGCACGACACTAAGAAAGTTGACGCTCGAGCATTTACGGTGTATATACTTGAATGAGAATACGATTAATAGGTCAACGCAATCGCACAGGCATAGGCACACACTATGCCTATTTTGCTGATGCACTGCGTCGTTGTACCACAACAGAAATACAAGAGATTGATTATCAAAACGATGATCAAGTTCGTCGGGCCATTGATGACAGCGACGAACAAGACGTAAATATCAGTTTTGTGGGTGCAAACATTCACAAGTTTTTTGCTGGTCGTATTATACAGTGGATTGTATTTGAAAGCACACGCATAGCACCACACTTGCATGAGTGTCTACATCAGTCCAATCAAATATGGGTACCAAGTGAATGGGGCCGTAACATACTACTCCAAAACGGCTATGGTTCAAAATACATTCGTGTGGTTCCTGAAGGTGTGGACGGTGCTTTTACATCTGGATTCCCGCAAGAAAAGAATGAAATCTTTACTTACTTGTTAGTGGGCAAGTACGAACAACGCAAAGGTATCAAGGAAACAGTTGAAGCATTTAAACTGGCCTGGGGCAACGACCAAGACAAACAGTTGTGGCTCAAGACTAATCGCTGTCAAGAGTTGGTAGACTTGATTGGTGATAGTAAGAATATCCATGTATTTGATGGTGATTTGGACATGGTTCAGTTGTACATGAAGTGCCATGTATTTGTTCTACCCACACGTGGCGAAGGTTGGGGTCTGCCCATTATTGAAGCGGCCGCAAGTGGTCTGCCCATAATCACAACCTACTACAGTGCTCAAACCGAATACCTTAACCAAATACAGAATAGTTGTTACTTTGTTGATTTCAATTTGGTTGATATCAACTGCCCGCTATACAAGGTCTGTTATCCAACACCAGATGGTAACTATGGTAAGTGGGCCCAACCCAGTGTAGACAGCATAGCCCAAGCTATGTTGGACGTACACAAGAGCTATCAATTTGCTGATTATAAAGCAAAAGACAGCGAATTTATCATCAAAAGCCAATACACCTGGGTAAAATCAGCAGAAAAAGCCCTAAAAATCCTTGAAAATCAACGACTTAGCGACATCATTTAACGGTTGACCAAAATCACCTAATATGGTATAATATTACTATAGTTAAGAAAAAGGAGCTACAAATGACTACAGTAAATTATCAAGTTGGTGACCAAGTTAGTTATGGCATTGGTGGTGATCGTTATTATGACGGTAAGATTGTTCGTATCACCAAGCGTTTTATTTTTACAGATTCTGGTCGCAAATATACTCGCAAAGAGTACAAAGATGGTCATGTAAGTTATCGCGAAACTGGTTGTAAGTACTGCTACCTGATTCCTGGTGTAGTTGAATACTTAGACCCACACTTTTAAACCCAGATTGACCAGAAATGGTCAATTTGTTATAATATTACTATAAACTAAACAAATGGAGCTCAAAATGGAATTCACAGTTATCAACAATGATGTTATTCGTGCGTATGACTTCAAGCCAATGGTAGGTCGTAGTGACTGTTTCGTAGAAGGCAAGGTCCTGGATGCACACGATAACAGCCGTGGTCATCAAGCATACAAGATTCGCGTCACTCGTGATGTATTTGATGGTAAGGAATTCACAGAAGCAGGTTACAAGTCGTTGGGTAACCGTGTGGGTGAGATTGTTTATGTTCCTTGGTTTACCACTCGTGATTACCAAGGTCGTGTAATTAACTTGTCGAGATAAGATTATGGCAGTAACTAAACTACAAATGATCAAACAAGCTCATTCAATCTTAACCAAGGACTTTGAAACCTCGGTTAACCGCGACAGCGATTATACTCTGAAAAAACAATGCGATCGTTTGGCCAACTTTGCTTACATCGCTATGAAGCATCTTGAGGATAATAACATGCAGGACTTTGTGTTACTCAAGCATGATGATCTTCGTTCATGGTGGAATAAGCACAAGGAAGCCATGCGTCAAGAACAGCTGGCCAAAGAAGCCAAGGCTCGTCGAGCTGAACTTAAAGAACGAGCACTGGCACGTTTGACTGATGAAGAAAAAGAAGCACTTGGACTTAAGAAAAAATAAGGAGTTATAATGGCAACTCGTTCATGTATTGGTATTAAACACGGTGATGTTATTCGCGGTATCTATGCCCACTGGGATGGTTATCCAGCGTGTAATGGTATGATTTTATATCAGCACTACAGTGATTCAATCAAAGTAAACAAGTTGATCAGCATGGGTGATGTTAGCTCACTGGGCGAGGAAATTGGCGAGTATCACAGCTTTGATCAGCCAGCAGTAGGCAAAGACTACTGTACCTTTTATGCTCGCGATCGAGGTGAAGAAGGTGTGGAGTTTAGAACTTTTGCCACGGTAGATGAGTTTGTTGAAAGGTATGATGGTATGGGTGCTGAATACTACTACCTATATGACAACGGTACTTGGTTCGTTAAATCATATCGCGGTGAGTTTGAACCTTTGCGTGATGTGTTAATCGTGGATGCTTTGACAAAGGAAGAGGCTTAAACAAGAAAGATTTGTGGCAGTTGACCAGTATCTCCAAAAGTAATACAATGTAAGTTCAATATACTTTTAGGAGGTCGCATGTCAGCATTCGCTTATGTAGCCAAATATTCTCCCAGTACTGGAAAGTTCACTGGGCGTAGTAAGTATTGGGAAATTGACGCCACTGCAAAATGGGTGGAGTATAGTTTGGACATTGTAGACATGAACAAACTGTTAATGGTTTCTAACTTTAATGACAAGATGGATTTGCTTGCCGCATTAGACGTAGCAGAACAGCGTCGTAAGCGTATGTATGATCATCCAAACTTTGATTTGAAAGAAGCCACTGACTGGTTCCGTTTGGTTAAAGATCGTCCTAAGCTCTCAATTAGCAACAAGAAAAAACAAGACGTAGTTAAGAAAAAGAAACGCAAGTAATGTATAATGTATAAGGTATACTGGACAGGCCCAACAGATGAACCCTGTGCTCAAAACTTTGAGGACATGAGTGAGGCTCTGCAACACGCAGAGTTTCTACGTTCATCTGGTCGTAGGTTTGTTACTATGGTCAGTGAGAACCCTGATTCGGTGGGCAAACCGGGTGTGGACAGTGTGAAACATGGCCTGCTACCTGATGGTGAGCTATATACTTGGAAGAAACGTAGATAATGGGACTAGGTCCTCCGGTTTGTACCAAATGTATGGTCATAGGACAGCTCAGTGGAGGTACTTGGGTTTGCCCTGTATGTTATAGCGTACGGTTAGGTAATCATTTGTGGGAGTTCACAGAAGAATATCAAAAGCGTTTTGAGGACAATACTAAATTTATGAAATTCGTGCAAGGAAAAGATGAGACTGGCAATAGCGAGTGATCTCCACATTGAGTTTGGAGATATTATTTTAGACAACATTGTCACCAAGGCTGATGTATTGATTCTTGCTGGCGACATCTGCATGCTCAAGGACTTGGACAAGCAAAGTGAACGTGGCGATCGTACACGCAACTTCTTCCAGCGTGTGAGCCAAAACTTTCCACGAGTGCTGTATGTCATGGGTAACCACGAACATTATGGCGGTGACTTTGCCAAGGGTCGTGAACGGTTTCAAACATTCTGCGACAAGCATCATATTTTTAATATTACCTTGTTGGAAAAAGACACAGTGACTATCGATGGATATGAGTTTATTGGTGGTACGCTATGGACAGATTTCAACGACATGGATTCCATGACCATGTTCAACGCAGAACAGATGATGAATGATTATAAGGGTGTGAAGAACAGCAACGACACAGTAAGTTGGAAATTCTTGCCCAAGCATGCCTTACGTGATCACTGCTCTATGCGTGGATACCTACAGACTTGTATGGACAACTACAAAGAGTCAGGTCGCACAGACAACAAGATTGTTGTGATAACTCATCACGCACCAAGTGCCTTGAGTATTCATGAGAAGTATGCTCATGATACACTGATGAATGGTAACTTCCACAGCAAGATGGACGAGTTTATTCTAAACAATCCACAGATCCAACTTTGGTGCCATGGTCATATGCACGACCCATTTGATTATGGCATTGGTGGTACTCGTGTGGTATGTAATCCACGTGGCTATATACAATACGAACAGCGGGCACAGGAGTTTGAACTACAAGTGGTGGAGTTGTTTTGAGTACTACTATCAAGTCACTTGGTATACAGTATACTGATTGGAAACCTTGGTTTGCTTGGAGACCAGTGCGAACTGATAGTGGACAATGGTTGTGGGGTCGACGTATATACCGTAGATATTGCTGGGCTTTTATCAAGCGGTATGGTATGTGGGAATACGGCACTGAATTTGACACGTTAAAAGGTTGACCAGAATTTACCGATTTGCTATAATACTATTATGAAAATACTACAAGAAATCACACAATGGGATACCCCAAACCATATCTACTTTACCAACGACAGTAAAGACAAGATGTTTGCTTACATCCGGGCAAGTGGTAAGACTGTAGAAAAATTTAAAGTGCCCATGCCGTTCAAGGTATCGGGTCGCAAGTTCAAAGAAATTGAAAATACTTTTGGTTATTCAGTTGATGATAAACCAGACGTACAAGTAACCGGCAAACAATATCAAGTTCCGGGTAGTAAAGGTGCCATCTATACTGTTACAGACGATAATGGATCTTGGACTTGTACTTGCCCAGCATCAAAATGGCAGAAGGGCGAGTGTAAGCATATTATTGCTTTAAAGAGTTAACCAATATACCAGTTAGTACCGTTAGACCACACTGGCACAGTATTGCCAGAACCACCTACATATAGATTACCCCAAGTAATTATATCAGCATCCGACACAAATGCTCTAGCACCTGGGCCAACTCCTGAAGCACTCGGAATATTTCCAGTTGCATAAACATGAGATACAGTCACACCGTTGGTTAATACGTTCCCGGCTGTGATGTTACCCGTAGGAGTGGTAATGTTGCCCATTTCGATAATGTCACCGGCGACTGTCAAATTGCCAGCAACTGTGATATCTTCATTAACAGTAAGATATCTTGTATAAACAGTATTCCACTGTTTAGTTGAAGATCCTAGACTCTGTATATTATTACCATTTGGTACAATATCAACATTGGCCACTACTTTACCTATGCCGTTTGGCGCCAAATATAAATTACCGTTGGTATTAACAGTTAAAATAGAATTGTTTGAGAAGTTAATGTTTGATGTTACAACCCCAGTTGCCCAAACATTTGAAAAATTGTCGTTTACATAGTTAAACGCGGTGCGTAATGGATCACCAGTGCCATCGTTAGCAACTGCTCCAATATCGATAATAATTTGATTTGCCATAGGTAGATTTTAGCCTTTTTTGTTATTTATGGTAAAGTTGCTAGGCAAACCCACTTGACCATGGCTGAAAAACATGTAATAATAGCATCATGCTGTTTAAGACAGCTCTTGTTAAGAAAGGTAAATTATGAAACATTTTAATCCAGAAACAAAGACGTTCAAGGTATTTCAAGCACTACAATCTGGTAAGGCTTTGACAGCTAGCCAGGCTTCTAAAATGGGTATCAAAAACTTGTCAGCAGAAGTTAGCCGTATCCGTTCAAACGGTTTCGCTGTGTACACAAACACACGCAAAGCTGGTAACGGTGTTCAGGTTACAGAATACGTTTTGGGCCGCCCATCACGTAAATTGGTAGCACTTGGCTACAAAGCTCAAGCATTGGGCATCACTCTTTAATATTCTTTAAAGAGCCGGGATCGCTGTTCAAGTCAAACTGAACACCCCGTAAATACAAGGGCCTTAGGGCCCTTTTTTCTTTGTAAGTCCTCGATACCATCCATGACCCGGACACTCAAATGACATAGTATTTTGTGCTCCGTTGGTCCAACGTTTTTTACCCTTTTGAGAGGGTGGGCAGGATCCATTAGACAACGATGCTTGTCTAAGTTTTTCTCGTTTACTATCGGTCATTTGGGCGCGAGTTTTAAGGCTTTTGAGCCACTCTGGGTTGTTTAATCTTTCTTGGGCTTTTCTACTCATTTTGGCCCTTGTTATAGGACCTTGTCGGGCACCGTCTCCACCATCTGTTCGATTTCGTAAAATACCTGTTCCATTGTCTTTTCTGCCCCACCAACTGATTAAACGTCGTTCAATAGCAAGTGCTCCTATTTCAGTGAGATTAGATTCTAATATAATGATATTGATTGGATCTTTTGGGACAGGAATTCGATATCCGTGTTTTTCCCAAGCTCGTCTCCCGGACCCTTTCCCGATATAGTATGGTGTACCTATTGAGCCGGATTCAGAATCCTTATTTCGTATGTAGGCGTAGACGTAGTAAATATTATTCATGCTGTAACTCCTATTCAGTTATAGAGCGGGTGGATGTTGGTAGCATCGCGATTCGCACCTTTATTTATGCCCGGTTGACCGGAATCTCCACTTTTGCTATAATATACATATATTAAGATTTTAGGAGAATATCATCCCCAACTGGTGCTCTAACACATTAGTGCTTGAACACGAAGATCCAACACAAATCGAAAGAGCTGTTGAAGGGTTTAAACGTGGAGAGCTATTACAAACCTTAGTCCCAAACCCAAGTGGTGAATGGGACTACAGTTGGTCCGTAGATAACTGGGGGTGTAAGTGGGACGTAGGTGGTGATACAGATCCTGTGATTACCAATCCAAATATGGTGACCTTTGTGTTTGATTCGGCTTGGGCACCACCAATCGCGGCATATGAAAAACTGTACGATCAAGGGTTTAAAATCTATGCCATGTATTATGAATCAGGCATGGCATTCGCTGGTATCTGGGAAGATGGGTATGATGATTACTATGAATTCTCAGACATGAACAGTGGCGAAGTTGCTGACATGCTACCGCAGGAATTGGACAATGAATTTGGTATCAGCGAATGTATGGCTGAATACGAAGCCGAAGATGAAGAACCACTTACTGAGTGGTATGAGCAAGGTGTAGAGGACAAAGGTTTAGCACCACATACACTTGATAAGGAAGAACCAAATGATTGAGTTTATTCTTTGGATGCTGGTTGGATTCGTTATACTGATATTTGCCGGGATTATCTTAGGGTTTGTTGGTGCCAGTGTTTACGACGCCTGGTATCAACGAAAATATGCCGTATGGATAGCACTACAAGAGGATCACAATCAACCGCGAAGACCTGTGGCAAAATAAGGAGTTGATATGACCCAGAAAGACGTAGTTGAATGGCTTGAAATAATTGCAGGTTGTTTTAGAGCCGTTGTTTGGATTGTTGCCTTTATGGCCTTGTGTAAGTACGTATTTTACTAGGAGAGAAAATGACAGAATATCTTGAAGCATTTGGTACTACCCTTGTTGTTTTTGGTGTTGTTCTCTATGCGGTCATGTGGTTGATCGCACAGTGGCTCAAACGAGTGAACACTCGATTAGAAGCACAACTTGAAGCAATCCAAGAGGCCATTGAATCTAAATTTATCCAGTTAGATGTTGAGATTGACAACGGCATCTATTACTGCTATAATATAAAGGATCATGAATTTATATGCCAAGGTTCTACAGCCCGAGAGATCAAGGATGCGTTTGATGCTCGATTCCCAGGTAAAGTGGCTATCTTGAACAATGCTGACCGTGAGGAATTGGCTGACTTAAAAGCACAAATATTGGAGATGAAAACAAGTGAAAGCTAAAATTGGACCTTATTTGAATTTTATTGGAGCATATCAAATCGCTGATATGATCTTTTTCTGGCAGGAAAAATATCCTGATGATAACTCAGTGTTTGATCGTTGGGATTATAAACTACACGATCGTTTCGCTACATGGTTGGCCGGCACTTGGGTTCAAGATTTCTGCGAATGGATTTATAAAAAACGCAAACGCACAGTCAAAATAAAGATTGACTACTATGATGTATGGAGTGCTGACCATACACTGGCATTGGTTATCAAACCTGTGTTAGAGCAACTTAAAGAAGTCAAACATGGGTATGGTTGGATTGATGATGTGGATGTTCCTGAAGAATTGCGTAGCACAGCACCAGGTGCTAGAGATGGGTTAGAATATGAACACGATTGGGATCACAATGCTGAAAAGCGTTATGACTATGTGCTAGATGAAATGATCTGGGCATTTACCCAACTAACTGACGATACTAGCGAAGACAAGTTCTACGATCACTCCGAGAGTGAAAAAGAAAAAGACTTCATGGAATCTATTAAAAAGTTAAAAGTTGATCGCGAAGGATTAAAAGCACACCAAGAGCGTGTGACTAACGGCATTAGATTATTTGGCCGATACTATCAAACATTGTGGGACTAATATGGACAAGACTACAGATAATGATTTAAAAAAACTCTTCGAAAGTATTCATCAAGCATACATGGAGGATGATGATGCTTGGCCAATTCCAGGCATGGGCGATAAAAACTCTAAAGGTCCCAAGGCCAGCTTTCCTGATGATCCACTGGCATTGAGTTGTGCTAGTTATCGCTTGTACAAGAACGAGCCACAACGCAGATTTACCAACATTGAGCTGGTCAAAGCCACTCAAGAAGATCGTACACACGCACAGGCTATTCGTAGTTACTACACTCAACGCTATACAATGAAAGCGTTGAAGGGCACTCAACTTACTGACTATCAGAAGAAAACTGCTGAGTTCTTGAGTGGATTATATCATTTGACCACAGAAGAAATTGGTTTATTGTATAAGTTACCTTACTTCTACGAAGAAGATCAGTTGATTGAGCAAGTGGTTGAACAGACTACAAGTTATCAACCCAAGGTGACACCACTGGCGGCAGAGTTGAAAGATTTAACAGAATATGAACTTACACCATTGCTTAAGATTCTTGTAAGTCGCAAGGGTGCTGAGTTTAATCACTTTTATTTTAAAGATCAAAATAATCATGCTGTGGTGATTCCTTGTCCTAACAATGATCGTTTTAGTTATACCTTGCATGGTTTGTTCAAACAGCCAAAACTACGAGTTAGAGCATATGCTAATATGACCAAGATGGAAGGTGATACACCACACGTGGCTATTAAACTAACCGCATGGGAACTTGTATTCTGACCAAGAAGAAAAAGTCAAACTTAGCTGACGGACGTACAAGTTTTGACGCAGAAGTTGGCAACACGTTAGTAGAGTTCATCAATAGGAACGTTACTCCGTATCCTGTTGAGGTTGGAGCACCAAAGTTTGATCTTATACCTGTTGAGAAGCAAAAAGATATCATGGTCAATGTGGCCAGAATGCATGCTCAACAAGAATATGATCGTATCATGCAGTTGGTTGCGGTATTACAGCAACAGGCCGCACAGTTAAAGCGTAGGTTAGATATTACTGACATGGTACATGCGGCACGATATGAGTTTCAAATATACCACGGTCAGTTTTATTGGTTGGTTAACGATCTCAAGCGTGGTGGAACAAGGTTAACGCATACTGGTCCAGAGGATTGGACCGTGGGTGCACCAGTAGAGTATGAATATATTTGTAGAGTAAAATGGTTGGGTGATTATACCTGGGTTGAAGTTGATAGCGAAGGAAGGGATGTAGGGTGAGAAAATATATTAAACCTGGAAAGAAAAAAAGCACAGGAGGTATTTGGGATTATGCCAAATATCATCCACATCCATATACGCCTAAACAGCGTAAGAAGATCAAGGAAACCTTGACATTTATTGCTGAGTGGTCGGCTACAGCGGTCATGATCATCGCCGCGGTGGGCATTGTGCAAAAGTGGCCCGTGACCATATGGATTCTTAATACTGGTTGCGTACTTTGGTTATTAACCGCATGGCTCAAACGTGAGTGGAGTTTGTTTACTGTGAACTTTGTTTTGTTGGCTGTTTACTTTTATGGATTGTTTGTATGATCAATGGCCCGTGGCAGTTTGATGGAACTTCTTTTAATAAGTTAGATCAATATAAAACAGTGAGTCCCGAGGATTATGAAGATTGGAAAAAACAGTTTACAGTCGATGCTTTATTTGGTATCCGCTACGGACAGAGCTTCTGCAATCGCTTCGGCATTACCGACAACCTACTATACTTTACAAAAGAACATGAATGGTGCGATAGATATATCAAAGACAAATATGTTACCCGATAATGAATTTAAGTATCCCGTGACCATACCTTGGAGTCCAAGATTAGATACTATGTCTGCTTGGAATGAAGTATGTGCCCAAGGTATGGAACTGTTTGGCCTACCTGGAAATCGTTACATGACCGAAGCCAATGTCAACGACATGACTTGGTGGTTTAAAGATGAGAAAGATGCATTATTAATGATGCTAAAATTTAGCGAGGCTGTGTGTTAGACAAGATTGTTAAAGTTGAGCCCACAAGCCCTGCAATAGCACTCACCTGGATGATCGGATCCAGGTGTAATTATGCCTGTTCATATTGCCCAGATGAATATCATGATATGACCAGTCCTCATCCAGATTTAGATAAACTTAAATCTGCGTGGGATTCATTTTACAGTAAAACTCAACATATTGGATTACCATATAAGTTAAGTTTCACCGGTGGAGAAGTTACAGCTAATAAAAGTTTTTTGCCTTTGGTAGAATATCTTAACCAAGAAAACTTCAATATCAAACAATTGATGATTACAACCAATGGTAGTGCCAGTGAAAATTATTATCGAAAATTAGCCACTGTGGTTACAGATATTAGTTTTAGTACGCACAGTGAATTTTTTAATGAGGCAGAGTTTTTTACTAAAGTTCGGGCTATCAATGAGATTATGATTCGTCCAAAAAAAAGTGTTCATGTAAACATTATGGATGAGTGGTGGAATCAAGATCGAATCAGTCTATATCAAGAATGGTTAGACAAGAATAATATTAGTTACACTGTGAATAAAATTGAATATATTCGTAATGTTGAACCGATAAACAATGGAGTTAAGAACATTGAATCAATTTGAGAATCAGTCTAATTACAACTGCAAGATAACACTAGATTCCGGTGATGAGTATCTTGTGTACGCTAATTGGATTCATAACCAAGGATTAGATCATTGGAATGGATGGTCTTGTGATGCTGGACATACTAGATTTTATATAGATAAAAATTTCGACATTTGGTCCGGTGAATGCCGAAATGACAAGTTAGGTAATGTTCTAGGTGATTGGAACATTCAAACAGATACTATTTGTAAACAAGAAACCTGTACTGGATGTACTGATGATTTAATTGCGAGAAAGCATGCTAGATAGTAGAAATTTATATTTTGCTTATGGAGCCAATATTTGTGCTGATGCTATGGCATGGCGTTGCCCATTGGCTGAACCCGTCGGTGCATTTGAACTACGTGATTGGCAATTAGAGTTTTACAGTCATGCAACTATTGTTCCTAAACGTGGATCAAGTGTACATGGTGTACTTTGGAACCTAACTGACTCATGTGAAAAGTCCCTAGATGCATTTGAGGGTTACCCAACGTACTATACCAAACGCACCTACTACCAAGATGGTCATTGGTTCTTCTTTTATGAGATGAGTGATTATAAACAAGGAATGCCTAGCGAAGGCTATATACACGGAATAGCCAATGGTTATCATCAGTGGCAATTACCACAACGACGTTTACAAGAAGCACTAGACCGTACATATGAATTACACAGTAACCATAGACAATATCAGCGCAGTTGAGGCCATAGCAATTAAGCACACGCTGACAGATGAATGGCAACTGATAGATGGGCGAGACTTTGATTGGTATTGGTATCCTACCACCTTAGATGACACAGGATGGTTAGTTGCTAGACCACAACATGCAGAATTTAGATTTTGCGATGAAGCACGTGCAACATTTTTTCAATTAAAATACGTCAAGTGATATTAGATAAACCCTTAACATTTAGAGACAAACAGAGCTTCAAACACGCTCAAGAGATCGCCAAACCATTTGGCGTGATTGAGGAAGTGTTGGCTTGGTGTAAAAGTGAACTACGTGACGAGTTCAGGTGGCAGTTAGTTGAGATGTCAAGTGATATTAAACCCGGCCGGTATATATTTTACTTTGATGATGAACGCGATTATTTGGCCTTTGTGCTAAAATGGGCTGGTTAGTAAGCACTAACTTGTGGTTGACAAAAAATACCCGTTTTGCTACAATATTAATATACAACTAAGAAAGGTGAGCTATGTCTAAAAAAGAACCTATTGAAATTACAAGTAATTTACGAAGTTATCGATTTGTTGGAGAACAGGCCGAAGCATTGGGCTTGAGATTAGATGCCGCTCGCCGTTCGCTTGAACAATCCAAGACACCTTGGGCAAAAAATCATTGGACTAATGTAGTCAACCAATTGTTATTCCAGTGGAGGAATTTGCCAGCACTTCACGACAGTGATGCTACAATGTTAGACGTGCCACGTTGGACCGTTGATTACGATTTTTACGAAATCGACGATGGTATTGGGTACGGTTTTGGTGAGAGATTAATGGAACGATTCAAAGAACAGGCTAACTTACAAGAATCCTGGGATCGTGTTAGAGAACAAAGACTAGCGAGGGCACAGTAATGATTGGATCGTTTTGGAGAGATGCCAACGGCAAAGAGTTTACAATTAAATTCGTTGACCACAACATGAATGGATCATGGGTACATTATACTGATCAAGAAGGTCGAGAATACGATTGTTTAGTTGAAGCTTTTAAAACACGTTTTACTCCTGTGGAGAATATAAGAAGATGATGAACGAAGAACGTCAATTAGTAGCACAAGCCGTCCTGGCTGGTGACTTGGATGCCGATCAGCTTACATGGGAAGAAGTTCAAGAAATTGAATTACTAGTAGCTGATTTGGTTGCTGAAAAAACATTGATTGAGCAGGCCAAGTTAGGCAAGAATGTATTTGCCCACTATTCGGATATCATTCAATGAATCATCAGTTTATTGTCATGTGGGATTGTTACGGGCTGGAAGTATGCTGTGATGTAACCGAAGCACAACAACGGGCAGTTTGGGAAGAACTGCAAGGCAAAGGTGTCAGTGAAAGTGGCATACCAAGTTTAGGTCACCTAACACTTCGTGCTCGCTACAACCCACAGAGACATTATGAAATTTACATTATCGAAGCAGTTGAAGGCATTGGTGCTATCGACATTCGACAAATGTTTGAAGAAGATCCACAAGGTGCGGCTGATACAATTCGCCGCTTAGGTACTTGTGTTTACAGTGACAAGGTTGACAAGGAGAACCGTGTGATTGTATAATGGTTACTGGTTGCGGAGTAACGCCCGCTAGTCTGACCCGGACGAAAAGTGGAATGTTAACCACGGGTGGTTCCCGTTTAACCCTAACGGGCGTTGGCAGCACGACAGCGGCCCATGGTGAGGAGCGGATACCTCGTAAGCAGGCAGTTGGTCTATACTCGACTTTTAGGGCGATAATCCTAGATTGAAGCGGTGAGCTAGACAGCTTGAAGGTGGAAAGATAAATGTAACCGCCGGTGGGTGCAGAGCACCTTTTTCTTATAAATCAATGACTTAGCTTATTGGTTGACCAAAATCACATAGTTTGCTATAATAGCAGTATAGAATAAGGATAAATTAATGGCAAGAATGATGATTTATACCTGGAATGACCAGGACAATGCACTTGATGAAACAAAGATGGGAGACCACTTTGTGCCGTTTGACTGCACTCTGCAACAGGCAGAGCAACACACTATTGATTATATTCGAACTCAATTCCCTCGTCGTGCTCGACACTTTAATAGTGGTCGTGTGCTAATGAAAGTTTGGGACGTTAGTGATATTGCTCGCAAGTTTAATAAATTTCGCAAGGGCAGTCACATTGACGATTTAATTCGCGAGGCATGTTTGGGGCGGCCAGGTACACAAGGTCGAGAATTCCATGCACTGCCATTTGATGATACAAATGCCAAACTTGACAAGTATCTGTATAAAATGGGTACTCCACCACCAGTGGTTTGTTTGACTGCCTGGCAGGCTCGTAGTGCTGAACGTGTTATTGAAGATATTGCTAATGGTAAGAGAACTATCATGGCTGAGTTATGTGCTCGCTTTGGTAAAACTATTTGGGGTGGTGTATTAACTCGCGAAACTAACGCTAATCTTACAGTGGTTGTCAGTTATGTGCTAACCAGCTTTGCCAGTTTTGAAAAAGAATTTGTGGGGTTTAAGCAATTTGCTGACTTTGTTAGTGTGGACACCTCCGATCCAGATTATCAACAAGTAATTGATCAAGCACTTGCCGAAAACAAACAGGTAGTAGCATTTTTATCAATGTGTGTAGGCAGTAAACGTCAACAAAAAATCGACTATTTGTTTGGCTTAGACACAACTCGATTGGTGTTAATTGACGAAGCCGACTTTGGTGTACACAAAGCAGGACAAGCCAAACCTTTAGTAGAAGCAAGAGATCCTAACGATGTTATTATTTTGATGACAGGAACTAACGCAGACAAAGCCTCTAGTTACTGGCCTGTGGATTCTGTTATCAGCGTGGTTTATCCTGAACTGTTAATTGAAAAAAGATTAACTGCCAACACCAAATATACCACTAGCCTCAAGCATTTTAAGATTGATCCTGCTCGACACAATTTAGTAGTTGATGTAGAATTCTATCAAATGGATTTAAAAAGTGCTGTGGAATTTGCACGAGCAACTGATCCAGAAGCATTTGTTGAAGATGGTATCTACTTACCCAGTTGGACCAAGTTTGCCGCTAATCCTATTAAAGCCAAGGGTTTCTGGACTCGTATGCTACAGTCGGTATTCCTGGGTCAGCATGGGTGGGACGAACTCAACGTAGAATACCAGTTTGGAGAAGTCGCCGATCATCGGGTAGCTATGATGTTCTTAAGTGGTAGCATGAGAAATACCAACTTAGATATTGCGGCCAAACTGGCTCAACAGGCATTGCCAGGATATGTTGTAGTACCTATCTACGGCGAAGAGATGACCAATCGTTCAGCAGAGAAAGATGTTAAAGATGCTATCGAATTGGCCCGTGAAAAAAATCAAAGCGTATTGTTACTAAGTGCTGGTATGGCTCAGCGTAGTTTTAGCGTAGGGGCAATCACAGAACTTTATCTTGCGTATGATGAAGGCGATAACGGTGCCACAATACAAAAAATCAGTCGAGCGTTGACTCCAGAAGAACAAGGTAAAGTTGGTCGTATTGTTAGTTTAAGTTTTGATCCTAATCGTGATGACAAGTTTGATTCACTGTTGATTGAAACAGCATTAAACTATAAACGTAGCCGTTGTATTAAATCAGCTAAAGAAGCCATGCGTGATGTACTACACACAGTAGATATCTTCCGCTGTACAGCCGATGGTTCAATCAAACTAGACGGCGATGATTACTTAGAACAGGCAATTGAACGTAAAAGCGTCAGCCGAGTGGTAGGTAAAGTTGCAGACATTACTAAATTATCTGTAGCTGAACTAACAGCACTAGCCGACGGTAATGCCAACGCATTTAGAGCCGCTAAACAACAAGCCGCAGAGCGTGGTAAAACTCGAGCTCGTAGCGTTCCAGGAAGTAAAAATAAAAACAATTCAGAAGAGATGGCCACAGCCAAACTAATTGCTCAAGCCCGTGAAGTTATCACAACCATTGTTGAGAATTTGGATATCATTGTGCAAGGAACTGGTAGTCACAACATCAATCGAGCATTTAAACTAATTGAAAACAACCCCGAACACCAACAGGCAGTCGCAGAAGAGTTTGGTGTTGAGTTTGAACTAATTAAAGAGCTATTTGATCACGGAGTTATTAACACCGATTTGGTCGAATTGCAAGTTGATCATTAACGGTTTATAAAGTAAAATATATGATTGGTCGTTTAAAATTTGAAATTGATCCGTTGGTTAAAAAAATGATTGACAGATTACCAAATGATGTTATTGTCAATGGAACCATATTTGATCCGGCTATCGGTGGAGGACAGTTTGTTCGAGAGATTGAACGACGCAAACGTGCCGCTGGTAAAACTGATGCCGAGATTGCCTCTACTGTGTTTGGTTTTGAAGAAAATGTTCTGCGAAAAAACTATGCAGTAAATAAGAACAAGTTAGTAGGAACTTATAAAGTTGGAAACTTTTTAACCGAGGAAATAAAAATGAAATTTGATGTGATTGTTGGGAATCCTCCATATCAAGATAGTCGTGCACCAACTTTAAAATTGTGGCATAAGTTTGTTGAAAAAAGTTTTGATTTAATTAATGATGATGGATATCTGGCTTTTGTAACACCTCGTTCTTGGGTTGAGCGTCCTTCTAGTCAACTGAGCAATAAAATTGTCAAGGAAGTTTTTGCTAAACATCAGTTGTCATGGTTAGACATCACAGCTAAAGATTACTTTCCAGGCATTGGAGAGAATCCATGTTCTTATTGTGTAATCAAAACTAAAAAAACTAGTTTAACAGAAGTAATACTAGCAGACAAAACGGAGATGATTGATTATCACGGTCAAAAAATTCCATTAGATGAACTAGATCATTATAAAGTATCAATATTTCCTAAACTAACAGGTCAAGGTCATAGGACTCTATTAGATGTTGTGTACAGTGATACTGGTACCGCAACCAGCGTCGACGTAATGGTTAATGATGGTGTAATGTGCGATACTCCCCAACCTTCTATTACACATGCTAAGGTTTTTTGGACGGCGGCAAATACTGATACCTACTACATGGAACGCAGTAAGATTAAATCTGGTATAAAAGTCATTATCAATAGAAGTGGATACTATTACCACCCAGACTTTCCAACCAAATACATTTTAATTGACAGCAAGAATGAATATGCTGTGGGTGCTGGTGCGTTTGGAATTTCTTGTAAAAACAAACAAGAAGCTAAAAATTTAGTTTCGTTACTAACTACAAAACTTTATAGGTGGTTTATTGACAACGAAAAAACCAGTGGATTTAATACCGGCATTACTAAATTGCCGCTACTAGATTTAAACAAGACCTGGACCGACAGAGAAGTTTTTGATTTGTTTAATATCTCAACCGAAGAAGAAGCGTATATAAATGATTTCTATAGTTGATATGATTTCTCATATAAGAGAACGATCATACATGAGTGGTGTTGATCGCGACGCGGTGCGGGTAAAAGCGACGGGTGAAGTATTCACGCCAACACCTCTAGTAATAAAAATGTTAGATCGGATGCCTAAAGAATTATTTAAAGACCCAACCAAAACATTTTGTGACCCAAGTTGTGGTGATGGCCAGTTCCTTGGTGAAGTACTAATCCGTAAAGTAGAAAACGGCATAGATTTTGAAACAGCACTCTCTACAATCTATGGTGTGGATCTCATGGAAGATAACATAAAACTCTGTCAAGACCGTTTGCTTTGTGGTAGAGAAGACCTGCGTCACATAGTTGAAAAAAACATTGTATGTGCCGATGCACTGAGATATCACTATAGATTTGATAATTCAGACCCGTACGAAACGGAATATGAATACAGACTAAAGCAGTTAGGTATTATACCTATGATATCCCAGTATAAAAGCAATACCAAAGTTCCTGCTTAATAAAAATCCCTTATAAATCAACAACTTAGTTCAGGTTGACCAAAATTGCCCAATTTGCTATACTATTATTATAGTTAACACTTTGGAGCGATAATGAAAGAAAAAGAATTAGAAACTAAATCAGCAGGTTACTTTGCTTATGCGGCGGCACGTGATGCTCGTATCAAAGCCGTGGCCATGTGGAGTCATTACAAGCCCGAACAGCAAGTTGAGGCTGAGCGTGTAAAGTTGGGTTTGGAGTTAGTGTATTTCTATAAAAATATCTACATCAGCCCACGCAAGAAGTTTATCACTATCAAAGTGGAAAACGGGCGAGTCAAAGATCCCAAGGGTCTGCGTTTCCTTGAGGAAGAATGGGAAGCCAAAGGTTACACTAAATCTGTAAGTAATCAAGGCGTTATCTATCATATTCCAAAGGCTTAATATGTCTAAAAGGAATTTACCAGCACCACTCGATCAAAGCACAGCATGGGCCGCGGCCGCGATTGCGTTCCGTGCTAACGGTGATCAGTATGTCAAGGTAATTGATGCTACAGATGATCGTAGGACCAACATTGATCTTGTTTACGAGATTATCAATAGCCCAAATCTGGATGCTACGATCTTGAAGCACGATCACGAGCTGGGTCAGCAGATCCGTAAGTACATTGGGCTCACAGCCACAGCGGCCGCACTTCGAGGTACACTAGACTCATGGGGTCAAGAAATGGCCCGTGTGAGTCAGTTGGATGAGATTGCCGCAACTTACGATCTTCATATCATTGCCAGTTTGCCCGCCACTTATCATCGTTACTTACAACGTGAAAAGGTGCATCAACGACTTAACGAGTGTGTGGTATTCGCACCCAGGATTGGGGACAAGGTTGAAATCGATTGCGAAGTATTGGAAAGCAAATGGAGCCAGAAATGGTCTACCTACTATATCACAGTGGTAGACAGCCATAACCATGCGTTCTTCTTTGCTTATCGTAACCAGATCAAACCTGGCACTCGATTTACTGCTCGTGGTACAGTCAAGCGTATCTCTGGTAACCAAATTCAACTTAACCGTGTTAAAACCGACTTAAACCAGGAGGAATAATGAAAAACTTTATCGTAGGTACTGTTTTTGGTATTGTTATTTGTACTATTGGATTTGGTGGCGTGGCTCGTTTGGTTGACGCTGGAGTAATTAAGGTTCAGGAAGTGGCTAAAAAGGCCACAGAATAACCAAAAGAACATATAATAGTTGACAGGAAATACCCGTTCAGCTATAATATATGTATATGCTAAGAAATTGGCATATTAGTAGTAAAATTAATTTTATTAAACTTGTAAGGCAACTTAAGAAAGGCAACACAAAAATGGCAACAGAAAAACTCTTTACAGTAGCAGGCACAGCAAAAAACGCTGATGGTACAGTTAAAGCTCGCTTCGCAAATGACTTGGTAGCTCGTATCAAGATCTTGAACAAAGCAGGTTGTACTGATATCGATCTCATTGAGCTACCAAAGGCAATGACTAAGTTGGAGGCTTTGCAACATCTTCAGACTCTAGGTAAGACTGGTGATGCGGCTTATGCAGTAGCCAACAAGTTGGCTGAGAAAACTAAGATCGCCAAGCGTGATCAGGTTAAGATCGCCAGCAAGTCAGAGACTCGTGTAGCTGACGAAGCCTAATTAAGGCAGGGTGGCAGGACGCTGGGTGTAGGCCCAGACTGTAAGTCCACCCAACAGAATTCAACCAAAAGCGGTGTATTTGATGCACCGCTTTTCCTTTTGGCATAAATTAGTAGTATGTTAGATGATTTGGAAATCGAATCAACCATTAAATTTGCCATTTATAGTTTAATGTTATGCTTATATGATTATGGTATGGAGGAAATTCACCTCGGTGGTCTCATGCGACTACTTGGTGTGCCAAATTCCACTGCTGAAAAGTATGACGAAGATATAGTGGTACTCGATGATGAGTTTGCAGAATTTGTTTTAGAAATGACCCAAACGGCCAAGCAATCGGGCCAAACACTACATTAATGACCATTAGTACTATTAAACACGGTGAACCTCTATTTGTGGTCATCGTTAGGGACCCTAAGGCTACACCCATGCTTAAAAGTTGGATAGCCGAAAACAAAATCTCTCACGCCCAGGTCAACGAAAACAAAATGCAGTTATACGATTACCACTCTATGTGTGTATTCAACTTAACTTGGGCTAACGGATGGGCAAATGTTGTTATCTGGGACGCTTGGAACAAGCGTCACATTCACCAAAATACTTGACATGACAAAAATATTTGCCTACACTGTATAGTAGTCTAAATATAGACACTATTAGAAAAGGAAATAAACATGTCAACAAATCATGACGCAATCAAAACAGCATTCGAAACATACATCGCTGAGAACGACAAGTTCACAGGCAAGGGTGTAAAAGCATCAGCCGCACGTGCTCGCAAAGCATTACAAGAAATGTCCAAAGCGATCAAAGAGCGTCGTAAAGAAATCACAGCAGAGAAAGAGGCATTGGCAGCGAAGTAATGGCCACTCTTGACCCACGAGATATTAACCTAAATTTGGGTAGTGACTACGAAACTGGTTCTACCCAAGATACCTTTACTTTTTCAGACGATACAATCACGTTGAGTAATGTAGCATATCCATATCTGTCTGGTACAGGGCTTCAATATGATAGTAATGCCCAAATTTGGGCTAGTTCAACTGATTGGGGCAAAGGATCTGGGCAAATACACCTAGATGGTGAAGGTGCGGATATCAAAGTTAACGGTAAAAGTCTAATGGAGTCTATCCAAAAGATAGAAGAACGGTTAAACATTCTTACCCCAAATGCCAATTTGGAACAAGAATGGGCTGAACTTAAGGCTTTAGGTGACAAGTATCGCGAGCTGGAAAAGCATATTTTGGCCAAGCAGGCTACCTGGGATAAACTCAAAGCCATGCCTCCGCCCGAAATAGATTGACCATTATGAGCATATAGTATATAATGTATTATATGCTCAGTTAATGGCAAAAAGTACCAAAAATCAAGTTATTTTTCGTACTCACGTAGTAGAATCACTAAGTATTATTATGCGATTGTGCAGTAACTGAGCAATCGTGTACAAAGAGGTCTTCGGAAAGCCTCTTCATTGACAAATGGTATTGACTGGGTTTAACAGTATATCGTTAGACAGAGTCCAGAGAGTATGGCAAGGAAGGCCCGAGGTCTGTCATTCTAAACTCCCCTTATGTCGATGTGCCCATTCCGGGATCCGGTGAAGAGCCCACTATGGCTCAGGGAGAAGTAAATGAAAGTTAGAAGTTTATTAGTAGCTTTCTTGTTGCTAGGTAGTACAGCACAAGCCAGCGAACAGACAACAACTGACCGTGTAGTTGAACAAGCTCAATCCGTATTTGAGCGCACAATCAGTATTATTAGTAATCCATTTCCGTTCTTAACAGATCGTGAAATACAGTGTTTAGCTCGTAACATTTTCTATGAAAGTGCTAGTGAGCCAGAAGAAGGTAAAGTAGCCGTGGGTTTAGTAACTTTGAACCGTGCGGCGGACCCCCGATTTCCCAGCGATGTGTGCGGTGTTGTTAAGCAGAAAACACTTTTCACCCGAACCAAAACCGTGGTTAAAGAAACTACGGGATTCTTTGGACGCAAGGAAAAGATCAAAGAAACAAAAACAGTAGAAACTCCAGTGTGCCAATTCAGCTGGAACTGTATCAGGGTTAAGAAGCCCAAGGAAGACGACGATCGTTGGATTGAAAGCCAGCGTATTGCACGTGAGTTGGCTGAAGGTGGATACGAGCATTATCGTGTCAAATATGCCGATGCCAAGCACTTCCATGCGGTGTATGTAAAACCCGGTTGGAACCTCAAACGTATTGCCAAGGTTGGCAACCACGTATTCTACGAATAATGTTAGTAGACGCTAGTCGATTAGATAGTTTAATTAAACAACTATCTGATTGGCTAGGTCCACCCACGGAAATAAATGTAGGACGTCCTGTGGGACTTTTGGGTTTGCCTAATAAAGCAAGATATCGTGGACCGGGATGGACCATCCACACGGATCAACGCAGGTCCGGCGGTCAAATTTGGGTACAAGGTTATCTAACATTTGACAATCCAAAAATGGAAACCATGTATAGATTAAAATACACACCTGATCAAAACCGTACATAACTATAAACATGAATGTCGACAACTTTATAGTATTAGACTCCGTATACGGAAAATTTATTGTCCCCCGCAATAATCGATTTCAAGCCGAAGCGTTAGTCAAGACAGGACGCACACATATTGAAGGGGAGTTAAACAACCTCTTCGTTATTGCCAGTACATTATCTCATGATGCTATTATCATTGATGGTGGAACTAACATTGGATTTGTAACTGTACCACTAGCACAAAAACTTCGACTTACAAATATTAAAATAATTGGCTTTGAACCACAACGTCAATTATTCAACGCACTAAGTGGAACACTAGCACTTAATGGTCTGACTAATTGTTATATTCATAACTGTGGTCTTGGAGAAAAGATAGGTAAAGCAACTTTACCTAATGTTGATTATTCTGTTGCCCAGGATTTTGGGATGGTACAAATTACGGAAAGTGATAGATCAGCTGAACATCTATACACAAGATATTTGGACATTGATGTCGTTACAATTGATTCAATGAATTTACCAAGTCTTGATTTACTCAAATTAGATGTGGAGGGATTCGAATGTGCGGCTTTACGTGGGGCAAAGAAAACTATTAAAAAACATCGTCCGTGGGTTTGGGCAGAATATATCTTGTCCGGACCAGAAAATATCAAAGCGTGTTTTGATGGTATAAAAGATTATAAGTTTTTCAAAGTAGACGACCAAAACATGCTCTGTGCTCCAACAGAACGTTTATCCCAAATACAAACAACAGAAATAGCCGAAGTTTAACCGGTTGACCAGAATCTCCTATTTTGCTATAATTTTAGTATAGTGAATAGGAGATTTCTTTGACCATAACATATACCGCATCAGGTTTACGCAAGCTCACTCCAATGGACGAGGATTTTTGCATTGTCTCTGGCTATGCTTATTACCCACGTGCTGTGATTACTTTTGGTCCTGGTTGTCCTGATGATGTTAAAAAAGCAGTACAATTAGCCATTATTAATGGTTGGATATCAACTGAGGCATGGATGTCAGATAAAGAATATATGTGGGAGCAACTATCTAAATGAGCATGCACATGGAAGGACCGTGGTTAACTACCACTGGTAAGAAGAAGGGCAAAAAGCGTTGGGCTACTGCTGAACAAAAAGCCAAGGCTGAACGCTTGAATGAAAGCTGGACTGAGCTCAAGGCTAAATGGGGTGTTAGCGAACAGCCCAAGCGTCAGCAATGGCATACTAAAGAAACTCTTAAAGTGGGTCCTAAGTATCCGCCCGGGCGTGAGCCACAAGAAATTAAGAGCTTGGATACTGGATGGGGTGTTTGTGCCAAACCCGCTGATAAGTTTTACACTGGTACCAAGTGTAAAGGTGTAGGCACCATGCACAAGTCAAATGCTGTGCCTATTTTTTCAGATGAAGAGGCAGTAGACATTTCCAAGATGAGGCGATAAAATGTTTAATGCATTACCTCTATTCAATGAACTATTTGAATACAACGGAGAAAAGGAAACTACAGTGATAAGACCCACATGTATCAATCATGGATGTAATAAACCGGTCACAAGTAGTGGCAAACGATGGAGACCTGTTTGCGGTCATTGCCACTGTGCAGGATACGGTGCTGGTAATTTTGCGTCTGGAGTAACTCCATTTAGAACTGGCAAGTGTTCTAACACAGATGGTCATCTGGGTTTTCCATGTTATATAGATTGGAAACGGGTGAAAAAAGATGGTGCAAAAATTAAAACTCACATTGATCATAAGGATGGAAACTATCTTAACAATGTGCTAGAAAATGTTGAAGAATTATGTGAAACCTGTCATTCAGAAAAAGGCAAAAGGAATGGCGATTATTCTGGGTTCAGATATTAATCTATAAATAATCTACCTATATTACGAAAGGACTAAACGCAACACGTGGCTAAAGAAGAAGGTTTTAAAATGGAAGGCGAGGTAATCGATGTGTTACCTAACGCTATGTTCCGCATCAAATTAGATGTATCCGACGTTCCTGTAACAGGAGTTATTTCAGGAAAAATGCGCCAGCATAATATTAAAATTCTCTTAGGCGATCGTGTTGAAATTGAGTTTAGTCCGTACGACTTAACCCGTGGGCGTATTACACGTAGACGATGAGCGTTGATTTTCCAGAATTTCTCAAAGACTCTTTAGTTACTCGGCACGGTAGCATTGTCTCTAATGTTGAATTTCCTTACTTTAATAACAGTCTTGTTGATTTTATAAATCAATTTGGTAGTTTATATTATGGGACATTATATAAAAGAATATTCTTAGAAAAATTTAGTAGCGAAAAGACATATTTTTTAAATATGTTAATCAATGCAACTGAAGTTAAAGAGTTATATCAACCTCTATGGTTTAAGCAACATCTGTTAAGACAAAGAATTACGGATGTATGGAGATGGCCTTGTTTAATCAATGAAATCACTAACAATTTGTATTGGAATAACGGGCACGGAAGATTTTTTGCTGAAGGAATGACGCAACCTACACCTTGGGACAAATTAAATGTGTTGCTATTGCAAGATAAAGAGTCGGCACCTGACAAATTCTTAAGTTCATCGCAGACGATTGAAAGCGACGAAGATTTACATAATATTATTAATATTGAGTATCCAGGTAATCAAGCCTTTCCGCCTAGCATTAATATTTCTTTAAAGCACAAAAATAATTGTTTACTTCTTGAAAGTTTGTATGATGGTAATCGAAGTCATAATACAGATGCTGGAAAAAATTATCTTGAAGATTTTATAAATTGGAAATCTAAGTATGGTTCACACCCCCGCCTCTGGATTTACACTGATTGGCCCGAACAAGTACAAGATAGTTCAAATTATTGGGAAATCATACACGCTGGACCAGCGGCAGGAAACACATTAAAAGAAGCATTCATATACAATTATCACAATAGTCCTGCACACGGCAATGATCATGTACTATATGTGTACAATCCTCGATCCATTGATGTAAGTGACTTACTGTGTTGGGTAGGATTGGCATTTTCTAGCTATATTAGCACAAATTGGGATTTTGCATTAGTTCGACCAGACCACTCTTATAAAACCTCGCGATTTGAATTCGGTTACATTGAATAATAAATATCATATGTCCTCCACAGATTACATTAGACAGCAAATCGATTTAATCGAAGCAACCACTCGTCCAGCCAAACTGGAAACAACTCCATTGCCATATGGTGAAAAGGATTTGGATCCTGTAATGAGCAAAGCAACTATCGATTATCACTATGAGCACTTGGCCAAGGGCTATGCCAAACGCTATAACGCAGGTGAGGGCAACGCTGATTTCAATCGTGCTGGAAGTTTCTTACATAATAAATTCTTCCCACAACTTCGTGCTCCTAAAGGTGCAAACAAGCCCAAGGGTGCGGTACTAGAACTTATTGAATCAAACTTCAAAACCTACGAAGATTTCAAAGAAGCTGTGAAGAAAGAATTTATGTCCATTCAGGGAAGCGGTTGGTGCTACCTATCAACGGCAGGAACGATTAAAACTATTGCTAATCACGCTGTGAGAACAGACATAGCACTTTTAATTGACGCCTGGGAACATGCATGGGCGATCGACCACCAATGGAACAAAGAGGCTTATTTTGATAACATCTGGAAAATTATCAATTGGGATGTCGTGAATGAGCGTCTATGAGTATCTACTTACTTGTTAAAACTCATGCAAAAACAGGATTGAAATATCTTTGTAAAACCTCCCGGCGGGACTATTACAAATATAAAGGTTCTGGTCTTTACTGGAAAGATCACTTAAAAATACACGGAACAGAACATCATACAGAATTATTAAAAGAATGTCATACTAACGAAGAATTAAGACAATGGGGTAGATATTATAGCACATTATGGAACGTAGTTGAAGCCAAAGATACCAATGGCAAAAAACTTTGGGCAAATCTTGTGCCTGAGGAAGGACAAGGAATACCTGGCGACATAGGAAGAATAATTCAAAATCGACCAGAGGTAAAATCCAAAAATATTGCTGGAGTTAAAAAGTTTTATGCCGATAATCCTCAAGCGAGAGAAGCACATAGAATTAGGGCACTCACAGACAATCCAATGAATAAACCCGGAGTGAGAGAAAAACACAAGAGTGTTGTTTCTGAATCTAACACCGGGATAAAAAATAATAGTTGTGATTTAAGATTACATACCTTCAAACACATCACCGGTATTGTTGAAACTTGTACACAAAATGAGTTAAAAAAGAAATACAATTTGAAAAAATGTGGAATAAGCCAGTTGGTTAATGGACACAAAAATTTTGCATATGGATGGATTTTATTATGATACTAGAACCATCAGCAGTGACAAAATTAAAAGACATTTTGGCAGAAGAAAATAACCCTAATTTAAAACTGCGTGTATTTGTTCAAGGTGGTGGATGCTCAGGATTCCAATATGGGTTTACACTAGACGAAGATCAAGCAGAAGATGACATGGACCTAGAATACAGTGGAGTCCATGTGCTAATTGACTCAATGAGTTGGACTTATTTACAGGGTTCAACTATCAAATATGATGATAGTCCAATGGGTTCGAGCTTTACCATAGCCAATCCAAACGCACAGTCAACCTGCGGTTGCGGTAGCAGTTTTAGTCCTTACTGATCTACATTTAAATAGCCATAGAACTTTGGTAAATACTACCAGAGGATCTAATTTTATGGCTCAAAAAAATATTACTACAGCACCTGTGAATTCAGGCCTAGGCACGCCCTTAAACACAGCATTTAATGATTGTAATGATAATTTCACTGAGCTATATAATCGCGTACAAACAAATCCACCAGCAACTTTAATAGGAAGTGTTGGCGATACTGCTGGTATGTATGCTTTTGATTCAAATTATTTTTATTACTGTTTTGCTAACTACAATGGATCTAGTGTTATCTGGGCTCAGGTTAGTCAAATTGGTAATATTGCTGTGCCTGCTATTAATAATGGTAACAGTAATGTTGCTGTTAACGGCGATGGCGGCGATGTTACAGTATCTATTGGTGGCACTCCAAACGTTGTTTTAGTTACATCATCTGGAATAAGCACCATAGGCGATGTTACAGGCGCCAATGTATACGGTATAATTTCCACTCCAACTCAATCATTAATTACTTCTCTTGGTACTTTAACTAATTTAAATGTTTCAGGAAATATTGTTACCGGTAACATTGAATCTCTTGGAAATGTCATAGGTGATGTTAATGTAATCGGTGGAAATATTTTAACGGCTGGCATTGTTAGTGCTACAGCCAATATTACCGGTAATTATTTTATTGGAAATGGTAGTCAATTAACTGGATTACCGCAAAGTTATAGCAACGCCAATGTGGCTAGTTATTTGACCACTTATACAGGAAATATTGCCGGCGGCAATATTGCAATAACTTCGGCAATAACTAGTGCAACTGTTAGCACCACCGGTAATGTTACAGGCGGAAATATTCTAACTGGTGGAAAAGTAAGCGCCGCAGGTAATGTACTAACGGCAGGCAAAGTAAGTGCTGTTGGTAACATTGAAACCTCTGGATATTTTGTTGGAACATTCGTTGGTAACGTAACAGGTAACTTTGTTGTGCCAGGATCTAACACACAAGTTATTTTCAATACCAGTGGTAATGCTGACGCTGTTGCAGGATTTACATACAATAAAGATTCAAATACCATGATCGTACTGGGCGTGGTTAGTGCCCAAGGTAATGTTGTTGCCGGAAATGTTTTAACTGGTGGTTTGATATCTGTTACAGGTAATATCACAGGCGGCAATTTAAAAACTAACGGAACTACAATTAGTACAAATATCACTACTGGTGGATTAGTTAGTGCCACCGGCAATGTCACCGGTGGAAATATTTTATCATCGAGTCTTATAAGTGCCAGTGCTAATATTGTAGGTGGTAATTTCAATACTGCTGGATTAATCAGCGCCACAGGTAACATTGTATCCTCTGGAAATATTTCTGGTGGTAACATAACCGGAACATTAACCACAGCAAGTCAACCTAATATTACATTAATAGGAACATTATCGACTTTATCCGTGACTGGTAATGTCACTAGCAATTACACAAGTTCACTTGGTCATATCGGAACACTTGTTAGCGTAACTGGCAACGTAACTGGAGGTAATTTATTAACAGGTGGCTATATTAGCGCCTCTGGAAGTATTTTAGGTAATGCTATAGTATCAGCAACCGGTAACATTACAGGTGGTAACATTATCGGTGGCGGAGTAAGTGCGGTAAGCAACGTAACAGGTGGAAACGTTTTAACTAGTGGTATTGTTAGCGGTGCTGGTAATATTATCGGCGGCAACTTTAGAACAGCTGGATTAGTTAGTGCCACCGGCAACATAACTGGTAATTATATCTTTGGTAATATTAGTCAGGCCACTGGATATAATACTACAAAAATTTATAATGGTACCAGCGAAGCTAATATTGGAACTAGCAATGGCAATGCCAATATCAGCATCAATGGAACAAGTAACGTAGTTGTGGTTGCTTCAACTGGCTTATATGTAACCGGTCTTGGCAGTGTAACTGGAAACATCACTGGTGGTAATATTATTGCTACAGGTAATTTATATTATAACAGTACTACAAAAGTAACAAGAAGTTTAACAGTTGGTACACGAACATCACCAGTAACTATTGCGTTAACTGCTAGTGGAAGTTTTAACGTATTAACTAGAGGTAGTGGTAACGTGGCGGTAACAACGTCTACGTAAAATTTTTAGAATTGGAATAAAAAAATGACAGCATGGTTTCCATTAATAATCAATACAGGTAGTAGTCAAATTCAAGAACTACCAAGTGGACAAGACCTGGATTTAACAGGTAGTAATATTTCGGCCGTTACAAATGTCACAGCCAGTGGAACAATAACAGTTAACAGCGGCAATGCCACTGTTGCTATTTCTAACGGTGGAGCAAATGCTGTTGGGAACATTGGTAGTTCAACCAAATACTTTAATACGGTGTTCGCCACAGCATCAACGGCACTTTATGCTGACTTAGCAGAGAAATATCTAGCTGATGCTGACTACGAACCCGGAACGGTATTGAGCTTTGGTGGATCTGCTGAAGTTACTGTTAGCACAACAGATGCTGATTCAATGGTTGCCGGAGTTGTGTCAACACAACCTGCGTATCAAATGAATTCTGGTCTTAGCGGAGATCATGTAGTATCATTGGCATTGGTTGGGCGTGTACCGTGTAAGGTACAAGGCGCAATCAGACGTGGCGCGATGTTAGTTTCTGCAGGCAACGGACGTGCCCGCGAACAAGCAAAACCAGAAATTGGCACAGTAATTGGTAAGGCATTAGAGTCATTTGATGGCGACAAAGGAGTAATTGAAGTTGTTGTCGGAAGGTTGTAATCATGGCCCAGCCAATATGGATTACTCCTGCCGGTAGTCTGGGCACTATACCAGAAGGTATCTTCTTTGAAGTTCCTTTATTGGCGTATGATCCAGATGATCCAATTACCGGAGAAGTTTATTATCAACTGATATCTGGACATTTACCAGCCGGAATACAGTGCGCTGATAATGGATTACTTGGTGGAGTACCAAAAGCCATTGTTAATATTCAAGGTGTTCCATTGCCGGTTACAGAAGATGTAACGAGCAAATTTGCCATTAGAGTCTATACTCGAGACCCTATAACCAATGTTATTAATCATGTTAACGATAGAACATTTACAATCACAGTTACTAGTCAAAATCTTCCAGAATTTATTACACCTCCTGGGCTTATTGGTACCTACTTCGATGGAACACAGGTAACTAATTTACAAATTGCCTATACCGATTTAAACCCTATTGAGAAAGTTACGATCAAATTAAAATCAGGAAGTTTACCTCCAGGTTTGTCTATTAGTTCAACTGGATTAATTTCTGGTTTGATAGATCGTCTGCCACCTGCGGATCCAACTAATCCACTAAGCACTGACCGAACATATCAGTTTACCCTTGAAGCTACAAATGGTAACATAAGCGACTTAAGAACTTATAGTATTAAAGTTTATGCTAGAACAGCCATGGTCGGTACTAATAATTTTATCACAGCAGACAATAATTTTATTACCAGTGATACAGCATCAACATACAGTCCAGTAATCATTAGCCCACCGCCCGGTGTTCTTGCTACTGTGCGTAATGATAATTTTTATGCAATAAGATTTGTTGGTGTTGATTTGTCTGGAGATGCTATTCAGTATCAACTGGGATTTGACCCAGGAGATTCGACTATACTGCCTGGATTAACATTAGATCCTAATACTGGTTGGCTATATGGTTACATTCCAAATCTTGGTATAACGGAAAACACTTACAATTTTTATATTCGAGCATACAAAGCCAATGATCCAACTTACATCAGTCCCGAATATCATTACACATTAAACATCGTTGGTCCTGTAGATACTGAAATTACTTGGCTAACTGATAGCAATCTTGGAACTATTAATAATGGATCAACAAGTACCTTTTATGTTGAGGCTATAAATGCCAGTGGTATTCCTCTGCAGTATGAATTACAATCGGGTAGCGATAGTTTGCTACCTCAAGGGTTACAGTTGCTACCAAGCGGACATATCGCTGGGCGTGTTAGTTTTGATACATTTACATTAGATGGCGGTAAAACAACATTTGACCTATCTGAATCATTAGGAATCCAATCAGATCTATTAGGTACCACGTTTGATCTTAAATTTACATTTACAGTAGTTGCCTACAGTGTAGATGGTCTGATTAGTGTAAACAAACAATTCTCAATTACAGTTAAACGAGTATACAATGAACCGTACGATAATCTTTACATACAGGTCATGCCCCCGCAAGATGATAGAGATTTGATCAGTAGTTTGCTTCAGAACAATGATATTTTCCAATCGGATTTAATCTATCGAGCCGATGATCCAAATTTTGGCAAGGCAACTAATTTAATTTATCATCATGCTTTTGGATTAACCGCGGCAACATATGATGATTATGTGTCTAGCCTATATAAAAATCACTATTGGAAACAATTAACACTAGGTGAAATTAAAGTTGCTCGAGCCACTGATACCAACGGAAATGTAATTTACGAAGTTGTTTATAGTCGTGTTATTGACGACCTGCTTAACAATCAAGGGTTAAGTGTAAGCAAAGAAGTAACTCTACCTTATACAGTTACTCTTGACGACAATACCCAAGTTACTACAGTTTATCCAAACAGTTTAATTGATATGAGAGATCAAGTGATTGATACAGTAGGTCAAGTAAGCAATATTTTACCAACTTGGATGCTATCAAAACAAGCAGACGGAACTGTACTAGGATTTACACCTGCGGTTGTACTTGCCTATGCTAAACCAGGCAAAGGCAATCAATTAGCCTATTATATAAGAACCGAGTTTGGCGAGCGACTTAACTTAGTTGATTTTGAAGTTGATCGTTACGAACTTGATAGATTGTTAAGCAAAAATTGGGATCCAACAGCAACTAGCTTGTACCATCCAAACGGATCGTGGGTACCATCGCCACCAACAATTACTACATTTGACGTTGCTTCTGGCGATCCTACTATTTTTGATGGCAATAGTATGCAGTTTATAGCGCCAGTAGATATGTACACCAATACGCAAGCATACGATAAATATCTCGTATTCCCCAAGAGGACAATTTTAGGATAAACTATGACAAGTAATATCAACCCAAATAACATTGACGGCTTATACCCAGTAGCCGGACAAGATAACAATTCACAAGGTTTCCGTGATAATTTTACCAACACGAAAACAAATTTCCAGTATGCGGCTGATGAAATTACCGACTTGCAAAACAAGGCAATTTTAAAAGCGGCGTTAACTGGTGGTACATTGAACAACGATATGCTGGGCAGTTTGGTATACAATGTCCAGGTATCTCAGGTGTCTGGGTATATAACTGAATTAGGAACCCCGGCAGCAAGTTCGATTACAATTAATTTTGAAGCCGGTTCTTGGCAGTCATTTACAACCAATGGTTCAAAATCTCTAGCATTTACTAACTTTCCTGCCGCAGGATCGTATGGTGCAGTGACTATTCAGATTACCGTGGCCAGCGCCGCTCATACTATTACATTCCCTGCCTCGGTTAGTGTTAATAATTCTGGTATCCAGGGTTTGAACATCAGTACAAATTCTATTGTGTTTGCTGCCGCTGGTACTTATACATTTAAAGTATCATCTGTTGATGGCGGAACCACATATACATTAGACCAAGTTAATAATGGATTAGTACCATTTAATAATTCCAGTGAGTCTTTGAGTACCGGTAGTGCCGCAAGTTTGTCTAAAACTGTTAGTTACTTCTCAACTAGTGGTGCTTCGACTGCGACATTGGCCGCTGGTACAGCTGGGCAAATAAAAACATTTGCCATGTATGCCGACAGTGGCGATATGGTTATCACTGTAACCAACGCAGGTTGGAAAACTTCTGGCACAGGTACTATTACGTTTGATGCTATTGGTGATGCTTGTACATTACAGTATATTAATAACAAATGGTTTGCAATTGGCGCAAATGGTGTAGTATTTGCCTAACCAAAACATTTGACTTTGTTTTATTAGTGCTGTAAAATAAGCACATGGAACATCCTCTAATCGGTGAACTCGACTCATTGACTATAGATGAGTTGAGTACCAAAATAAACGAACTTACTAAAAAATTATCCATTGCTCATAGAACGGGCAATGGTTATCTTTGTGAACAAATTCGAATGGCATTAGAAAGCTATCAAACCAAATACAGACAAAAAAGTCAAGAGCTATTCAAACAAAGTGGCAATGGTAAAGATCTCGACGATAAGATTGACATCACATGAATGTAAGATTACAGTATAATACAAATCTAACCGCCGGAGTGTTTTTTGAAAATTCATTGAGAATGAACAATTACACTATTAAAGTGTCAATGATTACCAACACTACCGATCCTGAGTGTCACAACATAGCATATGAGCGTTTAAAATATTTTGTTTATAAAATTTTAGAAAGTTCGGTGTTTATCGATCAACGAGAATTAGAAGCGTGTAAACTATACACTGCGGCCGGTATTAGATTGACTACACTGCCTGAAATACCAATTGATCAAATCATTGGAATTATGCTATACTGTAAATTCAATGCCATTATGGAAGACCATATACAAGTTGTTGAAGTTGAGGTTAGCAGTGAGTTGGGGGATCGTATGATATACTTCCACTGTGAAGAAGAAAGTTTAGGCCCGTTTGCCGAAGATGGTTGGTGGAATGATTCATCTACTGTTAATTGTGATACAGGTATAGTATTTGGCGATGATGCACTGAAGTATCTCGCGGTACAATGGAAGGATTTAGATTTAGGTTGGCCCGTTGAGGATACAATAAATGGATCCTCAGATGATAATAAACTAGTGTTTGCAGATTTTAAAAAAGATGAAACAAAATAACTACGGTGAAATGATTTTTAGTGAAGATGATGTGTGCGATCAGCTTATGCAAGGGCGCACAGTTGAATCATTAAAAGGCATGATGGTAGATGCCAGCGTGGATTTAGAAAAAGCTGCCGTGATGATGGAGTATGCCCCACCATTTATTCAAGAGTACCTTCACACCGAACTTGTAGACATATTCCATAAAAATTTACAACAAACTTGGCACATGCCCCAAGAGTACAAGAACATGGACATTGCCGCTTATGTGCTTGGTTTGTGTGAAAACGAATCGGAATTACAGCGTTGCGGACACGAACTGTTAATGTATCAAGAACGAGATTTATTTGATTTATTAAAATTTTTAAAGTATCTTGTGGATGTTATGAATCAAAATCGTTTAATTTGGGGTGTAGGACGTGGGTCAAGTGTGGCTAGTTATGTACTGTATAAAATAGGTGTACATCGTATTGACAGCATGTTTTATGATTTAAACGTCGAGGAATTTTTGCGTTAAATACCCTTATAGGAGAACTATTATGACCAACAAAATTTATCGTTCAGCTATGGGTAAAACCATTGATATGGGCGCACTGCTTTTACAAAACGAAGGAACTCGTGCAGTGGGTAATATGAATGTTAATGCCCGAGGTGACACTGTTAACAGCCAGAATCAAGTGATTGAAACAAAAAATCGACAGGCACAACGTCAATACGCTAAACAAGTAGCACCAGCGTCGGTGCAAAAGCCTGCGGCTGGTAATCGTGCAGTAAAACAAGCTAGAGAATCAGCAGAAATCGTTGAAACAGTTAACGTCGACAACTATGAGGATCTTCCGATTGATGTCTCGGACACATTTGCTGACATGCCAGAAGATGATGTTGTACAAGAATCACCCAAGGTTGAGGAGCCTCTCAAGGGTGGATTGGCCGGGGCAATCGCTAGAAGTCGTGTAGTACAGCAAGAAAAAGAAAAGCCCTTGCGTGAACAACAAAAATCAACTATTAAAAAAATCTAAGGAAACTATGAAATCTGCATTTGCACCACATCAAATTCAACGTGATAATTTTCAACCCATTCGTGATTGGGTGATTGCCACTGAAATGAACTTTGAAGGTCGTACACTTAGTAGTGGAGTTATTCTACTCAACGATAACGGACGGTCGGATGGCATTCGTCCACGTTGGGGCCGCGTGTATGCAGTAGGCCCAGATCAAACTGAAATCAAAGTAGGTGACTGGATCTGCGTAGCACATGGTCGCTGGACTCGAGGTTTGGACATCGAGGATGAACAGGGCAAGCGAACTGTTCGTCGAATTGATCCAAATGACATAATGCTAGTATCAGATGAACTACCAAACGACGATACTATCAGCACCACAGTAAACGCCTAAATTGTCACTACATAAATCTAACCTTGATGCTGTCAAGCATTGGGTACGGGAGAATGCCTTTGAAGCAAAGTATCCTGGCAACGACGGATGGACTGCGGCAGAACACAAAAAGCGTTTGTACGAATTGAAATGTATGTTAGACGACGTATACCCTACACTACCTAATTTTGTTGGTGAGGAAGAGTGGGAAAAAGAAAGATTAGTAGACTTATTAAAGAGGAAATCATGAAACATCCAGATCCACGATTACATCAACAGATTAGCTTTGTTAAAAGTGCCCTTAGGATTGCCGCGGGTATCTCTTTGATTTGGCCCGAAAGTTTAGTACTAGCAGGTATATTCTTAATTGTAGCAGAAGTGTTAGGTGTTGCTGAAGAACTAGTATGATTATATAGGTTAAACTGACAGAAGGTGATAAATAAAGTAGGAGATCATCTATGTTTGGATATATCTATAAAACTACAAATTTAATAAACAACCGTTGCTATATTGGAAAGAAAGTTAGTTCTACTTTTGTTAACAACTACTTTGGTTCTGGTCTTATACTCCAAGAAGCTATAAAAAAATATGGCAAGGAAAATTTTAAGATTGAAATATTACAGTGGGCCAAAACCGAAACAGAGTTAAATCAACTTGAAATTTATGAAATAGCGAGAGCAAAAAAATCTAATAGATTATACAATATTGCTGAAGGCGGCACTGGTGGAAATACACTATTAGATCATCCAGATAAAATAGAAATAGTAAAAAAGAGAAACAATGCTCTTACACAATGGCATGCCTCACTAAGTGAAGAAGAAAAAATTCTCAGAAGTAAGAAAATAAGTCAATCCAAGAAAGGTAAATCAAATGGGCATACTGGATTTAAGCATACTCCTGAAACCATCGAAAAAATAAGAGCTACTAATAAAGCATACACCAAAACCAAAGATTGGAAGGAAGCTCATGCGTTAGCGGCAGCTAAACGAAGAGGAAAGCCGTTTACACAAAAATATAAATCTGTTATAGTAAATGACATAGAATATATTTCAGTAAAACATGCCCTAGAGGCATTGAATATAAAACATAGAGCGACATTCTATGATAGAATTAAACGAGGACTACTTAAGGTAGAATATAAATGATATTTAATAAAATACGAGAGTTAAAAGAGCAACAAAAGGTGATTGGGATAACATTCTCGGCGTTCGATCTTTTTCACGCAGGTCACGTGGCCATGTTAGCCGAAGCCAAAAATCACTGTGATTATTTGATTTGTGGATTACAAACAGATCCTACTATAGATAGACCGGACAGCAAGAACAAACCTATTCAAAGTATCGTCGAACGCCAAATCCAATTGGCCGCGTGTCGTTATGTAGACGAAGTTGTTGTTTACCAAACTGAACAAGATTTGGTAGACTTGCTGTTGATTTTACCCGTAGATGTGCGTATACTAGGAATAGAATATGAAGATTCAGAATACTCCGGCAAGTACGAAGGCATGCGTCGAGGTATTCGACCAATCTTTAACGGTAGAGATCATTCGTTTAGTTCAAGCAGTTTGCGTAAGCGTGTGGTAGCCGCAGAAGTAGAAAAGAATTTAAGGGGAACAACAGATGATGGCAAAACCTTCAACTAATCCAAATGCTTGTGGTTGTGGACGCAGTCCAACTGGCAAGTGTATTGGCTGGCATGCGTTGAGCGAAGAAGACTATCGAGCTAAATCAGCTGAATATGAGTTAGCCAAGTATAGAGAAAGTGCCGAAGAACTTTGGTTCTCAGGCGGTAGTTGTACAGGTGGATCACCGGAGTAATCATGGAACCAATCAGAGCACCTAAGACTATTAAGATTTATTCTCTAGTACGACAGAATGGCATGACCTTCTCTCCAGTGTCTAGTTCTAGTTCTGGTTCAACTAACATTGGATCAGGATACTATACCACTTTACAAGAAGCCGAACATCATCGTACACTAGAAGTATTAAAAGTAAGCAGTGGTGGCCGGGAGCAGTTTCACATTTACGAATTAGAAGTACCAAACCCAGCATATACAGAATGAAAAAACTCATACAAGAAGTAAAAGAAGTATCAGGATCAAGTTATCAATTATGGGCAGAAATTACAACCTGCCCTAACCCTGCTGGATATAAGCAGTTGACATTTAGTAGCGTGTGGACTGGTGCCAAGAATCCCCAAGCACCACAACGTAAAGGTGAAATGTTGTTGAGCCCAGACGCAGTTAAAAATTTACAAGAACTATTAGCGAGTGAAGAATGAAAGAACTTTGGACAGAAAAATATAGACCCAAGGACTTGGATGGTTATGTGTTCCGCGATCAAGCACAAAAGGAACAAGTAGCAAGTTGGATCAAGGGCAAGGCAATTCCACATTTGTTGTTTAGTGGAGCACCAGGTGTAGGTAAAACTACACTGGCCAAGATCCTTATCCATCAATTGGGCATAGATGAGTATGATGTACTAGAGATTAACGCAAGTCGTGAAAACTCTGTTGATACAATTCGTGACAAGATCACAGGCTTTGTGCAGACTGTGCCCTTTGGTGATTTCAAGGTAGTGTTATTAGACGAAGCGGACTATATAAGTCCAAACGGCCAAGCGGCGTTACGTGGCGTTATGGAGACTTATCATGCATCTGCTAGATTTATCCTTACTTGCAACTATCCTAATAGGATTATTCCTGCTTTACACTCTCGATGCCAAGGTTTTCATATTGAGCGTGTTGATGTTACTGAGTTTACTGCTCGCGTCGCTACAGTACTTGTTACTGAAAATATTAACTTTGACTTAGATGTACTAGACACTTATGTCAAAGCCACATACCCAGATCTTCGCAAGTGCTTGAACTTGCTACAAATGAACTCCACCGGTGGTACACTAGTTCCACCACATGGTGATGAGGGTGGGTCAGCAGATTGGAAATTGGGTGTAATTGATTTGTTCAAAGCTGGCAAGATTAAAGAAGCTCGTACATTAATGTGTCAGAGTGTGCGCCCCGAAGAAATGGAAGATGTATTCCGTTGGATGTATGACAACTTGGAACTATGGAGTCAAGATCCAGAGAAACAAGATCAAGCAATTATCATCATTCGCCAGGGTATTGTAAACATACCAATGGTAGCAGATCAAGAAATTAACTTATCAGCAACGCTGTGTGAGTTAAGCCGACTTTAATGCCCAACTTTGATGTACTAGAGCCAGCGATAGATCCTAACAACAGAATTACATTTCTGTTAGATTGGGAACTTACAATGAAGTGTAACCTTGATTGTAGTTATTGCTACACTGACCTATATTACGGCGGACACAATAATTCAATACCACATCCTGATTGTAATGAGTGTATACAAACTATTGATTTTATGTTTGCGTATGTTGATCAGTATATGATGTACAAACCCAACGGTATCAAATATGTAGTGTTAAATGTTTACGGTGGCGAAGCACTAGCACATCCAAACATTGTTGAAATCCTAGAAGCAGTGCATGAAAAGTATCAAGCATATAAAGATCGTTGGCACCTTACAGTAACCACGACTACTAATGCAATTTTGTCTGGTAAAACACTTAACAAAATACTTCCATTAATTGATGAATTCACAGTAAGTTATCATACTGAAAACACTAACAAACAAAAACAAACTTTTAAAGATAATTTACTAGCAATTCAAAAAAATGGAACACGTTTGAAATGCGTGGTCTTAATGCACGAGGACCCTGACAAGTTTCAAGATGCCCAATTAATGATTGATTGGTTAAAGCTAAATCATATAAAAACATTACCAAGGCAACTCGACTCAGATTATTACATGCGTTCTAATTATAACACACATCAAGTTCAATGGTTCAACAAGTTAAATCAAGATCGCAGTAATATTAAAATAGAATCAATTGATCTTCCTGATACAAACGAAACAGTCAATTTAAGCGAAACTGGCCGTGCGTGTTGCGGCGGTAGACAAATGTGCGAGGACCTGGATTACAAAAGTAAAAAAGGTTTTATACTTGACAATCGTTTTACCGATTGGTATTGTAGCGTAAACTGGTTTTTCTTGTATGTCAAACAAGTTACCAGAGAAGTTTTTTCAAACAAAGATTGTAAAATGAATTTCAATGGCGGCGTAGGTCCAATTGGCCATCTAGATAATACAACACAAGTTTTACAAGAACTTGAACAACAGTTAAGTAACAAAAGTTTGCCCATAATACAGTGTAAGAAACCCAAATGTCATTGTGGACTATGTGCTCCAAAAGCCAAGACCTTAGACAAGTATCATGCTATAATTAAAAAATATCAAAGGAACTATTAAATGAGATATCTAGTATTAACCTATGTGCGTAAACCTAACGGCCAAATTGATGAAGCCATGACCGTGGTAAAAAATCTAAAGAAGCGTGACTGGCAAATGGCCAATGTCATCTTAGACTTTAAAGACCAAAAAGTCTTGCTAGGATCCATGGATGGCAAGCAAGTGCCCAAAGATTGGGACAGAGTGGTCAGCTATTACTATCCGTTTTATACTAACATCATTGAACGCTTGTTTGAAGAAAACGGACACGCTTTAAACATTGTGGAACAAGCACCTAACACACCGGAAACTACTACTTAACTTTCCACCCTTTATAAGATTTATAAAAACCTTTGGTTAGTTTGTATATCTCGCTAGTCCTAATGTTATATGCTCTAGCGAGATCACCTGTTGATCCATTAAAAACGCCAAAGTTCTCATGAACAAATATGTGTTTAGTTGAATTGCGTTTTCTAGATTCAGATATTTTTTTCTTGTGGGCGTCTGACATAGGTGGAAGTTGAATACTAACACCTTTTTTTCTTTTCTGATATTTTTCGTTTAGTTTCCTCGGTATGTTTTTTACCAAAAAAAGTATTTTTTTCTCCTGCTCGATCCGCACCCCACATACCATTTCCTTTTCCTGATCTTGCTAGGCTATTAACTATAGCATATTCTTTTCTATAGAAATCATATTTTCGAGACCCATATATTTTTCTTCCGGACATTATAGTGTAAGCATATAACATTTTGTGGTAGCTGTCTTTAGTTGTCATCTTTGGAAGTAATAAATGACAGATATAATGTTCTCGTGCTGTTAATCTAACTAGGTTATCTGGAGAATCGGTTCCTCCTAACGATCTAGGAATAATATGATGTATTTCGGCATATCCTTCTAAATCTCTTGACTTAGCACGATCAATTATGTTATAATAACACTGTGAATATTTGTTTTCTTTGAACATATATTTATTTATAAAGGTTTTACTAGATTGGGATATTATGAATAATCGATTAATTTTAACAGATGCAGATGGTTGTTTGACCGATTGGGAATGGGCATTCAGGGTTTGGATGACCGAACGAGGATTTACTCTTACCCAAGATAATAAAAAGAGTTATTATCTGCACCATCATTATAATGATCTCACACAAGATGAAGCCAAAAAAATGGTTAAAATATTTAACGAGTCAGCAGCAATTGGTTTCCTTCCGCCGATGCGAGACAGCGTGCATTATGTTAAAAAACTTAATGAAGAACACGGATACCAATTCCGTGTAATTACTAGTTTAAGTTTAGACAAAAATGCTCAAAAACTAAGAGACATGAATCTTAGGAAATTATATGGGAACGCAATCGAAGAAGTTATTTGTTTAGACACTGGTGCAGATAAAGATTCTGCACTAGAACAGTTTAAGGATAGTGGATTGTATTGGATCGAAGACAAACCTTCAAATGCCGATTGTGGGCACAGATTAGGTCTTAAGAGCATACTAATCGAACACGGACATAATATGCATCATGAATGCCCGTATCCGATAGTTAAAAACTGGCGTGAAATTTACGAGACTATTACTCAGTCAGCATAAAGTTTTAGCACCGGTCCAATAATGTGATGTCGTTGGACGTCTCGCTTGTCCAGTTCACATACAGTTATACCAGGAACACCTCCTTTCTTTAACCTTTCACAGAGGTCCCACAGACCATTTTCGCCACGTTGGCGGTCTGCTTGTTCTATGTCTCCGGTTATAACTATTTTGCTATCCTGACCTATACGGGTCATTAACATCTTCACTTGTGCTGGTGTAGCGTTTTGCATCTCATCTGCTACAATCCAAGCACGTTTAAAGGTGCGACCTCTCATAAATGCCAATGGTGCTATTTCTACCGTCTGTTCTTCTATCATAGCTAGTATGTCCTGTGGTCGGTAATATTCACGCATTACGTCTAAGAGCGGTCGTGTCCAGGGCTCCATCTTGGCAACAAGGTTGCCAGGGAGAAATCCATGTTTTTCGTCCTCTACGCCTACAGCCGGGCGTGTCATTATTATTCTATCGCACTCTCCTTCCCTAAGTGCTTTAACTGCGGCTAACATGGCAAGATATGTTTTGCCTGTGCCAGCAGGGCCTGCTGTAACTACAATATGTTGATTCTCATCTTGTAGAGCCAATACCAGTTTTTCCTGATTCCTAGTTCTAGGAACAAGATCAATCTTCCGAGGTTGGTGACGGGGTTTTTCTTGATTAAACTGGATGGTGTTCTCTACTTGTGTCATACGCTTTTGTGCCTTTGCGGCTCTGTTTCTGCTCAAGTGTAACTCTCCATTTTGTTGACAACAGCGAAATTGCTGTTAAGAATACTTAACCACTTAGATGATCAACTTTTATGCCTATAGAACTTTGAATCTAATGGCATAAGTATTTGGCTTGACTTCACAGCTACACAGTTACAAAATACCACATCTTAATTTTCAACATAAATAACAATATGGATAAAGAGCTTTTTAAAGACGGCGCAGACTATTGGCAAGTAGCTGACAACATTCGCAACATTTACATGAGCGAGGGTAGTTTGCTTACTCTGCTAGATTTTGAACGTGTGTTAGATGAATTAGATTTGTATGCTTTTAAAAACTGGGCAATTGGAGAATTAGTTGCCGGCCCAGAAATTGGCAAATATAAAGTCAGTTGCACATTTTTGTGGCCAGAAAATTTAATGCCAGATCCACGTGGTGCTCGTAGATTATTACCGTTTGATTGCAAAGTGTTTTATCGTAAAACACAGATGAAAATTCCTATCAAAATCAATAATCCTAGCGATTACATGCCCGGCACACACAAAGCAAAGATTGTAGAACGTCCTGTTTGGTTAGTTGAAATTCAAATGCCCAAAGCATTAATGAGCGATATCCGCACAGGATCAGTAGAATTAGAAGATCAAGATATTGATCTGCAAGACCTAGATGATGCTTACGAGCAGGATCTAGATAAAGAAGAATATCAAAGTGATAAACAGGCAGAAAATGCACAACAACAACTTGAACAACCAACTGGTATTTGAAAGTCTTGAATATAAAGACTTAGAGGGCATGATGAAGCCCACTATTCACATTGACGAATTTTCCAGTAAAATGGGAGACGACGATGACATTATTACCTTGAGCTTTTTTGTGCGTAGTGAGCAAGCGGCTAAAGATCTAATGAATTGGTTTGAAAAAGGTTATGACTTTGTACTAGACGCAGATCGTTCTCCTGGTGAAATCAAGCCAAATCGTTACTTGGTTTATGTTGAGTTGCGCCGTCGTTCTAATGCAGGTGCCAACGTAGAAATGTTAATCGAAGATCTTGGCACACTTACAGAATTCAGTACCGACGATTGGACCATGCATTATCGAGATCAAGAAATTCCATTCTCTCGCGATGCATTCGACAGCACAGTTCCTTTGAGTCCAAAAGCCTATCGTGACAAGTACGAAACTGAACTAAACGAATGGCGTACACGTGCTGGATTAGATGCCAAATCAACATACGATCGAGAAGATCGCAGTTTACAAGCAATACAATCTGCCGCTGGCATTCTTTAATACACCACCAATAAACTAGGTATATAATAGCCTATGAAGTTAAAATCCTTTGGCTGTAGTTTTATCTACGGAACTGACTTAGCTGACGATGGCCGTGGATATCTAGTTGCTAATCCAAGCCAATTAACGTGGCCGGCACTGCTGGCTAAAGAATTAAATTACACATACGAGTGCTATGCCCGTCCAGGTGCCGGAAATTTACGCACACTTGAAAAAGTATTAAATCAATCATCTGTTGATGATCCAGCTGTGTTTGTCATTGGATGGACATGGATAGATCGTTTTGATTATACTACTGTGCCCTCAAAACCCACAGTACAGTCAGAGTACATTGCCAATGAAGTTTGGCAAACAGTAATGCCGATTGATACAGACAATCGGGCACGTGCTTATTATCGTGATTTACATAGCCAATATCGGGATAAACTTACCAACTTAGTTTATATTAAAACCGCTATTGACACACTCAAACAAAAAAATATTCCATTTATTATGACTTACATGGACGAATTATTGTTTGAAACTCAATGGCACTATACCAATGGTGTAAGAGATTTACAAGACTATATTCATCCGTATATGACCAAATTTGATGGGCAAACATTCTTAAATTATAGTAAAGAAAAAGGGTTTCCAATATCAGAAACCCTTCATCCACTAGAACAAGCTCACGAACAAGCTGTTAAAGTTTTGTATAAACAAAATACAATCGATCATTTGCGTCACGTTTAAACGTTTCTAGTCGAAGATTGTATCGGTCGGCAAACTCATTTACGACTTCAAAAGTCCAAGGAAAGATTTCCACATACGGACCATTCTTATGTGGAATACCTGGATTGGCACGTAGATAAAATTTACCGCCTGGCATCAACAAATTTACACAATGAGCAAAGCGAGTTTCGATTTCATCCTTGGCATGCCGGACATCGTGCGCTGTTTGAACGTGCGATTGCTAAAACAGGACAAGTGTGTATTATGGTTCGCGATTGTCAAGATTGGAATGATAGCAATCCTTTTGACATCGATACCGTGATTGCTAACATTCGCAAAGATTTAGACCCCGAGTACCGAGATCAATATATAATCATTGTTGTTCCTAACATTACCAACATAACCTATGGGCGTAATGTAGGGTACAAAATAGAAAACGAAGTGTTTGATGAAGACACTCACGCAATCTCCGCAACAGAAATACGCCGACAATTAGGACTCAAATGACCAAAAGAATATTAGTAATGGGCTTGCCTGGGGCGGGCAAAACCACCTTTACACAAGAGCTGGTTAAACATTTAATGTTAAACAAATCAGTTGCTTGGTTTAACGCTGACACAGTACGAGCAGAATATGACGACTGGGATTTTAGCGCAGATGGTCGCAAACGTCAAGTACACCGTATGCGTGAGCTTGCTGATCGTTCTGGAGCAGATTATGCCATATGTGACTTTGTTTGCCCAACAGAAGAATTACGCAAAATATTTGACGCTGACATTATTGTGTGGTTAGACACAATCGAAGCAGGGCGGTATGAGGATACTAATCGAATATTTGAACCGCCTGTCGACGTTAACTATCACATAACCGATTGGGACTTGCGTTGGCGTTCAAGTTTAAAGTCCCTTGTACGTGAATTAACATTTGAAACAGAACGCAGTAGCCGTAGCGTGGCCAAAGCATTAACTTGGCGAGCTCTGGGCACACTAGACACCTTTTTATTAAGTTGGGTTATAACGGGCGAATGGCGTCTAGCGGCTGCCATAGGTGGCACAGAAGTTATAACTAAAATGATATTGTACTACTTGCACGAACGTGCTTGGGCCAGGGTCAAGTGGCGTAGATAAGCTAAATATGGATAGATTATAAAAGGTCTATCCATGCAAATTACACGCGAACAGTTACAACAAATTCTGCCTAAGAATCCTTACTTGGATCATTGGTTAGATGCACTAAATCAAATACTGCCTGAGTATGAAATTAACACACCACTGCGTCTAGCACATTTCCTAGCGCAGACAGCACATGAATCGGGTGGTTACTTATTTTTACAAGAAAACTTAAACTACCGTTGGGAAAGCCTGCGTCGGGTATTTCCTAAATATTTCCCCACAGATGAACTAGCAAAACAATATGAGAAGAAACCAGAAAAAATCGCTAATAGGGTCTATGCCAATAGAATGGGCAATGGCCCAGAAGAATCGGGCGACGGCTATCGCTACTGCGGCCGAGGCCTTATCCAGCTTACCGGAAAAACAAACTATCAAAACTTCGCCGACAGTATTGAAACCCCGCTGGAAGAAGTAACAGAATACCTACAAACATTTGAAGGTGCACTGCAATCAGCTTGTTGGTTCTGGGAAGCCAACAACTTAAATCGCTTCTGCGACGCAGATGATTGCAAAGGTTTGACCAAGGCAATCAACGGTGGATACATTGGTCTAGAAGATCGATTAAAGCACACTGAACACGCTAAACATTTGTTTGGAGCACACTAACATGTGGCAATTCCAAGCGATGTTACAGTTAATTCCAGCAGTGGTTGTCTACTGGGTTACAGTAATTTTATTCTTTGGTGGAATTGGTGCTTACTTAATTTCTAAGTTTATCAAGTTTATTCCTTTTATAAACAAATACAAATTGCCCGTTGAACTAGCCGCAGTTGTGGCCATAGCACTGGGTGGTTACTTGTATGGTGGAGTTGAGTATCGCTTGAAGGCACAAGAAATGGCCGCAAAAGTAAAAGAAGCTGAAGAAAAGGGTCGCGAAGCCAATAAGAAGTTAGAAGGCGAATTAAAGAAAAAAGATCAACAAATTAAAGATCAAGCAAATCGACTACGCGATGCCGCACGTAACAATGCCACACGTATAGATTCCACATGTAAGGTTGATAGCAAAGCAATAGAAATTATCAACGAAGCCGCAAAGGAGCCTAAAAAGCAATGAAACATTTAATCATTATTTTAAGCACCCTAATGCTAACCGGCTGTTATGACAACTTTGTCGAGCGTAAGTTCCCAGAAATATTTGAAGAATTAAAAAGCTCTTGTCCAAGTTTACAACAGTTAGATCCTGCTACTGATAAACTCAGCGTGGTAGTTGACAGTGTAGTTGTTAATTATTCTACTTACTATGAATGTAAGGTTAAAGTAGATGCCTGGATTGAGTGGTACAATACACAACGTACTATTTTTGAAAGCGTAAAATGATTATTGATTTCCTGGACAAATTTTTAAACTTATTTGATAAAAGTAACACACTAGAAATATTGTTATTTTTATTAGTATCAATGATTATCTTTACCATGGTATCAATGTCGCGGAATAAAGATGACGAATTTGATCTTAAAGATTTAGTCAGCAGTGACGGCAAGTTAAATGAAAAGAAATTCACACGCTTTGGTGCGTGGGTTATTAGCACCTGGGGATTTGTTTATATATTAATAAACAATCCAGGTTCATTTCCCGAGTGGTATTTTGTAGGTTACATGGCTGTATGGGTAAGCAACGCTATTGTAGACAAATGGGTTGAAAGAAAAGAAAAATAATAAAAGGAGCAAGAAATGGCACGACCAACCAAGGCACAACAAGCCGAAACTAAAAAAGTAGAAGATTGGATGACTACCAAGTGGCGCCCAATGATGGCTGTAATGTACATGTGCGTGTGTACATTTGATTTTATCATAGCACCTATTCTATGGGCTGCGGTACAGTTTTGGGAAACACAAGCGGCCAATGATGCTTTTAGACAGTGGCAACCACTAACACTACAAGGCGCAGGACTATTCCACATGGCCATGGGTGCTGTACTAGGTATTACCGCTTGGAGTCGTGGACAAGAGAAATTAGCCGGTGTAGCAGATGGTGCAAAAACATCGGGCTTTGGCATTGGCGTAGGATCTCCAGCACCCATGCCCAGTTACAGTGCGCCACAGAATCAACAACCTTTAGCCACACCCGCATTTACGCCAACACCTGCACCTAGCTTTGGTGCGGCACCTGCGTTTGCTAGTTCAGGCAAAGCCATGCCTGTTCAACCACAACAACCGGAGTTATAAAATGAAAAAATTTTTAATTGCATTAAACATTGTAATTTGGGGTATTGTCAGCTTTGAACTAGCCCATGCCGCAGCAGAAACAAAAGAAGTATGTCGGGATAAAACTGACAGCAAAGGTGCCGTGGTTAAAGGCAAAGACGGTAAACCTATTCAATTGTGCAAAAAGATCAAAGTACACAAAAAGCACGAAGGAACAAAAGTTCCGACAAAATAATAATTGACCGCACCAAGAAAAGACAGTATAATTAAACAATACTGTCTTTTTTTATTCGATGAAAAACTTTTACGATATTTTGGGTGTTAAATCATCCGCTACACCTGATGAAATCAAGCGAGCTTATCGCAGGCTGGCCAGTCAACACCACCCGGATAAAGGTGGTGACGTCAAACAGTTCCAAGAAATAGAACAAGCATATAGAGTATTGTCGGATCCACAAGCTCGAGCTCAATACGATAATCCACAGCCCCAATTCAGCCATTTTGGTTTTGGACCACAACCGGGTAACCAGGGTTTTGATTTTGACACTATATTTGACATATTTGGTGCTAGGTTTGGACAACAACCGCCTAGACAACAAATCATGCGTATGAGTTTGTGGATACAGTTAAGCGATGTAGCCACCGGGGGTAAACGCACAGTAAGCGTGAGCACTGGACACGGAGTAAATGCCGTTGAGCTTGAGATACCGCAAGGCATAGAAGACGGACAAAGTGTACAATATTCCAATGTTGCACCCGGAGGTGGCGATTTAATTATTACTTTTAGAATTCATCCAAATCCCGAATTCCAAAGAAATGGCCTAAATTTAATCGCAGAAAAGACTGTGAGCATTTGGGATTTAATATTGGGTGCTCAAGTACCTGTGCGTGACATTCGCGGCAATCAATTAAGCCTGACTGTTCCGGCCAAAACACAACCTGGAACCATGCTGAGATTAAAAGGACGTGGTCTGACACATAGACATCACGAGCCCGGTGATTTACTAGTTCGCATACAGGCTAAAATTCCGGAGAATATTCCACCCGAATTACTGAGCCAAATTGAACAAACCCGCGGCCAATAACTTGCGTTAAAATGGTTACTATAGTACAATATATACATAACAACTAACAAAGGAACGTATGCAGAATAATCCTGAAATTGAACAAATTGTTGAAGAGTCCGTTAGAATAGCTCGAACCAAGCAACATGAATATGTGCTAACCGAACACTTGCTACTGGCACTTATTCGCTATCAGCCATTCCGTAAAGTGTTAGAAAAGTATGGCACAGATATCACGATGTTCGAAACTGAGCTCAACGCATACTTAGACAGTTTGACCAGCTTGGTTAAACCTGGAGACATTCAGCCTAAAAAGACCAACGCTCTAGAGCGCACATTTAATCGTGCCCTAACACAAGTATTATTCACTGGACGCAGAACCATCACCACACTGGATTTATATCTAGCCATGATGAGTGAGAACAACAGCCACGCTCATTATTACTTGCTCAAGCATGGTGTTAAGAAACAAGAGTTTGCTGAATTTTATAATAAGAATTACAATCACAATGATGTTAAAATTACCAATCAACAAGCAGATGAAATTCTTTCCGAGCACTGTACTAATTTAACATTATTAGCAAAAGAAAATCGTCTAGAGCCAATGATTGGCCGCTCAGCAGAATTAGACGAAATGATCACTGTGTTAGCACGTCGCTTTAAAGCCAACGTGTTAATGGTGGGCGACCCAGGTGTGGGTAAAACTGCTATTGTTGAAGGACTGGCTCAGGAAATTCAAGCAGGACGTGTGCCAGAATTCCTCAAAGGACACGAAGTATGGTCGCTGGAAATTGGATCATTATTAGCTGGTAGCAAATATCGTGGTGAATTTGAAGAGAAATTCAAGCAGGTGATCAAAGCTCTTGAAGCTAAAAAGAATTGCGTGTTGTTTGTGGACGAAGCACATACTATGAAAGGTGCTGGTGCTAGTTCAAATAGTAGTTTAGACTTTGCTAATATGTTAAAGCCAGCTATTACCAAAGGACATTTAAAAGTAGTGGCGTCAACCACGTGGGAAGAATACTACGAATCATTTGAAAAAGATCGTGCGCTCATGCGTCGTTTCCATAGAGTAAGCGTAGATGAACCCAACGCAGAAACTACAGAACAAATCTTAATTGGACTTAGCCCACGTTTAGAGCAGTTCCATAATGTATTAATTGATACAGACGCTATCATTGCCGCTGTGGAATTATCCGGTAGATATATCCATGATCGTAAAAATCCTGATAAATCAATTGATTTAGTAGATGGTGCTTGTGCTAGAGAACGCACTAAAGATCAGGGTAATGTAACTGTAACTAAAGAAATGATCATGGCACAGTTAAGCAAGGTCACAAGTATTCCTTTAGATCGATTACAAAATGAACGTAGTGCCAAAATCATGGAATTGGAAAGTAATATTAAAGAGCGATTATACGGACAAGATGAAGCAGTCGATAGCGTACTTGAACGTGTGTATATCAATTTCTCGGGCATTGGCAATGAAAAGAAACCAATTGCGTCATTTTTATTCCTAGGCCCAACTGGCACGGGTAAAACAGAACTAGCACGATTACTAGCCACTAACTTGGACATGCAACTGCTCAAGTATGACATGAGTGAATATCAAGAAAAGCATACAGTGGCGTCACTAATTGGTGCGCCTCCTGGATATGTGGGCTTCGAGGACGGTAACGTCGGTGGTGGTAAACTTATTAGCGATATCTCCAAGCATCCGTTTGCTGTTGTCCTTTTCGACGAAATTGAAAAGGCACACCCAGATGTTATTAACATCATGCTACAAATGCTTGATGAAGGACGCTTGACCAGTGCTAACGGTAAAACTGTTAACCTAAAGAACACTATCATTATCATGACGTCAAACTTAGGCGCCAGAGATAATGAGAATAATGTTATTGGCTTTGGACAAACGCTAGAGCGCACTGGGTCGGAAGATCGAGCCATGAAGGAATTCTTCAAACCCGAGCTACGCAATCGTATTGATCAAGTGTGCAAGTTTAAGAAATTGGACACCCTGGCCATTAAGAAGATTGTTGTTAAATTCGTTGCTGAATTGCAGGACAGTTTATTAAACAAAAACATTAAACTTACACTAAGCGAACCTGTAATTGACTTATTGGCAGACAAGGGTTATGATAGTAAAATGGGTGCTAGACCATTAAGTAGAAAAATCGACGAATTAATTCGTGTGCCATTGAGTAAAAAGATATTATTCGAAGGATTGAGTAATTGTAGCATACAAGCCACTCTAAATGAAGACGCTGTGGAATTTAACATTTTACCCGAGGACGCTGTGCCTACAGTAAATTCAGAAGGAATCATTGTTTTTGAGCCTAAAGTTTAAGACTGTTAAATCCGACAGTTTATTCTACGATTGTTATCAATATTCTGTTAGCGTTAAGATCCAAGAAGCCTGGGTCTTTCGCTATACTAACGAGCGTGATGAAATTGACAGTCGTTTGACCCGACAACAAGAGTGGCGTGATCGCATGCGAGCCCGTTGGCCTGGCGACGGTATGAATCGTTATCATTCACCCATTACTGACACAGTACGTTTGAACTCACAATTAATGGGCGGATTTATTCGTTCAATCAGCTCGGACTATAAAATGGTCATCGAGCCTAAAACTCTACGCTTTTACACAAATGATTTAAATTTGCTATACGATATTAATCGCCTGGGTTTTGTCACTGAAAAGAAATTCAGCGAAGCAGTGATCAACCGTCCTAAAAATACCATACTGTTAAAAAACCCCCGTCACAAGTATCGCAGTTATTTTAGAGAAACAAAGATAAGCGATCATGACAAACAGGTAATTGCACAATTCCTTAAAGGGCAACCGGGTATACGTATAGGCGCAGGCCTAACTGAATGGTTAAAAGATGACTATATTAAATATTCATCACGTTATACACGTGAATATTTTTTTGTAGATCACGACTCCAATTCTTGGCTTACTATGTTTGCTTTAGTACGACCCGGATTAATTCGCAAGACCGTGGATATTATAGCTAAATAAAAGCACTATGGCAAAAATTAATTCAACTTCATTGGTTATTACCGTTAGCGAAATGGTACGTGACACAGACCCAAACCATGTGTTATTAACACCTGAAATGGTTGCCCAGTTAGAAGCTGTGGTACAGCAATTGGCCGCAGAATCCTCGGGCAACGCAGTTATTGTGGAAGTGCAACAAGCCTAATGGCCATTACTAATCTTTTTCTAGTGGATAATATTACCCACGGAGTTCCTTCGGGCAACTACGATGGGTCTAGCTTGGAATTTGACACCGACGGCGTCAAAGGTGTAGGCTATTATCCTGGACAAGGTAACTTACAAAACCTGGGTATTCGTACAACTGGGTTCAGTGGTACTGTTACTATCCAAGCCACACTAGATGACGATTGGACTGATGCTAATTGGGTCGACACCTTTGTTTACGATGCTGGTGCTATCACTCCAATTAGCGGCTATCGCCCAGAAAGTCTTGTGGGCAATTATACTTGGTTACGAGCACACATAACTGATTTTACCGCCGGAACTATTAATTTCATTCTAGTATCATACTAAATCAATGATAAAATTTACGTTAGAAACTACTAATCCTTCTGCGCCTTTGGCATTTGAAGCCTGGTTAGACGATTGTTGTGTGTATAAAAACCCGCACGTAACTCAAACAGAATCTATTAGTTTTGCCATACCCGACGATGAAGCTGAACACCAATTACGATTAATATTAAAAAATAAACAAATTGAACATACTGTGATTGACGAACATAATAACATTATTAAAGATTCTTGTTTAAAAATTAGCAATCTGTTTTTTGATGACATTGAATTAACCTACGGGTTACAGCAATTAATTTGTTATTCACACAATAACAACGGAAATGGACCCGACATTGAAGACAAATTCTATGGTGCCATGGGCTGTAATGGCACTGCAAGTTTAAAATTTTCCACCCCTATATACCTCTGGCTATTAGAGAACATGTAAAATAAATACATGATGAAAAAGATTGTCATCATGCCAGGCGGGTTTCACCCATTTCATGCCGGGCATTTAAGTTTGTACAACGCGGCCAAACAGGCATTTCCTGACGCTGAAGTATTTGTTGCCGCTACAGATGATACCAGCACACGTCCTTTTCCATTTCAAGTTAAAGAAAAATTAGCACAACTAGCCGGAGTAGATCCTGGGCATTTTGTCAAGGTTAAAAGTCCTTTTTCAGCTAAAGAAATCACCCAGCACTTTGATCCTGACACCACTGAATTAATATTTGTACGCAGTGAAAAAGATCGTAACAAACCACCACAAGCAGGTGGCATTAAAAAGTCTGGTGAGCCAGCATACTTGCAACCATTAACTCGAGACGTTCAACCCATGAGCAAGCATGCCTATATGACTTACTTGCCCACTGTGGAATTCGGCCCGGGTATTACATCAGCTACAGAAATTCGCACAGCCTGGCCAGGATTAAATGACAAAAGAAAACAAGCCATGGTCATGAGCTTGTATCCTAAAACTCAAGGTAATCCAGCATTAGTACAAAACGTCATTAAGATGTTGGACACAGCCATTGGCAATGGACCAGAACAAATAAATGAAGGCATGGGCAGTTGGTTAATCAGCAAACTGGCCAATCTAGCAGTTAAATCTGGTGCTGTAAGTCAAGAACAGTTTCAAGGTTGGCTAGCTGAAAATGTAGAAGAAGTACGCATGGAAATGATGGAGTACTTGCGTGACCATCCATATCGTTCAGTAATTGCTCCTAAGATTAACATCATGATGGATCGTTTAAAAGAAGTTGAAACTCCTGAGCAATTTAGTCAAGGTGTGCGGATTGTTTCTGAATTCTTAAATCACGCTGTACGCTTGGAAGAATCTGACCCAGACTACATTGAAGAAAAATGGAGTCAAAAGTATAAAAGATCTATTGACTGCTCACATCCTAAGGGCTTTAGCCAACGAGCCCACTGTGCTGGCCGTAAAAAAAAAGTAAATGAAAGCTCAGGCTATAGTTTGCAGGGTAGTTTTACCCCAGACTTAACTCTGAGCAAAGTTTGGCTGTTGGATGAGCTAGCCAAAATTGAGCCTACAGTAGGCACAGTTTATATTCTAGGTTCTTGGTATGGTAATCTAGCCTTGTACATGAACTTACAACCCACAGTCAAATATACCAATATTATCAATGTAGAAACGGATCAATCAATGTTAGATCAAAGTCAACGTATGCTTGATCACATTGGTGCTGACAACATTGAATACATGAATAAAGATGCTAACGATCTAGATTATCGCCAATTGGGTAATGCCGGAGTAGTAATCAATTGTAGTCTAACTGACATGGATGGTACTGATTGGTTCCGCCATATTCCAGACGGCACACTGGTTGTAATGCAAGCACGTGATCACGACCCTGGATACCAGTTTAATTCGCCTGAAGATATTGTTAAAAAATTCCCGTTATCACAAGTGCTATATTCTGGCACCAAGCATTTACAAGATCCCGAAACACACTACAATCGTTTTATGGTCATAGGTAGAAAATAACACCTCCACTTAAACAGCCATTAAATATTCCTACATTATCTACAATGAGGACAAAATGGCAGATCAAGAACAACAAACATCAGTAACAACACAAAATCCAGCACAGCCTGGTGGACAGCAAATTCAAGTTAATATTGATTATTTAAAAACTACCAAGGTTCATATTTGTATGCCTTGTTATGGTGGTATGCTTGCCGAGCAAACGTTTATGAGTTTTGTTAAATGGGGTAATACAGCACGTCAACTGGGCATTGACTGGACCATTGAAACCATGACCAATGAAAGTCTAATCACACGTGGTCGTAATACGCTGACTGCTAAGTTCTTGCTTAATAAAGATTCAACTCACTTGATGTTTATTGACAGCGACATTGGTTGGGAACCATGGCACTTGTTGGTGTTGCTAAATGCTGATAAAGATGTTATTGGTGGTTTATACCCAATGAAATCTTTACCAATTAAATGGTGCGTAAATGGATTCGAAGGTGCTAAAGTTGAAGGTGATTTGCAAGAAGTCTCAAAAACTGGCACAGGATTTTTGTTGATCAAACGTCATGTGTTTGAAAAAATGAACAGTCATCCAGCTGTTAAACCATTTAAAAATGACATTGGTTTGCCTGCAGAATTAGATCCATATATGAAAACCTATTTTGACACAGCGGTACGTGAAAATAGATATTATTCCGAAGACTGGATGTTCTGTGAAAACTGGCGAGATCTGGGTGGCGAAGTTTGGGTAGACAAGCGTGTGTTATTGCGTCATATGGGTTCATACATATTTGATAGTGCCGCACAGGATCGCTTGTACAATGAATTCCTGGCCTTGGCACAACAAAATGGACATATTATTGCTCCACATTTACAACAGCCAAATCCTCCAACAGATGTTAATGCTGTGGCAGAGCCTCCGGCGCCGGTTACTAGTAAAAAATCTACAAGTAAACGCCGAGCCAATGCCAAATAAAACCAAACCCGCTGAGGCGGGTTTTTTAATGAATAAAAAATAAAAATAAATATAAGATATGAATATACTCGAGCTTGATTCCTACGACCTTACCGATGCTGTTAAATTTAATGATCAATTAAATCCTGCTATTTGGTCCGGTGAACGTATGCGCCCAGAAGTACGTGAACGTTTATTGGCCATTGCCGATGATTTCCGTGAGTTTTTAGGCTTGAGTAATATCAATGTAAAAGACATTACAGTGTCAGGTTCAAATGCGGGTTATACATACACTCCACATTCGGACATTGACTTGCACCTAGTAGTGGACATTCCACAGGCAGACAGCGATGAAGTTTATCGCGAATTATTTGACGCTAAAAAATATCAATACAACGACCTACACGATTATAAGATAAAAAACTACGATGTAGAGCTTTATGTAGAAAACGCAAACAAGCCGCCTAAGTCGGCTGGCATATATTCAATTAAAAATGATGACTGGGTACACATTCCACGTCGATTAAAAGCCGATGTAAATGACGCCGCAGTGAAAAGTAAATTTGAAGATATTGGGTATCGTATTGAATCAGCAGTTAAAAGCAACGACTATGAAAAGATCGATCAACTGGCCAAGAAAGTTAAGAACTTTCGCCAAGCAGGATTAGATGCTCATGGTGAACTAGGCCCAGAAAATTTAGCATATAAAATATTACGCACACAAGGTTTAATTAAAAAATTATACGATGCCCGCAACTTAGCACTAGATAAAAAGTTAAGTTTAAAAGAAAAAGTTTGCCAGCCATTTAAGTATGGATTTAAAACTGAAGATTTGGACACAGATGGCATAATGATGACACGTCCAACTAACTGTTCAAGCGAAGCCGCAGTACCAGATGCCAAACCCAGCGACGAAGATATTCTTAAAGATTTTATTAAGTTCTGTGTAGCTGAATTAAAAATTGAGCACATGCCCCGAGTTAAACTGCGTAAAGATCCGCAGTGGAGCAAGGTACATAAAACATTTGGTCGCTACAATGACGATATCAAAACATTAGAAGTAGCATGGGGCCAGCGTCACATCATGGACGTGTTGCGTACTGTAGCTCATGAGTTAACACACAAACATCAACACGAGCGTGATGGTGAACGCATGGGTCCAGATGCAGGTGAAACTGGTAGCCCTTGGGAAAACGAAGCCAATGCACGTGCTGGCGTACTCATGCGTGATTATGGTCGTTTGCACCCGGAATATTTTGAAGCAGGCCAAGCCGAACACTTACATGGTGACGAAGTAAAAGAATCAGCGAGTGGTTATATCCCCACTAAAAAGCAAGCCAAGGATCCAAGATTCAGCATGGCACTTACCAAGGATATCAAACCCGGTCAAGTGGGCAAGGAAGCCAACAAACTAGCATTAGACACAGACAGTCAAGGCCATCCACACTTGTTAATGACAGGTTTGCGTAACGCTCTTAAAGAGTTTAAAGAAACTGGTAAGTTAGCCAAGCCCAAAACAAAACTTGGTTATAATACACAGCCGTTAACACAAGAGCCCGGTGGCATTGAAGATCCACTGGGAAATCAAGAAGCCACTGGTCCAGAGTTTCCACCAGAGTTTCCTCAAGGTACAACTAAGATTGATGTTAGTGATACAACTGATTGGTACCGTTTGGGCATGGATATTTCAGACATGGATGATGCTGAGCCAGATGATTACAATCAAGGTCCACCACAAACTATTGTAGTCTATCCAAGCAAGGATGCCGAAGATTACTATAATAAACAATTTAAACGTCTAGGTTTAAAAACTGGCAAATCCGCGGGTAGCACTAAACTAGACGAAGATGAGCAGTTGGATGAAGTTAAAATGTCACCTGGTGCTCTTAAAAAGTTTGCCGCAAGTCCAGAAGCCAAAGGTATCATGGCTGGCTTTGAAGCAGAATTAATCTTCCGTGACACACAAGGTGATGATGACAGTGACGATTATGAAGCAGACTACGATGCTGATGAGCGTTGCTACAATATTGACCAAGTTGTTGAATTCTTTGAAAATGATGACTATGGTTA